TATCGGAATTTTATTATTATCAGGTGGTTTTTTATATTTCATAAATCGTTGGACTGACGTGGACTAAAAATAATTAATCATGCAAGTTAAAATGACCGAACCAAAAAATCCGCTATTTGTTAAAGATTCCATTAGGACATCTACTGGTAGATATGTGGATTTTAGTAACTTATCACCTCATGTAATTGATATTGAGGATATTGCACACTCTCTGAGTATGCAATGTAGATTTGGTGGACACTTACCTAAATTCTATAGTGTTGCGCAGCACAGTGTAGAATGTTCTTGGAGGGTATCGGATGAGAATGCTTTAGAAGCGTTGTTACATGACGCTTCAGAGGCGTATATGTTAGACATGCCAAAGCCATTGAAGAATTTACTTCCTGATTATGAGAAGATAGAAGATGAACTAATGAGTATCATAGCAGCGAAATATAAATTTAATCATCCATTAGTAAAAGAAATTAAGACGGTGGATGCGGAGATGTTACAGCTAGAATTTGACAGTATAATGCTTGGAGGGGATAAATTTGCTTGCTGGGGACAAGCATTAGCTAAGAAAACGTTCTTGGATAGATATAACGAAATAATTAGCTAATAAAGATTAATAGGTTATGCTTATATATTTATATATAACATGCTCAAAAAGTTTAAAAGTAGGAGAGGAAAATTGGAGTTAGGTCTTAAGGGTGAGTTACCCATTGAGTACCCAAACATAGAAAATATATTGTCATTGGTGGATAGTTATGAAAAAGATAACTTGGATACCATTGACAAATTAAAAAGAGATAAGAGTCTGGAACTAAAGAGGATAAATGGAGCGCTTAAACAAACAATAGATGCCCACGGTCCTATTACAAAAGTTCTTATTGGTAGTAGTTCTAAGCGCATATATGGAGCATTATTAGCATCGCAACCCAAACCTTCAAATAATATGCCCAAATATTCGATAAAATCAATATTACTGGGGTTTACGTTGGCCTCGGCTTTATTCCTCAGTATTTGTCTTTTTTTATAAATCTATTATAATAACTGCATAATGGTTGGAGATTCGTATGATGATTTAATCGGATTATATCTTCCTCATTCAGTGCTGAACTGCTAGGTACAATATGGTCAATATCCCATGTCTTATTAGGTTCTATGATACCGTCTTTTGGATTACCGTAATTATCCCAATTCATCCAATCCTCCCATTGCGATTCAATATGTAATTTGAATTCATCAAACGAACACCCAAGTATGTCTTGCGTTTTAGACTTCTTACCATATTGTCTAAAGGTTTGTTTAACCAACGTTCTTACATTATGTCCTAATTTATATAGTGGGTCGGTCTTCGTTTTTTCCTTATGAAGTAGATTTCGCCTATCCTTATATGACTCTCTATACTTTTGTATTTTTTCTCTATTCTCAACATAATACTTACGGTGCCTATTTCGTTCTTTTTCTATATTGTTTTTTCGATACCCTGAACCATACTCCCTAATCTTATCCTGATTTTTTTTTCGATACTCCGAACCATATACCTCCATATACACTGTCTGTCGTTCCTTATTTTTCGGGTTATCTCTATATCGTTTATCAGATGCTATTTTACCACCTTTGAACCTCCTACCAGACTCCCCCATTTCAACTCCATGTTTTTTAAGAAGTCGATTTATTACCCCTTTACTGACGTTGAATTGTTCACCTATCGCAGGGGTACCTAACATATCTACCTCATATAAATGGATAATAGTTCCTATTTCTGCACTACTAAATGTGTATTTACTCATAGTTTGTTTATTATAAATATTTATAATAAACCATAAAATCGTTTATTTGCTGAAAATATTTGTTTTATTGATAAATAATGTGTATCTTTGTATAAGTTAAAGGGATGAAAAGATTAGTAATAGTGATGATGATTACCCTAGGATTGGGCATAACATCTTGTAATGAGATTGGTACTCTAACCAATTGTGCCGAAGGAACTGGTTTAGCCCCAAGTATTCATTAGCCAATTGGCAGATTGTTGTGAACGATGGTGAACACTTCTTATTTGTTGATACTTGTTCGTTTGGATTTTAAGTCTCAGTTAGTTCAGCATCAAAACGAATCTATGGTTCGTTAATGACTGTTGGGGGAGTACCAGAGAAACCAAAAGTTATAATTCGCTATATTTTTATGGCGACTATACTTGGTTTCTTGATTGGATTATTGTTTTAGAAGTAACCATTTACTTCGTCATATATAGTGTATATTTTATTAATCGTTTCAATTACAAAAAATTAGTTAACTGCATGAAGAACAAACCTTTTAAAATCGCCAGTGGTCGTATCACTGACAGAAATACCCAGTCATTAACGAAGTATCTAAATGAATTATCCGCAATTGACCCATTCACCCCTGAAGAGGAATATGAATGTGGAGTTAAAGCGGCTGCTGGTGACCAAATAGCTAGAAATGAATTGGTTACGAGAAACCTGCGATTTGTGGTTAGTGTAGCTAAAAGTTACGTTAGAGAGGGGTCACCATTGGGAGACCTTATCAATGAGGGGAATGAGGGTATGACAATTGCAGCAAACAGATATGACCCAACAACGGGCTATAAATTCATTTCTTACGCTATTTTTTGGATTCGTAGAAACATCATGAACTACTTAGGTGATAACGGACAAATCATCCGTATTCCTAACAACCGTAGAGACGGCATTTCAAAACTTAAAAGAGAGTTGAGTGATATAGAACAAGTGTTAGGGCGTACTGCAACCTACATGGATTTGATTGATGATAATACCTCTAATGAGCGCATCCAAGAGTTGGAGTTGTTGACACAAATGGCAGGTCTTAACGTATCCTCAATGGACAAACCATTGGACGTAGAAGGTGCAACAGGTTCTATGTACGAACTTATTGCCGATGGAACCTTTGGTGATACTGACAAGTTGGTAATTGATAACAGCATGAGTAGAATATTAGAATCAGTACTTAGCCTATTATTACCGATTGAAAGAGCAGTTATTGAGGCGCGATATGGCCTTAATGGTGGAGCACGACAAACTCTAAAGGAATGTAGTGAGTCTCCTAAAATAAAATCAGATGGTAAAAACATATCCAGAGAACGGGTTAGACAAATCGAAGCTAAAGCTTTGACAATTCTAAAGGGTCTTATAACTGAACGTGCAATTGAATTAGTATAGAATGGCAGAAAAAATTAATATACCCGTAAGATTTCCTAACGAATCGTATGCGATAAACGTTCCAATAGATTTGGACGAATTCAAATCTAAAGTGACTTTTGATGATGTTACCTTCGGATGGTGGGGCGACATCTATGTAAACATAGAAAATAAATACCTACCTGATAGTAAACTCGTAAAAGAATCGTGATTTTGTCATGTTGTTCGATATTTATATTAAACGATAACTGATGAGTAAAGATTATATACGACAAGTACTTAGAGAGGGCTTAGTGGGAACTATGGGATTAGGTGAGGCTGGAGGTTCCCAAGCACCAGCAGGTCAACATAGAGACCATCATGAAGACAAAGCTACCGAAGGGGACTATGAGCGTCTTAGGGGTATCTTAAACAATCCTATTATCAACCATGCAGGGGTTATCGAACAGTTGTGGGGTACAAAGGATGCCACCAAACGAAGTCTATTCCGTAAGAAATTAGGTAAAGAAACTAATGATGAAGGTGGAGTATATGAATTTGATAAAGAAGAAATGGCTAAATTATTCTCAATTTTAGATAACTTGAAGAATGCCATGTCATCTTCATTAGATAGAGGACAACGTTAAAAACTTAAAGTTTTATTTGCATATATCAAAAATAATCCGTATATTTGTACTATGGATTTAAGATTTAACAACCAATCACTTAAACATGGCATCGATGAACTCGTTGCCAACGAACCAAAAATCGTACCTGAGAAGGGCGTTCTTGGTGGCTTTTCAATTGATTTCGTCTCTAATCCAGAGGCAAATACAACTGAGAACATCTTATATAAGGATGCTGAGGCCAGAGACCAAGATTTTGAGTTATTAATCGAACACTTAACCAAAGCTTAATGTTTTTTACTTATTTATTTTATACCACCATATCAATTGGTGTAATATTTGGAGTATATAAATTATTCTTGTTATTGAAAACTTTATATGAAAAGAAAACCATATTCATATATAATATAACCGACAATAGTGTTCGTAAATGTGTAAAATGTGATAATAAGCAACGCAAGTTCGAAGGTTATAAAGGTGTCGAATGGAATACCTTTAAGAAGAATCCAAACTGTGCTTGTCGAAAATATGTAGTATGAGAGTAGTACAGACCAACGTTAATCAACACATTATGGTTAAGCTAACTCCTAAAGGGATTGAGCATTGGATGGAGGATGTAAACTCGAATCTACCAACACACCTCAAACTTACACCAGATATCGTTAAAAATAAAATGGACGACAAAGGGTTCCACACTTTCCAGATTTGGGAGTTTATGGAGATATTCGGAGCAAAAAGTGGTATGGGAATGCCGACACTATTTGAAACCGAGGTCTTGATAGAAACATCAGTACAATGAAAGAGATTAAAGAAACATGTTATAAGGGTACTAGGATTCTAATCGGAAACGAGAAGAGAGTAATAACTAATAAGCTAATTGTCAGTATGTTGGCTGCTGGTTTTACCGAGATTTCTATGCCTGTTATCCAACTATCTGATACTTTTGATGGTAAGGTGGGCACTGAGAATAACAACCTTATGTATAAGTTTACAGATAGAGGTAATAGAGACCTGTGTTTGGCTCCAGAATATACGGCTGTTATACAAGAGTTGGCTAAGACTAAATTGAAGTTTAATAACAATGAAAGGTTATTCTACGTCCAAGAGTGTTTCAGAGGTGAGAAGCCACAAGCTGGTAGATACAGACAATTCACTCAAGTAGGAGTAGAGGTATTGAATCCTACTGACGACCCTTTAAATGATTTGACTTGGTTAGAGAAATTGGCTAATTTAGCTGAAGGCATGGTATGGACTTGTCTTCCAGAAGATATAGATTTCACGGTGAACGTGAACATGAATGTGACAAGAGGTTTGGATTATTATAAAGACGGTAAGGGATTCGAAATTACCATTGATGAGCTTGGCAGTTCCAAGCAAGTAGTTGGAGGAGGAGAGTATGACGGTGGTGTCGGTTTCGCATTGGGACTGGATAGAATTTTATCGTTACGCAGAATGTAGACGATTAAAAACGACTTCTTTCTGTTAGTTGCTATTTATATATAAATAGCAACCATGAAACGAGATTTAACAAATGTAAAGGGATATATCTATAAGCTTACCAGCCCTAATGGTAAGACATACATAGGACAAACAGTTAATAAGAAACAGCGTAAGTATCACTATAATTCGGGAGACTTTAAACAACAGACAAAGTTATGGAATAGTGTTAGTAAGTATAATTGGAATCCAGCCGAAACTTATGAAATAATTGAAGAATGTTTATGTGGAGTAGATAAAGAGATATTAAATAAACGTGAAACGTATTGGATTGACCATTATAATAGTTTTAAATCTGGGTTAAATTGTAATGTTGGGGGTGATGGGAATTTAGGTAACCAGCATAGTGCCGAATCTAAACGTAAAATGAGTGAGGCTAAAATTGGGGTTAAACACCCAGATTGGCGTAACGAGCAAAAAAGAGAATACACTAAAGGGCGTAAGCATACAGATGAGGCAAAACTTAGAATGAGTGAAGCTAAGATAGCTAACATGACAGATGATGTTAAATCTAAGATTAGTGAAGGGTTGATGGGTAACCAAAATGGTATAGGTAATTCTGGTAGCCCTAAAAAGGTAGTATGCTTAACCAACAATAAAATATATAATAGTATTAAGGAAGCGGCAAACGAATTGGGATTACACTCGTCTAATATTATTGCAACTTGTAAAGGTAAACAAAAATATACTGGTGGATATAAATTTAAGTATAATGAAGGATAAGAAGAAAATAGTCGTATTCAGTGGGGCTGGATTGGATAGAGAGTCAGGCGTGAAGACATTTAGAGATAACGAAGATTCTCTGTGGGAGAATTATAATATAGACGATGTGTGTACTCCTAACGGATGGAGAAAAGACCCACAATTAGTAACAGACTTCTATAATGAGCGTAGAATGGAATTGGCTAATGTCGAACCTAACGATGCTCATATCGCATTAGCCAACTTAGAACGTATTGCCGATGTAGTACATATTACACAAAATGTGACCGATTTATTAGAACGAGGTGGGTCTACATTTGTTCATCACTTACATGGTGAATTAGGTAAGGTACGAAGCGTAGCTGACGCTAACGAGATATATGATTACGGCACCAAACCTGTTCATTTAGAGGAGGATAGGGCTAAACATAACGCTAGGCTAAGGCCACACATTGTTTGGTTTGGAGAAATGCCAGACGTAAAGTCGGTTAAGAAAGCATATAAAGTTATATATGAATGCGATGTATTATTGATTGTAGGTACAAGCCTACAAATTAGTTACACGTTAGATATGTTGATGCAAGCATCGTTAACATGTGAAGTCTATTTCATTGACCCTAACCCAGTTAAATACCTCGATAGATATACGGATTTAGGTATGATGCCTAATATTACATACATTAAAAAGAATGCTACTGATGGTGTTACAGAAATTGTTAACCGCTTATTAGAACAAGATGAGTCAGAAGAAGGCAATTAAGTACGAGGTATTAGAAGATGCCAAATACGATGAGTTGGGTAAGATTACTGACGTTAGGTATACCGTTAGGTATCAATATAGAAATTGGATAGGTATACTAACTTGGAGCTATGTAAAACATAGGGAATCTAGTTATGGTGGGTCATACATGAGAAGAACTACGTTTAAAACAATCAAAGAGGCGAATAACTTCGTTGAGGAGGTATTGGTTAAAGGAACCCCAGTAAATACATGGTCAGAGAAAACAATCATAAGATATGATTTAGAACATGAAGACTAAGGATAAGTCCAAAATTAGATTTAATCTTAGTAGAGGTGACCACTATATGAAGTGGCAGATACGAGACCCACATGGTAATGTTGAATACTACGAACCTTCTGAAGTCACTTTAGTGATGGAGGAGTGTGTCTTACGCAACAATAAACGAGGAGCTAAAGAAATATTCAGTGGTGGTGACAAGACTGTTGTCGCTTGGGTAGAATGTGCGAAAGTAGAGGTATTTAGACGTGTTGCCATCAAGAGTATGAAGGATACTAAGGTTGAATACAATCCTAAAAAACAACCATATTGGTATATCAATGGAGAGGACTCTGATAAAGTAGAGTTGTCCATGATTCATTCAGTAGGGAGGGAGCTATTCACATCAAATTAAATCAAATTTATTTTTATTTATAGTTGTTTTTCTCGAATATTATTCGTATATTTGTAGTACCAAAACATTAAGATAGAACATGAAAATTAAACAGATTCTGGACGAGATAGCCAATGAGCCGTCAACTAATAACAAAATGACAATCCTCAGAAAGTATGAGGAAAATAACACACTTAAGAGAGTCCTGTACATGGCCAAATCAAAGAGGCTAAAGTACTATATCAAACAAATACCAGAATATATTATACCAGCACTATATCCAAAGATGACACTGGAAGAAGCACTGGAAGAATTAACTCCATTATTAGAACGTACTGTTACTGGACATGAGGCCATTAAGCATTTAGCAACCATTTTAGGAAGTCTTGAGTCTGATGATGCATACGTTATTGAACGTATCATTGATAGGAGCCTTAAAATTGACATGGGCACCTCCAACATCAACAAAGTATTTCCAGCACTAATCGAGAAGACCCCATATATGGGAGCTAAGTCTTTTGATGAGAAACTTGTGCGTAAATTATTTGACGGAGTTCAAGTTGACCCTAAGTTAGCTGGTAAGCGTGTATATAGTCAAATCAAAGAAGATGGACGTTATGCAAATGCTATCATTCGTGATGGTGAAGCCGAATTTGAATCTCGTTCTGGTGAGACAACTCATGTTGGTGATGCACTGGTACTGAAAGAGTTAGCCCAATTTGGAGATTGCGTACTTAACGGAGAACTTACCATTAAAGGACTTGACCGATATACTGCAAATGGTATCATCGCATCAATCGTTGATATTGAAGGTAAGCGTGAGTCTCGTACCGAAACGGAAACATCTAAAAAGCTTACTAAATTTGAAGGAAAGCATGGTAATTACCCTGAGATGTTAAATAGAATTGAGTATGTTATCTGGGATTGGATTCCAGTAAGTGCATATTTTGACCAGAAATGTAACATTCCATATAGAGTTAGGTTAGATTGTGTGTTAGAGTTAAAAACTCTTTATAAAATAACTTTAGTTAGAGTGGTAGAGACGATACAAGTGGACACTTATGCTGAGGCAATGGAGCACTTTGTAAATGCTTTAGATAGAGGATTGGAAGGTACTATCGTTAAAGCTAGTGATAGTACATGGAAACACGGTAAACCAAACTGGCAGGTGAAAATGAAACTTGAGTTGACTCTTGACTTCAGAATCATTGGGTTCAACTATGGAAATAAAGGTACTAAAAATGAGAACGTTATTTCAACATTACAAGTGGAATCTGAGTGTGGGTTATTGAAGACCAATCCGTCTGGAATGGACGATGAGATGATGCAATTCGTCACCGATAACCAAGATACTCTTATGGGTACGGTTGTGGAAATGAGATGCTGTGGGCTATCCCAAGATAGTAAGGGTAATTGGTCAACGATGCACCCATCAGTAGTGAAGCTACGTGACGATAAAGATGTTTGTGATACTCTGGAGACGGCAAAGCAGGTTGAAGAGATGGCCAAGTCGTTAGAAACAGAAGTATAATAAATAAACAAGAAATGGGTGAAAGTGAATACTACTTAAAGGCTAAGGAACTTGGGTTGACTGAAATAGATAGATGGGAACAAGGTATTGAACACCACCTAATGTCCGAGAAGCTTATGTTGTTTCTATGTGACCATGATTTACTTGATTACGATGATTATTTCGGTTGGAAGCAAGGTGGAGACGGAGATAATGGAGAAACGTTAATGTTCCAGATGGACGCATTCTTCGAGCTATTAGATAATGAATATGACACATAATGAATAAAAGAGACACACATAAAGTTATCACTAGAGGAGCTAAGGTCAGTACAAGAGCAAATGGACAATCATTTTACACTCCATTTGCTCTAATACGAGAACCTATATTCTGGGGATTAATTAATTTTACGTTCAAATACGTGATAATCGATTGGACTAAACTTGGACATCCAAGCTTGGTTTGGTATCAAAGATTGGGTACCATGTTTGAGGCTGAAAACTACGGTTCTGCGCACGATGCTTTCATGGCTCTAGACAAATGTATTGATGCCCATTTTAATAGTATGGAGTACGAGGAACAGATTAAGGTAGTAGAAGAATATAATATAACAATGTAAACAAATAACAACAATGGACAACAAATTATTTATTCCAAAAAAGATAAATGTAGGTTACAACAACAGAAGTGATACCTACACAGGAAAATTAGCATACATCATTTATTGGGATGCTAAGAACAAATTAAGGAAAGAGACATCATGGAATAGCTGGCGTAACCAGAAGATTCCTAACACAGAAATTGAGAACGTACCGACTGAAGGTTTCGTACTTAATAAAGGTGTTGGTGGACAACGACAAAGTTATGGGTAGTTTGCCCTTAAATAAATGAACTAATGAATAAATTACAGAAGGAACAACATAAAGAGATTAAACGCCAAATTACAGAAGGCAAATTACCTATAGATAGTGTTATAGGCTGTGCTTCTTTAGGCGTTTTTGATTTAAACAATAATGAAATAAACGAAGGTTACGTCATAAAACATAATGACAACTTATTTCTTATACGCTTTTCCAGAAATCAAAAACAATGGGTAGCAAGAGCAAGCGAAGGAATGAATTGGCGTGATTTTGATTGGATTTTAAATGTAAGTAAATACTGTGAAATAGTTGCAAATATACACTTTGATAAGTGGGTGTGGGAGCGTTGGCAGCATTGCCTATAACGGATTGTATAAGATTAGTAGCGGAGAATTAACAAATAAAACTTAATTGAAATGAATCAAATATTAATATGTTTCTTATTGCAGTTTGTCTTGTTTATTCCATTCTATTTGATTTGGAAAAATGACTGTAAAAATATAGGTAAAGATAACTTGGCAGTGAGCCTGCAAGAAAGATTTATGTATTGGCTAATTCTTTGCCCTATTTGGTTGATAGGATTGATTACGTAGCATTACACCCAACGTTTAGTATAAAATTTCGTTTTAATGAATTTTATACCGTGTTATGTTTTAGCACGGTGTAGCAAATATAAAAATATGATAAAAGTAAGTTTTGATTTTGATTCTACATTAAGTAGAAATGATGTGGAGAAATACGCAAAAGAATTGATTGATAGAAATATTGAAGTTTGGATTTGTACGAGTAGATACTCTCCCGAAAATGCCCCTAACAAAGAGTGGAATGATGATTTGTTTTTGGTTGCTGATAGAGTAGGGATAAAAAGAGAAAATATAATATTTACAAACTTTGCTAATAAAAGCGAATACTTAAACAACAAAGGTTTTAAATGGCATATTGATGATGATAATATTGAGTTATCATTTATAAAAACAGATACAGATTTAACTCCAATATTTTTATTTGGTAATAAGAATTGGAAGAATGATTGTGAAAATGCACTAAAGTAGTGTTAAACATAACGGTACTTGTGTATGGGTAGGTTTTTGACTTTGAATAATGAACTAAATTAATAGATATGGTACAAGAAATAGAAATGACAAAAGAAGAGCAAATGACAATGTATATGAAATGCTCTAAAAAAGAACTATGTGAAATGCTGATTGAAGCAAATAAGCACTTAAAAAACTTACCTATACACGTTGTTACCCAACGTAGTGAACTGGTTTGTGATTGTTTGCCAATGAGTACGCAAGTAAGCACTATAAATGGTAGATACATTTGCTGTACTTGTAATAAACCGCTCTTATCACAAACTTGTGGGTAACGTTTAGTATAAGATTAGTGCGCTAAACGATAAACTTTGAATTAAGCACTAACATAGCCAAGCGCATTAATTTTATACATTGTTATATGTAGTGCGTGTAAATAAAAAACAGAAAATGACACATACAAAAGGGAATGTAATAGTAGAAGAAATAAAGGTTGGTGACATTCATTATGAATACGACCTTGGACTTGGAATTAAAACTGAAGTGTTAACCAAACCAACGCTAAATGAAGATGGTAATTGGACTTGGAAAAGCAAGAATGTAAATAGTAATAAAAAAATTGATTATTTGGTTGACCCTAAATACCCACATTATTCTGCCAACCTTTATGACTATGAGGCTTACAATGTGAAGCATTACATATAACGTTCTTTGTGTATGAAAAGTAGCCCATGCACAAGGTTTCGGATTAGTAAAAAGTTAGTAGGCTATTTTTGATAAACATTGTTGTGTAGTAGTACGGATTATTAACCTATAAACTTTATAAAATGGACACAAAACAAAAATACGTTAGACTGAAAGAGTATGATGAGATAATAATATTTCCTCAAATAATACAACACTCTGAATTTTCAAACATGAACCCCGTATCTGCTGGATTTTGCCATGTGCATAAAGACAAAGTGGTGTGCTTTGGTGAAAGCATAAGTTTAGGATTGAAAAGCAAGGAAGATGATACGCTGATGGCAACTAAACAGATATACGGCTGGGACGCTTTGAAAGCGATAATGTAGTATTACACACAACGGTCTAGTATAAACGCAGTGCGGATAAATAAAACAAAAATTATGATACATACAATACACACAGTAAAAGAAATGTATGCTAAGGAACTTGGTTATGAAAACTGGGAAACTTGCATAAATGACCAACCTAATTATAAAGTAGAAGAATTAATGGATGAAGTAGCATTGCGTTTATGCATTGTTGTGAAATCGTTGCCTAGCGAAATTGAAATAGGTAAGGCAATGAGTGATTTAAGCGATATAGCCAATAAGGAAGCGGAAAGATAATAGGCTATGTTTTACAACTACCAGATAAACCACACCACACCTAACCAATTGAAAATCAATTACTATGACAACAATAATTACAAAGCAATCCGAACTCTTTGTGAGTGGTTTAAGTGTAAAAAACTATTCCAAATCCACTATTGACCAATACAACTCTATTCTTAAAAAGTTTTTAAGGTTCTTTCGTAAGTCCCCTAATAGAATATCATCTGATGAAATAGTCTTGTGGTTATCAAAATTAAAATCATCATCCGCAAAAAGGCAAGCGGTTGGGGCTATTCGCAATTATTATACTCACGTAGTTGGTCAACCGAATAAATTCAAGAGAGTACCTTATCCAAAGAAGGAACGAATCCTACCTCAAATATTTTCTCAACAAGTAGTAATTAAAAGGATTGGTAGGGTTAAAAATTTTAAGCACAAGATGATTATTTCGGTTCTATATGGTTCGGGAATAAGGCTTTCGGAGTTACTTGATTTAAAATTAAGTGATATTGACGGGGTTAGGAATACTTTATTCATCAGACATGGAAAGGGAAGAAAGGACCGCATAGTTCCCGTGTCAGTGAAATTAATTTCAGACCTTAGAAGGTACTTCAAAGAGTATCGACCTAAAGGTTATTTATTTGAAGGGCAAACTGGTGGTAGATATTCAGGGACTTCAGTTCAGAAAATTTGTAAGAAACACATGAAGTGCAATCCACATTTATTACGACACCAAAATTTGACACACTTAATAGAATCGGGAGTTCATTTATCTGAAGTAAGTCGTAGGGCTGGTCACTCGAAAATTTCGACTACACATGATGTTTACAGCCATATAATCACAACATTCAACCCTATAACACTATTATAATATATTTGGTTTTGTCAAAATAATTTTGTATCTTTGTATTACGGAATTGAAGGTCTTCAAAAGAAATGAGAAAATGGAACTAGCGATAGTTAAGTACATAAAAGAACATGGTTTAGCGAAAGCTATTAAAGATTTTAGTCTTAAGTCTAGAATTTACCAAGATAAAATTTTACTAAAATATGACCAGCTTAACTCACCATTCGGTAATAGAGAAGTTGAAGAATGTAGAGGTCTCATTTTAGAACGAGATACTTGGAGAGTTATGTCTCTTGGTCTAACCAAGTTCTATAATTCTGCTGAGGGTCACGCTGCTAAAATTGGTTGGGATACTGCTAGAGTCTTGAAGAAAGAAGATGGTTGTTGTCATAGAGACACTATCCTTAAGACTGAGGATGGTGATATGACCATTAAAGAAATCTGTGATACTGAATATGCTGGTAAGGTTCTATCTTACGATATTGAATCTGGGGAAACCGTATATGACGAGATAGTAGCTCATTCGACTAAAAATAATATCGATAATTGGTATGAAATTGAGTTAGAAGATGGTACTACCATTAAATTAACTGCTAACCATAAAGTATGGTTACCGAATCTTAATTGTTACAGGGCAGTAGAAAACCTTACTGAGGACGATGAATTCTTAGTGTTAAACATTAGTGATATGGAATATATAAAATGTGTCGATAAGTTCGGTAACGAAGTAAAGGATGGTGATTTAGTGGACATACAAAAAGCTGGTGCTTATAAGGTTTATAAAAAGAATAGCCAGCTTTACTTTAAACCTTATGGTGAAGAAGAAAGGGTGTCTGCTTATTTTAGTAATGACATGGTAAAGTGTGATGAAGATGGATGTTGGTTAGATGTGACCTAATCGCATATAGATAGAATTTCACCAAGCACGTTAGAATATTTAGTTTTAAAATAAGAGGACGATTATCTAACTTTTCCAGTACTTGAGACTATTTATGGTTAAAGGTATTAGATTATGGAAAAGATGATATGTGAAAAGTGTGGTGGTGAGTTTAGTAACAAGATGTTTAAGTTGCACGTTAAGAATTCACATTCAGATGAATTTGACTCAAACGAAGATTTAGATAGATTTGTTCTTAAATATCGATTTAACTTAACTGATGAATTTCTATCCGAACTCATCTCTGAATACAAAGAGGTGGGTTTGGTTGACCGATTAGTTAAGAAATATAACATACCACATAAAAGTATGTCAGAAATACTTTCACTAAATGGCGTTACTTTAAATACCTTTAAGGAAGCTTGCTCACTACCACATAAACATCAAGCTTATGTGGACACATGTAAAGATAGATACGGTGTGGAGAATGTATCCCAGTTAGAATCAATTCAGAAGAAAAAAGAGGATACATTCCTTAAAAATTATGGTGTAACTAACATCTTCAAAGACCCTGAAGCGCAAAAGATGTTCGGTGAGGTAATAGAAGAAAGATATGGTAGTAAAAGATTAAGTGGTTGGCACAAATTAGGTGCTGGTGGTAAGATAGAGTGGCTTAAGCGATTAAATTCCAGTAGGGGTAAGCAATCGAAGCTAGAACTAAGGGTGGGGAATATCTTAACGGATTTAAGTGTTAATTGGGAACCACAATATGAGATTAAAGGTAAATACTACGACTTCAGAATAAAGGGGTTAAAGTTGCTTATAGAGGTGAATGGAGATTTTTGGCATGCAAATCCTGAGAAATATAGGGCTAACGATATACTACCGTTCCCGACTAAGAATGGTGTAAAAAGTGAGATTACTGCCAAATCATTGTGGAAGAAAGATGAAAAAAAATTAAAGATTGCTAGGAATTGTGGTTTTTTTTGTGTATCTTTGTGGGAGAATGATATGAAATGTATGTCTGACGAAGAGTTAGGTATTAAATTATTAGACATAATAAACAACATTATCTAATTTAATAAGATGGAAGAAAGGTTAAACAGATTAACAGAGCAACGGGGTTCAATGAACAAACAAACAACAACCATAGAGATATTAGACTATATAGAAAATCTGTTAGAGATAGAGAAGGAAGATTTTAGACGAAAACAATTAAAAGCTGTGTCTGATGGAAATCAAGATTATCATGGTGCGATAACATGTGCAACAGCAAGGTCTGTTACTATGGGAATACTAAGTACAATAATGACTGACACTATTGATTGTAGGTAATAACGCAATTATGAAAATAATTAAAATTAAAAGAATTAGTAAGTTGGCGTCAGACTCTAAGAGGTATGATATCGAGACAAAGAATACTCATAATTTCTTTGCTGATGGTATTCTAGTGCATAACTCTTGCATCAACCTATACTACGACTGGATTAAGGAAGAGTGGTTCGCTGCTACTACTGGTATGGCAGAGGGTGAGGGTGAAATCAATAACCGTGAGAATACCTCATTCAACGACTTGTTCTGGGAAACCGTTAGGAACAAGTATGATGAGGATAAGTTCAAGGATAACTTGGAGATTGGTTTCACTTACGTTTTTGAATTGACCACTCCGTATAATATAGTTGTTGCACCTCATACCGAATCTAGGGTAACCTTATTAACCATCAGGAGTCTGCGTAACTTAAAAGAGTTAGCCTCATCAATATGTTTTGCGGAAGCCTATGGTCTAGGGGTACCAATTGTCGAGGAATATGACCTTAATAGCGGTAATGTTGAATTTCTTTTAAGGACATTCGAGAATATGGACGCTTTTTCGGAGGGTTACGTAGTTGTAGATGATAAATTCAATCGTATTAAGATAAAGAATCCAAAATACGTAGCGATTCACCATTTAAAATCGAAGACATCTTCATATGCAATTATGGAGATAATAAAATCTAATGAAGTAGATGAGTTTATCGCCACATTCCCTGAAAGAGAAGTAGAAATCAAAGCACTTAGGGTTAGTTATAATAACCTAATTGTGGAATTAGAAGCTTTGTGGGGCATACTTGAAGTTCATAAACCAAAGAATATTACACCAGCAGAACGTAAGAAATTCGCAACCAAAGTTTTCGAGGTGGTTGATGTCAACGATAAAAAGACGTTCACAGGGTTATATTTCGGTCTTATGGACGGAAAAGTAACTTCAATTGTGGATTATATCCGAAACATGGACAATAAAAGACTTTTCGCTTTATTAACTTAAAGCAATAGGTCTTTCTTATCTACCCTATTAATTTTACTACACAATGGTTGGAGATTGGCGTAATGGTTTAGCGCTATCACATCATCTTCACTGTTAGCACTAGATATCGGTACAATATGGTCAATATCCCAACCATATCCGTATTCTCCATTATATTTACCATAATTATCCCAATTCATCCAATCCTCCAATTGTGATTCAATATGTAATTTGAATTCATCGAATGAGCACCCAAGTATCTTATAAGTCTTAGATTTTTTAGTGTAGCCGAACCTACGAATAGCATGACATATCAAACCTCTTGCAGCAACCGACATTCTAAACACTGGGTCAGTTTTAACTTTCTTTCTCACATAATTATTAATGTGTTCCCTGTTATTAGTGTCCCACACCTTTTTGTCTTCCCTAATTTTAGATTTGTTATTTTCCCTATACTCTTTCTTTTTCGCTAAAATGCGTTTACGATTTGTGATATGGTACTTTTTTACCCGTTTTTCTATATGCTCTTTATTTTCAATCTCATAGACTCTACGTTTCTCCAATAAAGAATCACGATTCTCATTATAAAGTCTTCTACGTTCGGCATTAATATTGTCCTTGTTTTGTTCGTATAGTTCTTTACGTTCACGATTTATTCGCTCTTTATTGGCTTCGTACCATTCTTTTTTCCTAACCTGTTCCTTAGTCATTAGTAATGAGGTTAAAATGCTGTTCCAACAACCAATTAACCAGTTGCGACTTATTTACGCCACCTTCAACCAGTTGGTTGTAGTTCTCATTTGAGATGGTAACACTTATCTTACCTTTCTTCTCATTCTCTTTTTTCTTTGGTCGTCCCATATCTATTATTCCTTTAATATAAATATGGTGCTACTTGGTAAAAGTATGACAAATACAACTTTTATTTCTTCTTTTCAAAGTGTTTGGTTAGTAGTGAGTTGATTAGCTTGGATTTATTATAGTTACCTTCCTCCAGAAGTTTAAGGATTTCGGGTGATAGTGCCACACCTATTTTAGTTTTATCGCTCATACTGGTAAATATACGCTAAAAACTTGCATAAGTCAAATAAATTTTGTATCTTTGTAATATAATTGATGTGGTGGGTGTGAATAAGGCAAACGGAATAAGGCAAACGGAACAAATAAACAAAGGCGGTTATGGTTACCAACATCGGTGAGAATCGGTTCTGAGGGTTAGAATCCCAGTCTTATCCACCATCACCCATTGACAACTATAAAAATATTTTACTTTTATGTGGATAAGGACAATAAGTGGCTGGAGGTTCATTGAAGTTGAACAAACATCACAAGGAATGTGGGTACCAAAAATAGATGATGGTAAAAACAAAACAAGATATAAGGATAACACCGAAAGAAAAGGCTAAGGAGTTTTTAGAAAAAGCTCGTCCACATGTTGAATATTGGGATTGTAGAAATGACAGCCCATTAGAATACGACCACCTCACAAAAATTACCATGATTTGGGTTAACGAAATATTGGATACGTTGGAATGGATGTCGAATATAAAAGTTGGTGATGACATACTTTTAGATGAAAGTTAAGACATACCTTCGACCTAAAAATAATGTATATGATTACTGAAGAAGAATTGGATACTTTAGATACCTTTGGTCGGGAAAATGATGGTTGTTATAGCGACAGATGGGAGTTTGCTATCCTACCTAGTAATCGTCTTTCTAGAAAAGAACGGAAATTACCAACAACGAAGTGGATGTTATGCTTCGAATCTGAGGTTGACGGTGCGCTGTGCCTGATTAAGTATCTTAAAGATTTTGATGACCTCAAAAACGTGTACCATGCTATAACTGATAATAAACTAACATGAATAGTAAAGAAGTTAAAAGAATACTTGATTTTGACGCGCTGCAAGCTGCCGAAAAAGTAACAGGTAAATCATATAAAGAGGATAAGGCAACTGAAGCTTTGGGTTTTTTAGGTCATATTGAAAGTTCAAAAAGGAAAACTGAATTACTAAAATCACTTGGGGATAGTACATTTTCCAATACTGAAGAAGATTACTTAAATATCGTTTCATCTATTGGCTTTGAATCAGTTTTAATCGAACCTTTTAAAAATAAAGACGGGATAGAAGAGAGACTTCATATAATGTGGGATAGAGAATCCTCAATATTGTTAGTTTTTGACACGCATACATATGGTGATGACGGCAGTTGGGCTAAAAGTGGACAAGAGGTTCCACCACCTAACGTAAATGGTGGTAGTATATACTATAATTGGTCACCTAATGTTAGGCATGAAAGTCATTGCACTAGTTCTGGTAGTTATGTCGGAAACGGTGACGGGAAGGGTACATATACAACATTATTTAATAGTGATTTTACACCTCATATTTTACCAGATGAGTTGAGGATAATTGAACCTATTTTGGATTGGAATCGTTATGACGAATATCAAGAAGCGTTTAATAATTGGTGTGACAAAGTGGACATATATATCGAATCAAACCAATTAACATCGATATGGAGTGGTGACCATGATTGTAGAGAAGCTATAAAATTTAGAATAAGTGAGCTTAAAAAGAACGGCACATTTGTTAAAAAATGGATTAAGCCACCGTTTTTATGGTTACTCCACTATATGGATAGTAAGACTGAAGGATATGACCATGAAAAAATAACAATGGAAAGGGTTAATAAACTCCCTAAAGATATTATTGAAGCAATGAATGTGATAAACTTAAAGTAATATGAACACAGACAACACACCAATTAAAGACCCAAAAACATTTATCCAATGTGAATGTTTTTCAGAGGGGTTATTATGTACCAATGCTAAAGATGAAAAACAAATTTATTTGGCCATGTTTAGCTACGGTATCGGATATAAACCAAAACGTTCTATATGGGAACGATTGAGCTATGCTTGGCATCACATTAGAACTGGAGATGTGTGGGATGATGAACTAATCATGGATTATAGCCAAGCTAAGGAATTAGCTATATGGTTAGAAACCAATACAATATAAAATGAAACAATTAGACCCTAAAACCGAATACGATAAATTACCAATTGTTATTACCTCACCATTTACTGGAAAGGAGTTGACTAAAAGTGAGTTATTATCATACGCAGATGAACCACCAACAATATCTTATGGTAGTGATTATGGTGGACAACTTATTAGCTATTCTGACGAGGATGAAACGGAAGCTTTATATGTAGTATTAAAATTGTGGGAATAGTGATGAAACAATTTAAGGCCATTAACAATATTGGACATAGTGCTATGAACGACTTTACATATTTCTTTAAACGTAAGTTTTGGCAAATAAGGAATGTTCTTAAATGGTTGCCAATAATTTGGAACCAATTTGATTTTGATTATACCTATTCAATCGAGGTTTTCAAATTTCAATTATTGAAACAGGCCGAATTGATGGAAAATAACGGTATGCTGATGAACAGTGAATACCAAGCCAAGCGGATTAGAACCATTATTAAGTTAATGGATAGAGTATATGATGAGTATTATGGTATGGAGTATTTTGATACTGTCACAAAACTATATGGTGAGTTCGAATACGTGTTTGAACCAATAGGTGAGACCATGTATAATCCCATCACTAAGGAAGAAGAGGAACTAAGTGAAATGAAAAAGGTTTGGGTTAATGAATATACGGAAAACGAATTGAAGCGTATAGACCTTCATATTGGAGAATTAATATCACACGCTCAGGAAAAGCAAAAGAAGGCTCATAGAGTGCTTTGGTTATTAATAGAACATAACATTCAAGGTTTTTGGGATTAGATAATTTTAATTAAGTACAATGAGCGAGACAGTACATTATAGAGGGTCAATTGAAGAGGTTTATCCACCAGAGGGAGTAACGATGAAACAACACCTAACAGATTTGATAGTCGCTATTGGTATACCATACGACCCTATTAGTATAGGATGTGGTTACACCGATGAAGATGGATTTATAGAGATATATGCTTATGAAGAGTATTACTATCATAGAAAAACTAAGACGTTATATCAGTACGTGGAGAAGAAGGAGTTAGATGCTGAAGGTGATATTATTGAAGCATTTGAAAATGAAGATAATACTATTGGATTTGAACTTAGATTTTACAACGGTGGGGCTGGATTAGAGGAATGTCTTGACGAAGCCATTGATAAATTAAATAAACAAAGACAATGAAAGCGAGTAAAATAAAAAAGAAGATTTTATTAGATATACGCATATTTGTGATTAATATACCATTACTAATATTTGGATGGTTTTCTTCTCAATATGTGTCTGAACCATTATTTGACGTGCCAGATGTTATTCACATATTATCTATGCTATTTTCTACACTAATCTCAATATATCTAATACTTAGTTGGCTATTTTATGATAAATTGTATAACTAAGGACTGGTTATTGTCAAATTAAATCGGTATCTTTGCCGTATATGGGTACTTTAACCGCGCAGTATCTCATTATATAATAGCGGATTTTTATTAACTAACAAAAAACAAATGCTAACAAGTTTATTATTATTTGGGACGCCAGCCGTATTCCTTTTTGGAATATTTCTATATGTTCTAACACTAAGAAGGGTTGTACCCACCAATGCTGTACATATCGTACAAAGAGGTAAACAAACAGTATCCTACGGTGTAGGTCAAGACAGTGGAAATGTCTATTACGAATTTCCAGTATGGTTACCCGTAATCGGAGTAGCGAAAAGGTCATTGCCAGTGTCCAACTTTGATATTTCGTTGCAAGCCTATTCTGCTTATGATTTAGACAGAGTACCATTCCTAGTGGATGTGATGGCGTTCTTTCACATTGCCAATCCTAATAAGGCGGCAGAAAAAGTCGAAAGTTTCGGAGAATTGCAAGGACAATTGACAGACGTTGTGAGAGGTGCCGTAAGGTCTATTCTTGCCAAGTCCAATCTTGAGGATATTATGGAGGAAAGAGCAACATTTGGTAAACAATTTACTGATGCCGTAAAAGACGACCTTGAAAGTTGGGGTGTTGAAAGTGTAAAGAGTATTGAACTTATGGACGTTCGTGATGAAGACGGTAGTTTAGTAATCCACAACATCATGGCTAAGAGAAAGTCTGCTATTGAGAAAGAAAGTAGAGAAGAAGTAGCTCAGAACAATCAATTGGCTGAACAAGCTGAACTTGAATCCAGACAAAAGGTAGCAGTAACCAAAGCAGATACTGAGAAAATTGCAGGTGAAGCATTGGCACAATCTAACCAAGCAATTGGTATCGCTAAAGCGGAATCATATAGACAGTCTGGTATTGCAGACCAAGAAGCTTTGTCTGACATTGCTAAAGCAGCAAGGTCTACAGCCGAACAAGAAATGGAGGTTGTTAAAGTAAATGAGATTAAGCAAGCTGAAATCGATAAGGAGCGAGTGATTATCTTCGCAGACCAAGAGAAGCGTAAGAAAGAGATTGCAGCCGATGCAGACAAGTATAACGTAGAGGTTGAAGCACAAGCGAAGCTTGAAGCGGCTAAAAGAAGTGCGGAAGGTATTAAGGAAGTTGGTATTGCTGAAGCCGATGTAGTTCTTGCAAATGGTACATCTGTTGCGGAAAGTAAGAAATTGCTTGAACTTGCACGAGTTATTGCAGAGATTACTTTGGCCAAGGATATTGGTGAGAACCAAGAGTATCAAGATTATTTGATTCGTCAAGCCGAAGTAGAAGTAAGTAAGGTAGTTGGTATCGCCCAACAAGAAGCTCTAGGAAAAGCATTGGAAAGTGCAGACCTACAGATGCTTGTGAATAGCGGAGATGTGAACACAGGAATCAGTGGATTCGCTGACCTATTGTCTTCTAAAGGTGGTAGCCAAGTGAATGGCTTCCTTGAGGCTTTGAAGCAAACTGAGGAAGGTAAGAAAGTTCTTGCACTTCTAGGTGGATTAGGTGGTGGTACTACAGGAGTACCAACGAAAGTTGCAAACGGAGTGCCAAAGGCATCAAAAGTTGACTAAGTAGTCATTAGGTATGATAAAAAGTGGATGATTCGTTTGAGTCATCCACTTTTTTGATTAAAATTTGTTAGTCTGGATTATTTTACCTATCTTTGTATTATGAAACATATACTAATAACTGAGAATACTAAGTGGACAACATATGAAGGTGTTAGTCGACCATTTAAAGAGTGTGAAGATACACACTTAGTTAATATTGTCAACCATGTTAACATGGTTGACAATCCAAGTAAGGTTATGATAAGTAAAGTCTGCATGAAAATTCTTATAGATAGAGGCATTAGTCTGGATATGTTAGATTATGCTCAGATACCACATAAAGATTCCAACGGAGATTGGGCTGTTTGGAGTTATGAAACTTCCCAACCTAAAGTATTACAGTCGAATTAAATCTGCATAAGTCGAATTAAATCTGCATAAGTCGAATTAATTTAGTATCTTTGTATTATGAATAACCCAAGAAACTTTTTAATCTATATTAGTATCTTCATCTTCGCACTAAGCGGAATGGGTTTTATGAAAATTATTCCAGAGGAAGTGTCTGAGTCTTTCGTTGTATTAAAGAAGTACGGCAAACAAGAGTCTTATAAGCGTAGGGTACACACTGACTTTATTCTTGTTATGAAAAATGAGTGTGATGATGTTGTGAGTTTAAAAGTAACACCTACAGCATTCTATAAGGCGGCTAAGGATAAGATAATGTATTTTTCATTAACTAAAGATGACGTACTATGCTATAATTATCCTTGGTATATAAACAATCCTTGGTTAAGTGTGTCACTACTAACGTTAGTGGTAATATCTGGATTCGCAATAATGGTAACCATAGTATTTAGATTTACAGAATAAGAATCATGAAATATAATTTTGAAGTGATACCAGACCAGCAGACACCCAACACTCCTCAGATAGAGGATGTCAAGATGTTTATTGAGGAACATTCTGAAGTAATCTCTAGATTTAAGCGTAACGCTGAGTTAACACCTAACGCTATCGGTCTAGCCGCTAATCAATGTAACCTTAATGGGGAGCGACTCAATCTGCGTATGGCAGCGATTAAGACCGTTAAGGGTCATGAGACACGTATCGCAATAGACCCGAAGATTACGAAAGCATATGGTATGCTTAGGACGAAGATTGAGGGGTGTCTCACATGGGTAGGTAGGAGCATTGTAGCAGATAGATACTTTTTCGTGGATGTTGAGTTCTATACTCCTGACGGAGAGTTCCACCAAGAGACACATAAAGGGTTCCAAGCGCAAGTATGGCAACACGAAATCAATCACCTTAATGGTGTTGAAGAAGATGTCGAAACATTTTTCGTTGACGTACCAGTAGTTAAGGTTCAGAGAAATGACCCGTGTCCATGTGATAGTGGAAAGAAATTTAAGCGTTGCTGTATAGAATGAAAAATAAATAGAATAATATCATGGCACTACTAAAAGAAAATGTAAGGCTAAATAAGGCTACAGCTCTAATTGAATCATTAGATGATAATGAAGAAAATAATTTGATTAGGTATTACATCAGTAATCAAAATTCATGCATACAAGAGAAGGATGATAAATTACGAGAGTATGACGAATTTTTCCGTAAATTAAGTCAATTTTTACCTAATAATCATAACATATTCTAATGAGTGAAAATAAAATAGAGCCAAGTAATCGATTGACATTCCCATTTATGGTAGTGGTAACAGTAGCTTTAATGTATATCCTTGCGTTTCATAATATGAGAGACAAGTATCGTGAGTGTAAAGAAGGGGTTAAAGTAGAAATAATTACAGAATAATTTGCATATGTCAAATATTTTACCTATCTTTGTTGTTCATTAATAATAACCAAAAATCATAAAAAATGAATAAATTCGTAATAGTAGTAATTGTTGCAATTCTTGGATTAGGCGTAACTGCCGCTATTATTGGCATTCCAGCAAGCAATAAAGAGATTGAGCTTCGCTCTACAATTGGAAAGCAAGAACAAGTTCGTGAAGGATTTTACGACAAAATGTGGAAAGTAATTGCTCAAAAGGCAGAAATCTCCAACAAGTATAAAGAGGATTTTCAGGAAATATACCCAGAACTTATCGCTGGTCGATATGGTGATGAGAAAGGTGGCTCTCTTATGAAATGGATTCAAGAATCTAACCCTGAGTTTGACACGTCACTATATCTAAGCTTAATGAATTCAGTTGAATCAGAACGTACATCATACTTGATGGAAGAGAAGAAGCTATTAGATTTGGCCAACTCGCACAAGATTCTAAGATTGACATTCCCGACAAATCTATTTTTATCAGGTAGAGCAGAAATAAACATTAAAGTCGTTAGTTCCGATAAAACCAAGGAAATCCTTGAGACTGGGATTGATAACGATGTGAAGCTATTCAACTAAGATAGCGACAGATGTTAATTTGGGGGGCAATTCTTATACCTATATGTACAGCGTTCATTCTGCTATATTTCTTTAAGCATGATACGACTTGGTGGGAATTTTTTATACCACTACTCGTTTCGCTTCTATTGATTGGTGGTTCAAAAGCCATTATCGAACATTCGCAAGTGACCACTACTGAATATTGGGGTAGTCTTGTTGATAAAGTAGAGTATTACGAAGCTTGGAACGAATATATTCATCGTACATGTACCCGTACTGTTAGTTGTGGTAAGGATTGTACAACTACCCAAACATATGATTGCTCATATGTCCAATATCATTCAGCATATTGGGTAATTAGAACTACTACTAATGAAACGGTACGTATCACTCAGAGCCAGTATAAGGGCTTTGTAAAGAAATTCGGTAACCAAAAGTTTGTCAACCTACATAGAAATTACCATACTGATGATGGTGACAAGTATTATAGTGCATGGCCTAAAGATAAGTTGAGGGCAACGCCTGTCACCACTGAGCACACCTACGAGAATAGGGTTAAAGCGTCTGACCTTACCCTATTCGACTTGGGTAAAGTAAGTGAGGAAGAAGTTGGACAATACGGACTTAAAGGCTATCCTAAGATTACGGATAACTATAAGATGAAGGCTATCTTAGGTGACAATAGTGAAGATGCTAAGATTGCAGATAAAAAAATTCCAATACCTCAACGGTAAGTTGGGACATAAAAAGGAGGTTAAACTATTTGTAATTGTACTTAGGAACCAACCTAGAGAAGCTGGACATTACCAAGAATGGTTATGGACAGGAGCTAATATGAACGAATTCGTTATCTGTATTGGAGTTGATGATAAACGAAACGTCCAATGGTGCCACCCATTTTCGTGGACTAGAAATGAACTACTTAAGGTGGAAACCAGAGAGTTTGTTCAAGCACAGAAGGTTCTGAACTTAAGTGCGTTAGCTGACTTCACCGAGACTAAGATTGATGTAGGGTTTGTGAGAAGAGACTTCAAAGAGTTTAGCTATCTAACAGTAGAGCCACCAATGTGGTCAATATTGTTAACCTATTTCCTTACGTTGTTAGTCAATATCGGACTTAGCTTCTGGTTAGTGAATAACGAATTCAATGATAACTTAAGAGGGCGAAAACGATGGAATTAAACGAATACGATAAAGAGTTCTTAATGGATTATACCCAACCACTTAGTGAGTTAATTGCACTAACTGGAAAAACCAGAGGACAATTGGCCGAGTTTAAAGATTTCGTATATGATAATAATCAAATATATGTATACGAATCAAAATATTACCACTACCACAAATCTAATAAAGGATGATAATTGATAGCATAAAGTATACATTTATTACGAATGGAGAATAAAGAAGACGAAATGAAATATTGGTTCTGCGTGATAGGACCTGCTAAAAAGAGTGATATTCCAGAGGGTGGCGATTACCCAATACGACAGTCAACCAAAAAAGCATATTTCCGCATGTTCCCCGACCAAGAAGAGTATTCTTGCGCTAGTGGATGGGGAATTGACCAAGATATGAAGAACGTTTTCGGTAAGCTTAGAAGTCTTAAAAGTCTAAACTTAAAGAAGTACGAGAAATTGAAAGAACAAATATTGAACACTTCTTATGAATGAGAAAGCATTAAATAAAGAAGAACGTTTCGTTTGTGAAATGGTCTGGGGAGGGGTACCAACAGAGGCTAAGGTTGCTAGAGATAGTAGATTCTTTCAAGATGGTATGACCAGACATCAGAATGGCGAATGGAAAGACCTCTGGAAACAAGAAACTCACCGAGAATATAACCCAGATAACCTATTGGAATGGTTCAGCACCTATTTCAATCGAGGGTTACCCCAATGTAGTTTTCTATTAGATTTATGTGATGGTAACTATATGAAACTAAGAGAGTTAGAAGTGCAAATCAAAGATAAATTTGTATTCTATTGTCCAGGCAACAAAGAAGAGGTAGCTAAAGTAATGGCATTCACTAAAGATTGGAGAAATAATAGATGAAAAATATACTAATAGTATTATTGATGTTACCTATGAGCTTACTAGCACAAGATGTTGCTGGTAAGTGGGGAGGTGGATGTATGTGGAAGAACATCTACGATGATGGTAAACCCAATAAGTATGCTGATATTTCAATAGTGTTCGAACATAAAGGTGGTAGTGTTTATACTGGCCATTGTAGAGAAGTGAATATACGTGAAGAGGGTGACACCATAATAATGACTTACGATATCGGTATTTTCATGAATGGTAATGGCGGTATGATGCCATTGAGTAAGTTAGAAATATTAATTTCTCAAGACACCGACTTAATTCTAAGGTTATTAAATAAAAGTTTTACAAAACTTGTAATTGTCAACTATTTTTAGTATCTTTACATTATAATAGGAATATACGCAGAACAAGCTAATGAGATTATTTTTACTATCTATACTTATATTATTAAGTACTATAATTCAGGCTCAAAACGTTGGGGTTGCTACAAATGATGGTGATACTCTATTTATAAGAGGTGATATGTATAAGTTAATTGTTCAGTCGTGGGATAATGTCATCAATGAACCAATACCAACACTTATATGTGTAGAAAATTTAATAGAGAAGCAGAATTATATTATCGAGTGCGAAAAAAAGAGAATTAGAGCAGAAAAGATGGACAGGTGGTTCGATAGTAAGAGAAGGTATTTTCTATTCTTCACAATACCACTTAATTAAAAGCAAGTAATTATGACAATAGCAACAGGAATATCAATAGCGTTCATGGCGATATTATGTATTGGAGTAGGAATTCCAGTAAAAGCTATATATGATATGGGTAAAGATAATAAGAAAAAATACGGTACTTGGGGTTTACCTAAGTCAAATGTTAAAAAAAATGGAAAAAAATCAGACAAAGGGTTGTTTTTCTCAAAAATAAGGAGTATCTTTGTATCATAATTAATTAACTGTAAAACAAGAATGGCGATTTCAGTATTTTTATCACACCAGCTAACATTTAGCTTTGAAGAGGACAAGTTTACGCAATGTTCAAAAACAGAAGCAGTGCGTTACCTGAAAGGTCTTTACTCTAATAAGACCAGATTTGAGGCAGACTTTTTAAGTGAGTTTGCACCACAAAAGATTTTTGACCCGATTAGAGAATTTATGCTAGAGTCTTGGGACGATGCAACTAAATTCACCTATGAGGAAGCGTTTAAGCTTACAGACGAGACTTTCCAACGAATGGTTTTCACATCAGTCGATATTGCTGACATGATGGAACACTTAGGAAAGGAAAAGGTAAAAACCGATGGTATACATGTCTCACGTAAAGTATTTGACCGAGATGGAGAATACGTTGAAGACAAAGAGTATGATAACGTTTATGAAACCTACCGTATAAATGGTAGTGAGCTAGGACTGAGGACAGCCGTTTATGCAGTGAGATGCTGGTGTACCTCTACCGAGAACGAGCATTGGCTATGGATTGATGAGCAGTACGCTTCCGACCCACTTGCCGCTATTGCAAGCACGTTCCATATGCATGAAAATGTAATTCCACATATCACGGAATTAAAGAGACAGGGTGATATTATGCTAGTTGAACTAGATAGTGATATCACTCCTGAAGGGAATTCAAGACCCTTAACTAAAGATGAGTACTTTGGTCTATTGACCTCTGAGACATAATGATTTATTAACCAAAAACAAATAGCTATGAAAAACAAGCAAATTGTAATACTAGAGCCATCTACTAATACTCACTCTTTGGCAGCAGAGAGCGTAGAAGTAACTGACTTGGGCGGTGGAAACCTAAAACTTAAAGTTGAAGGTTCAGGCATCGTAACCCACGGTGAGCATGGTGTTGTGAGAACAGAAGCTCCTGACGTAATCAAATACGTTCAGCAAGAGTTGAACCCTATCACAAATGCGTTTCAAAACGCATACGACTAAGGTCGTTAGGAGTATATACGAACAAAACGCCATAGGATTTCCTATGGCGTTTTTTTTACATGACATATGAAATTCCTAATAAAAACAACATATAAAACTTACGGAGCTAAAGACGTAACCCACCACAATTTTAAAGGAGGTTGGTTATCTCTTACTAATAAGAGAATAATATCGTTAACTATAGGTTCGGACATTAATCATGTTCGTTGCTGTGGGAATATAATCAAAGAACTATATGTCCCTCCTCATCTTAAATCCATATGGGTAGATGTTCATCAGAACATAACCAATATTAAGGAGCTGATGGGTACCGATATTAGAATAGTCTACATTGACTTCACTAAACATGGTAGTGACGTATTTGGTACCACCATGTTAGAGATAGAATTATTAAGTAATCAACTATCACGAATTAGCGCTACACTTGCATCATAGCATTTCGATATTTTGTACCAATGGCCAGAGTAATAAATAAAATCAATTATACGTGTAGGGTAATCGAAGAGACTGATAAGAATCTAGTTGAACTTGAGATATCCGAAGGTGCTGAACAAATTTTCTGTGAGAATAATAAGCTAACAGAACTTATTGTTCCTGAAGGTGTTAAAGTAGTATTTTGTGGGGACAATGAGTTGACTGAACTTATATTACCTAGCACTGTAACAGCCTTAGATGCTACAAACAATCCAAATCTTAAAAAGGTGACATTACCTGAAAGAATGATATGGGCTAATTTAGATACGAACACCGAAGTAATTAATCTTAAACAGGTGTCTAAGGACAAAGATATGGTTGTTAGATTCATACCACTTAGTAGTCGAGAAAATTGGCGAGAAAGCACTAATATGTTTGTAAGATAATGGAAAATAGACACAGAGTAATGGGTCAAATCAGTAAAAGTATATTAGGCTCTGCACTAAGTGTAGACGGCATCACACATCCGATATACCCTACAAGTACTTTAGATATTAATGAAAGGCTAAAGGATGTATTCGTATCCAATTGGATTGATTACTCAAGTATGTGGGCTAATGATTGGGTTGATGTTATCATTTACCGCAACACTAAGGCTAAGATAGCTAAGTTTATTAATTCACCTACTTTAGAGAGAGTTGAATTCCCAGATACTATTAAGATGGTTTTGTTGAATGGTGAGAATGTTAATAGAGTAGTGATGGCCGAAGGTGTTGAGTTCTTCTTTGCTAGAAAGTGTAAGAATTTGAAAGAGATATACTTGCCGAGGTCGATTAAGAAAGCTGTTCTTCCTTCTACCTGCACAGTTATTAATTTTGAGGAAGTAAGTGCCAACGTTAATATGGAGGTTGTTTATGATGCTAAGTATCTTATTGAAATAGATGAAATAAGAAATATTATGGCACAAATACTGAGAGATAATGTAGATATTAATGTTTGATGGTTATGTCGTCACGACAGACGGTCAAATACAGGTATTAAAGTATAATCACCACAACGAGGGATGGGTGAACTTTAATAAGTTAATGATTAATATTAGACCATACCTTAAACCAATAGTGGGTAGAGATGAATATGGTAGCGTATCATTAATATCGTTGGAGATAAAGGAAATTGTGTTTCCGTTGGCCGTTAGAAGTATTACGTTAGTCGGATGTAAATTCGATAACGTAGAGTTATCCATTCCATTATATAGTGGGAGCACCGCAAGGATATTTAGATGTGATAATCTTAAGATTAGGAACATAATGCATTGGGCGGCATCTGATGATGCTAGTCTAACATTTGGGATAGGTAACATTCCAACAGAAGGATTAGGGTTTGAGTGATATAGAACGTAAGATAGGGATAGCTAAGTATCGTGGTACTGATAAATATGACAGTATATTGTCCGAGGTATCAGTTGTATACTTGTATGATAATACAGAAGAGTTAATACTGTACGGTGACTACATTAGGGAATTTAGACTTAAGTCGTTACACCCACTTAATTTACTATCCATATGTAACGCAACCAATTTAGAAAAATTTATCATTGGGGGGTTTGTTTTTGGAGGAACCCCCATGGCGACCACTATAAGTCCCATAACTGAATTATTGTTGCCACCTAACCTTCAAGAATTAGATATTCGTGCATTACACTTGAAGGAGGTGTATTTGCCAGATTCAATAACACTTGCTATAGTGAATAGTAAAACTTTTGTTGTAAATCAGCACGATTTTATCAGAAATAATAATAAAGTACTAAGATATGTCAAATTTGAATAATATACAGGAGTATGAACCATTAAATAAGGATTCATTTGATAGGTTCACGTCAACCTATTTAGATAACCAAGCCAAAGCAATGGAAAAGGCTTTATTATACGTTAGAAGGGCAGAAATTATGATAAATCACCACAATGAGACAGTTAATATTATAACCTTCTTATTCAAAAACCTATGATAGAAAATAAAGATATATTTAATCTCGATATGTATCAGGATAAACCCATTAGGTTTCTCCCACCTGCAACTATGATGTCTGGTCTTGGTGAGCATTTAGAGCATTTCGAACATGGTGTACCTCTTATGAACATGACAATAATAGACCACAGTATTTTACTACCACCTAAGCCAAATGGTGAGGCTTTTGAATTGGCTATAGATAGGATAGGGATAATGTTCCGAACGCTGGCCGATAAGAAGTCTGGACTAACTTTTTTATTCGAAGATTTATGAGCATTATAAGACTGAATAGTTGGGGACAACAAATAGCTTCGTATTGGCCACAGATACCTAATAACACTCTATTTGGTGAATATCATTACATCGGTATGAACGATAATTACCTAATAACACCTGAGAATAACGTTGAAATTGACGACCATGATGGCATCCCATTTATCAGAGTATCTGTTGAGCATCATGCAATGGATTACTTTGTACTGTATAATAATCCACTAAATGCTATAAAGATACTTAATGTGCGTGGCGACTTAATACAGAAGTTACTAATAGAAGACTCAGTACCTTACATAATTGTAAGAGCGCCTATGGTCACAGAACTAACCCTTCCTGACGGTATTATTGCATTGGTGATGCATAACATAGGATTTAAAGAGATAATGGTTCCTCAGAGCCTTAAATTCCTTGTGGTGCCACACGACATACATATAATCAATTTAGAAGAACTGAAATATAGAGACGATGTAACCATTATCATTAATAACAAACAGAATGAGGTTAGAAGGATGCTAGACTCACCAACTCATCAATTACACACCCAAATATTTAAAGATGAAAGAATTACTGACCCTCTTATGGAAATGCAGCCCTTTTCCAGCAATGATAGAACTCATATTATTGATGATGGACTTCCTACTTGGGAGGATGAGTGATGGTAGACCCATCGGCATCGTAAGTAGGGAAGGGTGGAAACGTATGGATGAAATGGATGATGCTGCTGAACGCATATTCGAAATTGAGCGAGATAAATTAAATGGACTAAAATGACTTGCATATGTCAAATATTTTACGTATCTTTGTGATATGCACGTTTTAATTCTTCTATTCTTACTGGCGGCTGTACTAATATTTGGCACTATATGGTTGATATATAGTATGATACGTAGTAAAATTATGTTATTTCTGGGATATAAACAATATGAGTTGACCAAAATTTTATCTTTTGGTGGCTTTAAAGTAGACTTTGTGTGGAAAAAGACTGATAATGAGGTACTTGCGATGTCTAGAAGATACGACATTGTAACTGAAATCAAACCTAACAACAGGAAAGTAAGATGAGTGGAGTATATTGTGGTGGAGGTGGAAAAGAGTTTATTAATAAAACTAAACATATCTGTATATCGTGAAATATGTAGTAGGACATTATATAGATTATGATGGTAACATAGAATACTTAGAGAATAATAAACGTTATATTCTCCCATCTAAGAAGTTACAAGAGATTTATATCCCAGATGGCGCGATAAGTGTAGAAATATTAAGTGTTAGTTGTCAAAGTATTATACTACCTTCTTCAGTAATTAAATTAAACTTACATTGTGAGGATATTAATGAAGTAGTGTTACCTGTCAACCCAGAATTAGACTACTTCAGTTTGACTACAAAGACGAAGATTAAGAATCTAAATGATTTGGTAGGATTCAATGGCATAGTAGATATATGGACATTAAAACATGAGGATTATCCATATCGATTTAGGCCAAGTGTTAGTATTATACTCATTGAAGCAGACACTGAATATGAATTAGAAGGATATAAAGAAGATGCAAAACAAGAACTTCAAGAACGATAAACGTAAAGAACCTAACGGTTGGTATGTAACTAAATCTGGTAAGGAAGAACCATTACTAGAGAGGTTTCCACAAGAGTTAGAAATTAAAGAATTACACATCGCTGAAGGTGTGTATCGGGTGGTGATGAATAATATTCCAGATATGGAACTATTTCTACCTAACAGTCTAAGTAGTATTGCACTACATAATTGTGGTATTAAAGAAGTAACCCTACCAAAGGATACTTATTATGTTACAATCCCTACAAATACCACTATAACTAATCTAAATGAAGTAGCCAATAATAAGAACATTTCTATTAAGATATATAAAAATGTAGATGAGCCAACTCTCCGACAAGAGAGTAGAGTCGTAGAAGTATTTCACATAGCAATATAATGGACGGATATATTACATTAATGGACGGTAGCATAAGACCAATACAAAAATCTGGTCACTATGATATTATTTGTAACGAGTTAACTAATGAGGTTGAGGTAAGACATGAAAGACTGTCTTACATGTCATCTCATATGACAAATACAGTTAAGGTCGTTACAAATGGAGTTAACATAGCTGAATTGGTATTACCCAAAGCTACTGAAGCTTTAGAAATATACGATTCGGTAGACATAGAGACCACGGGAATATTTGGCCAGAGAACTAAGCGGTATGGGAGTAAAATAAATAGCCCAATGACCTTACCAAAGGCCATCAAATACGTGCAAATACCATTAGGTATCAAGATAACTAATCTAGGGGATTTCAAAGGTAATAAAAAAGTAGATATACGATTTAGAATAAGATGAACGATGAAAGCATAGTATCACGAGACCTCCTTAAAACAATGGAGAGTCCAAGGGGTCGACAAATACGACACACTATTAACATTCCAGTAGGTGAATTTGATTATGATGAGATAGTAATAACAGATGGTGTAACAGACCTTAATGTATTCTATGCAGATGATGTTAAATTAACCCTCCCAGAGAGCGCATTCAATATCAATACTGAATATTCTAAGATAACTGAGTTAAACCTCTCTACTCACTTGTATAGAGGTAAGATACGCTCTGACACTAAGATAGTTAACGAGGATGATATACCTGAAATCACTAAGGAGCAATCTAGTAATGGCTGGCGCCCAACCGCAGACCTAGAATTCGTCACGGAATCAAGCTTAGATATGGTACGATTACAAGGATGTTGGATATGTATGGGTGAAGTCACCAAAGAAATAGTCCATATATGTGCTAAAACCCCAGAACATCATAGTTTTGAGGTGGGAGAACGATTAATAATATTAAAATAAAGTTTATACAATGAAAAATACGCTAGTGACATCTGAAACAGCTATGATGGCCAAAGACAAGGGCTTTGATTGGAATTGTCCTAACTATTCTAACGAGTATGGTGCGTTAAAGAATATTGATAATTACTTAAACGTATTCTGGTCGTGTAATTCTAATGTACAATATAATTGTCGATTCTATAACATCAAAAATAAGGACAAACTGATTAAGATGATGATAATACCTAGCCAATCTATTCTACAGCAATGGCTTAGAGAGGAATGTAACATCCATATATCAGTACATAAGAACGTCTACAAGAATTCCGACCATGATGATTTTGTAACCGAGTTTACGGCAACCATTAATGACTTTGATAAGACACATATTGATTATAATGAGGGGCTGAGGTTCTCTACCAAAATACCTGAGCATGCACATGCTAGCGATAAATCATCATATGAAGATGCACTTGAAGAAGCACTAACTATAGGATTGGGAATGATATGATATTGAAATACGAAACATGTTTATTAGCCAAAGAGAAAGGTTATCCACAAGGAGAGACCTACGATTTCTGGATGGCCGATGCTAAAACCATAACGGATAAGCATTATCGAAGCTTCTTAGGTCTTAATGACGAAGAATTTGAAGCACTGTTAGCTGCTCCGACACAAGACCGTATTGAGAGGTGGCTTAGGGATGAACAATCTATATACCTTAAAGCCCACCCAATCAACACAGGTCAATTGGTTCTTAATTGGGAATTTGTAATATTCTTTTTAAAGCAACCATTAGAAGGGACTGATGGATTTCATAATAAAATGTCTCTACACGTAGAACCTTACTTCTGGAATTCATACGAAGAAGCTACAGAAGCTGGCATACAAGAAGCATTGAGACAAATCAAATGAGTAGTAGACTCGACATTAATAGAAGAATGTCCAAATATTCAGCAGATAATGTCGTATATAACACACTTGACCTATTACCACAAGAACTTGACCAGTTCAGTGACCTTATTATAGATGAAGGGGTTAACACTATTTTTATATACAATTTCTCCCACCCCCAACTGACATTACCTAATAGTGCGACAATTATAGTTCTATCCCATTCTCCTATTCCTAACTTGACCTTACCTGACAGTAGCCATAGATTTATTAGAACATTTCTGATAAATAATAAGACTAATGTAAGTAATTTACATGAATACATTAATAAGACTCATAAAAATACCGACATAAATTATTGTAATAGTCAAGAGGATATTAGTTGTATAGTTTGTGATAGACAACTTAAGAGTGAGACTTATACAAATAAAGACGTACATATTTGTATGAGTAAGCGCTTCACTGACGGAACTGATGCCTATAGGCATCAATTTAAGAAGTTATTTTTTCTTAAATAGATTTGCATATGTCAAATCTTTTTCGTATCTTTGTACTATAAATCAACGGGAGGACACTATTCAAATTTATACGACCAAGAACACGAGAGGTACGAACCACTTAAACCAATAATTATGGAAAACAGTAAAACATATGGTAGTTGGAAAGTAACTACTGAAGGAGATGTCGAAGGTAAAAGTATAAAATATCTTGGAGATTTTATTGGTAATCTAGAAGATATAGCTTTTCATTTAGCTAATAAGTGCTTCTACTCTCTTAGATTCACAAAGCTTGAGGAAATTAATGAGTATGAGATTACCAATAAAGATGTGAATATTAGCTTCGACAATCTTTATTCTACTGAAGACCTCTTACCTGCTGCTAAAGAATTGTTCTCAGACAACCCAACAGTGTTGGTCGAGAAAAGTAACTTCTATAATAGTGTTAGGTTAAGAACCACCAAAAAGGTTACACCAGACAAACGTGCAGAGGCGTTGGCTAAACTATCAACAGAAGACAAGAAAGTCTTAGGTTTACTAAAGTAATAGTGGGACAACCTATGCTTCCGCTTGTAGGTAAACCAGTCGTTGGTAAGAAGTACCACATGACTTGGGGATTGAGTAAAGGTGTGGTTGGTAAGTGCTACCAAGTTGATGAAGACGATAAAACGGCACTACTAAGAACACCAAGCACAGCCAAACCATTTAAGTATCCTGTGCCGTGGAGCCAATTACTCCATACTAGAGCACAACAAGATAGAATTGAACAAGGGCTAGACCCTTACGAAGGAGATAAACCACTAACGTAACCATGAGTTATAAAGAAGTACGAATGAAACAAGAGATTAAGGATAGGAGATACATTGCCAAGTTAGAAGCGGCAGTCAAGAAAATTCCAAACATATATATGGAAGGTGCAATGGATAAGGATTGGGGATACACTGGTGATGACCTAGACATACGACAAGATAAGTACCAGAAGAAAGTTGACAAATTAATACGAAACTGATGGAGAAACGCACCGCACAGGTAATAATGTTACCCACAAACAAGACCACCCTGTATGTGACTACATGGGCTTGCACTATAATGCTTTAGATAATGACTATAAAAACTATCAAAAGCAACATCTATACTTTACAGTTGAAGAGGATATTGTTGAGGGAGATTGGTACTACGTGTCAGGAGGTGTAGGGCAATCAGTTGGTGTATACCAAGCAGAGGCTAATCCAGTTAACAACGACTGGCGACATAAAATTGTTGCAACCACTGATTTACTTTGGGTACATGCAACAGGAATGGTTACAATACCCCGACCTAAAGTTAGATTCGTAATGGACTTCTGTAATAAGCCAGTTAAAACGGTGGAAATTGAATATACTTCGGCTGGTTATGCTAATGCCATGCACATGGATTCTGGAGTAGCACCTGACGTATCTAAGGTAAAGGTGAATATTAATAATGAAATTACTATCCTAGACCCCACCCTGTACTCTAAAGAAGAATTAATCGATGCAATCTATTCATATTGGAATGAACTACATGGAGACGGACAGCATAACCCAAAGCTAATCAACTGGATTAAAAACACATTATAATGAAGAGTGAGAAAATGCAAGCAGTTATCGATATGGCACTCATTATGGGGCTGAGGTTCAATGAGCCTGATAATTATCCTGACATGCTTGAGAGAGAGATTGTACTCTTCAATGGCGCCAACACACAACGTATACTAATAGACACTACGCAAGAATGGGACGAAATCTACAAAGTATTAGGTGAGGAACTCATAAAGTTTGGTGAGATACAAAAAGCTCAAGAAATTAATATCGCATTAAACCCTTGGTGATGAGAGAAAAAGTCAATATACAATTACTTCCGACAACAAAATATCCAGCAATTGCTCAAAGTAGTATTGATGTGGGTACCCTATATGGATGGGTGGATAGCGCAATCAGAACTCCACATAAATTAGTCCACATGTATTTCACAACCGATGAACGGGTGACGAAAGATGATGTGTGGGTTATAACAGATACCCAAGAGGTACTTAATCTTCAAGATTTTGTGAGTACCACGGTAAGATTTAGAGAGAACTGTAAGAAAATCGTAGCAACTACTGATAGGTCGTTGACTGTTGACTTAGGTCATCTATGTGTAGACCATCTACCACAACCTACGGATATGTTTATCGAAGAGTATTGTAAGAACCCTACTGATGAGGTAATGGTTACCTTTGAAGCGAAACCTAAGCCTGATGGATGGCGAGAGGGTTTCCTTAAATATGGTATTGAGCATGATGAAATACAGGTAAAGGTTAATGAACTTAACTACATCGATATTTCTTTTATTAGAGAGAATTTTACCATAGAAGAGGTTCAAGGTCTAGTCGCCAAATTAGAGGGAATACCTATTGACTCACATGGAGAGCCTCTTTCAGGTATTCCCGAAATATGGAAAAATACCATAGATATGTGGTGCGCACCATTTAAATAGAAGATGATGAACAAACCAGATAGATGGGTAGTTGTAAAGATTACCAAGAAAGGTACAGAGGACGTGTATAAGGTCTTTGCAACATGGATGGGTGGTTACCTTGGTGGTGACGCTTGGAGGATGAATAGTGGTATCGTAAGCGTTGTAGACGCTGACATCACACTAACCTTTATTGGACACTCTGGCTCCGAATATGAATGCCCCAAGGGAAGTTACGGATTCAGCGCCTATACTCAAGGAGCACTTGAAAGTCTAATAAGTCGTGTAGAAGAAGATGGCTATGTAATGACCATTATGGATAAAGATTCTGACTTTCTTAACATGGTATTCGTATAAGTCAATTATATAGATGATATTAACGCAGATATAATATGAAAATGTCAGAACAAGAATATACAAAAGACCCATTCAATATGTTTTATGTTGTTTCGATGATAGAAGATGACTTATATAAGGATGAGACAGCGCTGATAGCTGTAGAGTATAAAGCAGAGACAGCTAACGGAACCAACGCTTATTATAATGGTGGCGTAGAGATGTTGAAGGATAACATCGCTAAGAAAAAGGAACTAATTAAACAATACACACCTAAAGGATAATGGACAACAAGGATAATCTAGAACTATTAGAGGGGCTTATGTTACGAGCCTTCAACGCTGGTCGTAAGTATGAACAAGGCGAACAAGTATCTTGGGACACATATAATAAGCTTACAGGCTTCCAAAAACCCAATACAGAACTAACATTTGAACAATGGTATAATGAGGGTCAAGCATATCCAGAAGCATGTGATAGCTTCCAATCATCAGCTAAGGATGATGTAAAGGACGAAGATATGACAGGATATGAGTAAAGTTAAAGTATAATAATATGAGAGAAGATGAATTAGAGCTAAGACTTAAGAAATCAAACGGGTACCTTAAGCAAGTTATCGATAGTGGTAATTTTGGTAAAAAATCCACGGGTATACTGCGAAAAGCAATAGTCGATAATAAGGTAGCGTTGGACTTGGTAGATGTTATTATACCAGAGCCAGTAGAGGAAAAGGTAGTGGAAATTAAATCACCACCGAATAAGATGGTGGAGTTATTAGATAGGCATCAATCTGGTGACCTAACGTTAGAGGAATACGTTGAACAAGTAAACTTACTAGAGATACCAAAAGCTCAAGAAGCGATACAACAATGTTTAGAAGACCCTAACGGATGGCTTAATGATAATTACCCATACTTCAATATGGTGGATAGAAAACAATGGTTCAAAGCTATGACAGCTTATGGTACATACCTTACTAACCTATCACGATAATATGGCTTGTTATACACCATATTGTTGGGGAGATTGTGATGAATGTATAGCTGAGAAGAAAGCATACGAAGAGTCCATTGCCGAATGTCCATATAGGAAAGAGTGTCATTGGGTAGTAGTACACACCAAACAAGATAGATGTACACACTGTAACGAAACTTTTGATTATCCATGAACCAAGTACGTGACGATGAGTATGGATTTATAGAGACTATGAATGGAGAAGTAGTTTCTCTCAGAGGAGTCACCAAAATACTGCCGAAAGATGACTGCCCATACCCTCATTCCAAATACCTCAATAGTAGTTGGAGTATATTAGGAGCCACCGATTTAGTATATACTAATGACTTAGGTAATAATACGTTGGTGATTGCCGTAGGAGCCTTTAGTAAAATACATTTAAAGAGACTGCTGGTTCCAAAAAGAGTAGCCAATCTCCTGATATATAGTGGAGTAACAATTGATGAGCCTGTGTATATAGGTGATAAGTTAAAAGACATAACAGCCCCAATAGAAATCCAATTCGTCAATCTTGAAGATAAGTTTAATGTAGATGAAGAAGAATTATCTATACTATTTGTATAAGTCAAAATAAATCAGTATCTTTGTAACACATCAAAACTAAGATAAATAGAAAGAAACGATAAACTGTAATGGAAGACCCAATCAAATTCAGAGCATGGGATATTCGAGCCAAAGCAATGGTTTATGATGCATGTATATTAACAGGAGTAAGAAATCTTGTTACGGTAAACGAAGAACACTTTAATTCGCCATTTTCATTCTTTGACGGATGCATTTGGATGCAGTACACTGGTTATAATGACATCGTTGATGCTGAGGTATACGAATCTGATGTGGTAAGGGTGAAGGATGCTAGGGATAACGAGGGGTACACTATGTCCCACCATCGAATAATTCGTGGTATGACGAGCTAATGGATGAAAGTATTATGACCGCATGTGGTAGAGACCTTAACAAGTGGAAAGGAATACTATCACCTGTATGGGAGAATACGTATGGCGATTTCTTAAGCAATTGGATGCTAATGGATAGATGTAAGAGTTGTGAAAAGAAAGCCTTGAAGAATGTTTGAAGATAGAATGCTAATATATAGCAAACAAGAGTACATTGTTAATACACTCACAATTAGGCCAGAAGAGGTACCCTCAATCACAGAAATACAAAGCATCAACGCTACCGACATAACAATCTTTAATCTAGATAAATCAGATATAGTAATATCTGGCACATTTAAGCTACTTAACTTAGATAATCTACACAATACAGTAACAATAAACAATATAGAAAAATACCTCCATAGAGACAATATAGATATAACACTATCAGCCACAATAGATAATGGTTGATAACATAAGAACAGTAACGTACCTATCTGCCTACACAACTATTAATACAAGAACATCTCTAACACTACCAACAGAAGATGCTCTCAAAATTAAACATATAAAGATATTGAATGGTGGAACATCTTTACTCCTCCTCAACGAATTGACGGCACATATAGATACGCCAGATACATTGGATATTGTAGAGGCCAAACATCTTAGCAAACTATCAATAAACTTGCCAATAACAATAATAGAAGCTAATATTAATAACAACGTAACAATACCCAACATAGAAGAATTGATACCACACGTTCATAAACTACGAAGACAACAAGAAATGCAAGGGCTTTGGTCAACAGTGGGAATAAGATGGTACCCAGATATGGGAAGAGAGAGCTTTTGCTGGCACTGTTCTATAGATACAGTAATACCAGAAGGCTATTCACATATATGTGTTATAGGGACAACTGATAATGTAACGCCATTATTTACGGTACATGCCGACTAACCCAACAGTATAAAAGTATAAAACTGACCAAACAATAATGGAGATAAAACCAAAAGCCGAACCGATAATAGCCAAGACCGATAAAGTCTGCTATAAGATACTATATAAGATTAACCCACTTGAGCGTGATGCCGAAAGTCTACTGAAATGCCATGAGGACGAACTAATATATAAAACCAATATCATGATGCCTAACATAGAGCTTGTCTCCGTAAGAGAAAAGTTTTCTAATGGGTTTAAATGGTTTGTAGATATGGGATACCACTCTAGAACTAAAGTTAACTCCGAAGAAAGAGTGGTTAGACTAGACTGCAATAATTGTTGGTATAAATGCATAATACCCAAAGGTGCTAAATACTATGAAGGGATGGATGAGAATAATAGAGAGTCTTACTCATCTGATAGTATCATGGTAATAGAGCTAATTGAAACTGAAAGCTTTTATGAGAAGATTAGGATGAAAAAGGAATATAGTAAGATGCAGAAGAATGATAGAAAGTCTGGAAGATAATCCCCACTATAATGTTTGAAGATATGATAAATCACACAGGTAGGTATGGTTGGGTCAGACATACGTTAGATATAAGTGAACAACAACTAAAGGCCGTTGGAGAATTAGAGATACTCGATGGTGATTTAGTGGTACTGAAAAACTTCGACAACACTAAAGTAATACTACCACACATTACCAATATGGGGCTGGACGCAAAGGCATCTAATATATCAGAGATAGAGTTTACCCCTACGGAAGGATTTATACTTCTTGACATAGGGACAAACATAGTCAATATAGAAGAGCTGAAAAATAAATCATGCGTTTTTATCGAGTACTCCTCTAAGTCTGACGTAAGAATCTGTTCATGCTGCTCAAAGCTCCTTAATGAGGGGACGGTACATATCTGCATGCAGAAGAAATTCGACTCCGTAGAGGAAGCATTTGTAAACAAGGACATGTCTTTCTTCACTTGTAAGCCACGTTCTCTTTAAAAGGGTGATAGGTATCCGTTAAGAACTTTAATTAGCACCTGTGCCCTATTTCAGGGTAGTGGTAAAAGGTGTTGTTTTGTGGGTAAAAGTGGTAAACGGTGGTATAAGTAGTTGAGATATAGCTTATTATAGTGTTTATTCTTTTTAGAAATATCACTCTGTAAATAAAATTAGTCACTTTTTATACTTTGTTATTGTATAACATTGTATGTACACATTTGTGTACAAGGGTGGTATTAGATTTGCATATGTTGATTTTTATTTGTACCTTTGTGTAATGAAAAAATCAATAATAATAGTGTTCGTAGTGTTATGTATCGTAGTGTCATCTTCAGTTGATAGTCACTCAGTTGTCAATGATAGGTGGGAGGCACCAAGTAGTGCCGATACACTTAAAAATCCTTATACTAATAGTGCTGAAACATTTATCGTTGGTAAAAAATTATTTAAACAAATGTGCGCCATATGTCATGGTAATAGAGGTAGAGGTAATGGAATCGGTGGAATCGGTCTACCGACCAAGCCGACAAATCTCACATCTAAGGTTATTCAAGGGCAAACCGATGGTGCCATTTTTTGGAAAATATCTGAGGGGAGGATTCCAATTTCACCAATGGCACCATATAAAAGCATATTAAAAGAAGACCAAAGGTGGGGGTTGGTTAATTATATTAGGACATTATAGATGTACACATTTGTGTACATAGGGATAATTATAATGTCACCTTCGGTGTTTCCTATACTCTTGTGGTGTGGGCTTATATTCATGGTATTGTTTATAGTACAAGCTATGAATATTCAGGTATATGGCAGAATGAGAGGAAATCAATACCTCATTGATAATTTGTCTGAACTTAGTGCGGAAATCCGAATGGAGGGTAATAAGAATTGTTTGAGTTATCACTCTGAGCATATAATGTTCGTTAATGAGACTAAGACTTTGTTTGGGGATTACGTTATATTTGGACAAGCACCCAGTGAACAATATAGTGGCATTGTCTGGCGTGGTAGTACATTGCATTATTTTTTGAAGCGCAAGTTTGTGGAGCAACGAATACCCACTAAATCCTATGGATATGACAGTAGCATAGTAGAGCCTATGTAGTATGTACACATTTGTGTCATAGCATGTTATTTTGTTTAATATATCGGTTAGTATAACTACATAATGGTTGTAGGTTAGTGTAATGATTTAGCTTAATAACATCAGAGACATTTTTAGCTGTGGCCAATGGTATTATATGGTCAACATCCCATGCTACGTTAGGCTTATCGGGGGTACCGTTCCAGTTACCTTTATTATTCCAATTCATCCATTCTTCGAATTGTCTTTCTAAATGTAAGAGTAGCTCTTCGTAAGTACATCCCAATATTAACTCAGTTTTACTTGGTTTAGGTGTACCTATCTGATTAAATGATGCCCAGATGCAGGTTTTAATATTTTTTTTTAGTTTATACAATGGGTCTTGAATTATTTTGTTACGTTGATATTCCCTCATATGTTCTTTATTATTAGCCCTCCATGTTCTTCCGTAGTCTAATTGTTGTTGTTTATTTTTATCGTACCATTCTTTTTTCTGTTTTGCTATTTTATCAGCATTTCTTTTTAGGTATGCTTTTCTTACTTCTTTATTGTATGCCATATTATTTGCGTTTCTTAATAAATATGAGATAATAAGTAGAAGTACACATTTATCATCTTTTATGTACACAAATGTGTACAAAGGTTAATATTCGTGCTTGATTGTTAATCATACAACTAAGGTAGGTATTATATATTAGACTACCAAACTTTTCTTCTACTATTATATGAAATGAAGTTTTATTTGTGTATGTCGATTTTTATTTGTACCTTTGTTGGCATGAATGATAACTCAGTAATGGCAATTATAGCTATATGTTTTTTTGGATTATGGCCATATCAATAAGTACACTTCCAAAAATGGAGGTTGCGAAGGAAAAGACTAAACAATTAGAGTATCAGTGGAAGATTGATTCGGTTGCATCATTAGGTGCAACCCCGTTAGATATATAGGTTTACTGTGTGAAAAAGGTAACGGTATAATAGGACGCGGAAAATCGTTATCTGGTATCCTCATATATTATCATGAGTCTTCGGGCAAAAGTGAGGGTATCTGACCGCAGTTTAATGGATTTGACTGGCGCTCCTGAAGGGAATGCTGGTCTTTTCTATCTGGTAGTTTTAACAACGTGCAGGCGATTTTAGGTCAACGTCCCTCTGATTTCTCCACCATGCTATCTCAATTGGCGCCTGTCTTAATGACACTTCAAATATAAGGACAATAAATGAGACCACCAAATAAAAATAAAAGTTTTTTATTCAGGGTTTTATTTGTATATTTGTAGCATGAAAAAATTCACAACACATTATTTACCTGAAAATGTTCATCTTACTCATATGCGAGAAGATGAACAAGAATTCACTAAGGGTAGAACCAGTACATATATGTGGGGATATACTGATGGTAAACGAGATAGAAACTATGACGGGTATTACAAACATGTTGATATAATGAATATACAATATAGATTATTCACTTGAAATTTGGTAGTGTCGGATTAATTGTTTATCATTGTACTATGGGAAAGAATTATGAGTTAGTAAAGTTTGTTATCCACATGGATGAATTGGGGGATAGAAGTTCTATTGTCGCAGTATCTAAGGATAGGAGCAGGTTGGAAGATTATTGTAATTATACTTTCAATGTTCTAACTGGTAAAGGTTCTGGTGCTGAAATATATCGGGATTATTATTTAATCGTTGAAACTGATTTACAGATAGTATGAAACAGATTATGACATTTTCTAAGGGTTTCTTGGCCTTAGCGATAATTGGCTCTTTGTTGGGGTTTGGGGTTATACTATTAGGTGAGTATTTCGTTGCGAGGGCGATATTATTTATATTGATACTGGCGTTATGTTATAGTGCTGGAAAACTAATTGAAACATTTTAAGTATGAAAACAATACATGAGATATTAGTACTGGTTAATAACGTATTCCATCAAGGGAGTCAAATGGGGTTATGTTCTGCTGCAATGAGTGTAAAGTATGCAAACGATATAACTATGGATGAATTCTTTGTATTCAAGAAATATCTTAAACATTCGCTTATAGGTCATAAGCAATTCTATGATTGGCAAGAAAGAAAGACGATGGATAGTACCAAATTTGCGTGGAAACCCAACACTACTAAGCCAAGAATTGCTTGGTTGGATAAACATTTAGAACTTACAAAATGAAAGACAAGGATTTTATTGGGATGGAGCTTAACGGCTTTATATGTAGTGTACAACATGAGACAGGTTCATTGGAGTGGCATAACCCCATTAATGGGGGGCTTTCGATATATGCCACTCCAAATTACAGTGAAGATAATGTTGTACCATTTGACTACTCAATTGATGGGGATTATTACCATGTATTTGATTTAGAGTTCCCAGAAGGATTGGATGAGGGAACTAAGAAGGACTGGTATATGAATATGTTGCTTGGGGTAATATTAATTGCAACGGTTCACTATCAGAGTTTGGAATTGTCAAATTAATTGTTTATCATTGTAGTATGGAAATTATTAAAGAGATTATTCCGATTAAATTAAGTCCCATGCAAGGACATATGGTTCTTTTCACTAAAGGGCACTATACTAATCACGAGTGTAACCAACTAGAGGGGTTGAGGATGATATGGGCTATTAGGTGTGGTCTGGATTATGAACACACAAAGGATGGTCAATCAGATGAATACATTGCTGATGAATTATTCAGAATTATTCAAAAGTTGATGCCGAATAAGGCAGTCAGAATGTGGGAGATTCTTCATAAGGAATTGGCAAACGGGTCTTACCAATATGAAGGATTAAATGCCATTGAAAGAACCATCATGGTTTATCGGTCTGAGTTGTTTGGTATGCGAGTGAGGGAGAAAGTGGGTAATAAGTGGCATTGGTTAATGACGTTTCCTAAGTCTAAGAAACAAGTACTCAACAGAATACTAAGAGGGAATGGTCGATATAATGATTATAAAAAACTTGTAGTATAATGGAAGGGAAAGACGTATCTTATTTGTGGCAAGCATCTTGTGAAGATGGTATTATCTTAGACTACAAAGAGCTAATTGATGATAAGAAGATGGCAACCATTGCCAATAAGTGTGCGGCCTATGGTTAATAGGACAGCTCTACGTAATTTAGAGAGCTTAGGGTTAATCAAAATGGGGGACATTGATAGAAGTCCGACTAAAGAAGACATTGAGAAATACAAAGAAATATTTGGTAGTCTCGAATAATAAACGTAGATTTGTTTCAAAGGAAAAGACAATGGCTAAGAAAACTGAAAAAAGATTTAAGGTTTGGATTCATATTGAAGAGCAAACTAATGTTAAGGATGGTTTAGGTGAGGGATTAGATGATGTTACCTACGAAGACTTAGAGGAAACGATGAGTGCTGGAACATTTCTTACAGAAGATGAAGCGTGTAAACACATGGACTACCTTAATGCGATGTACATGACAAGTGGGAATGCCTAAGGATTTTGAGATTATTTTTACAAAAACTACAATAGATGAGTGAGAAGGTAGAAGATTTAGGGTTACATTTCAGTTGTACTGGAATGGTATTGGGTAATATGTGGGGTGGGGGGAGTGGTGTCTATGAGACACGTCTTTTTGAGGCTGAAAATTACGACACATTAGTTAAGATAGTAGAGGAGGCGTTTTATGATAGAACTTTAGACAAGGGGTTCGGTTTTGAGAGTCTGGTAGGAGCATTCATGGTAGTAACGGAAAGTCGTTCAATCAAGTATAAGGGTCTTAACTACGTTACCAAATTGTATCGAGATTTTGAAGTGGGACACTTGGAAGAAGAGAGCCTATTGACTATTCAATCATTAGTAGGATATTAAAAATAAATTTGGTGGTTACGAATTAATTACTACCTTTGTATTAAACAATTAAAACATAAAACAATGACGTGGAAGGAAATGTTAGCAGACCTCAAATTATTGAGTGAAGAACAACTGAATCAGGATGCAACTGTATGCCTAATGGATATGGAGGAAGCCATCAAGATTGAGCGATTTGGTGAAATTACCGATGAACACAAATTGGATGGTGTGTTGGATGATGGGCATATTATTCTCGAAATAGATTTTTGATATGAAATTCATAAGACTATTCTTAACAGGTACAGAGCGTCAAACTAATGCCGCGTACAACAAGATATTCAGACTATTACCATCGACTGAAACAAGTCTATGTGAATTTGATGTTGAAGAAGAGAATATGTATGTAGTTGAACTGAACATTCAACCCGACAATGTGGTTGGTCAGATGAATAAGATACCCTTGGTATCGGCTGAAGTAATTGAGTTTCCTGAAGAGGTGCAAGCTATCATTGATACCTTTGTCGATGAGACCTATACGGAGTGTACGAGGATTGAAAATGAATTGAAACCATTGGGTTGGACATTTAATTGGTATCTGGATGCTATACCGTATTACATAAGAAAAATCAAATAAACTTTACTGATATGAAAACAATTACAACTAAGGACATTAAGGCAGGTAATGAACATATAACTTACGCTCAGGAGGGTTCTATTAGTATCAGAGGTAATATCAACGAATTAAAGGCTTACGTTGAGGATGTGAATGAAGCTATTAAGGATTCAGGTAATGAATTGCCAAATCGCATTACGGATATGTTCTTTACCATAGAGGTTGAGTATCAAGCGTTTTATGGTCTCGACTTAGATAATTGGAGTATCGTTAAAGTAGGTGATGAGGTAGAAGAGTTTGTGTCAGAAGGCGAATAAGATTTGGTAGTCTGGAAATTTATTCTTAATATTACATTATGGAAACAATCGTATCAGTAGAAGTAAACGGAAAGACAATCGAACTGTATCAATCGGAGGGTGATTCTAGGGATTGGGATAACGCTTGTCAAATGATATTTGCAGGGGGACATAAACATTATGGAGACAAGCATGATGTGGAGTTTGGTGAGTATAATAGTATGCAACACTTCATCGAGCAAGGTGAGGTAGACGTAAGAAAGCAATTGAAGGATGTTGTTGTTTGCGTACCTATCTATTTGTATTCACATTCAGGAGTGACCATATCAACTTCACCATTTAGTTGTCCGTGGGATAGTGGATGTTGTGGGTTTGCCGTGGTAACTAAAGCCGACATTCGTAAAATGCAAGGTATTAAACGAGTTACCAAGAAACACATTGACGATGCGGCACGTTACCTTGAAGGTGAAGTTGAGACATTAGCCCAAGAAATAAGTGGTGAAGTATATGGTTTCATCATTGAAGATGAGGATGGGGAACATGAGGATAGCTGTGGAGGGTTTTACGGTTCAGACTTGGATAAGAATGGTATGAGTGATTACTTAGACCAAGAACAAATTGATGAATTAACTAACGCATGGTAAATAAATTTGGTAGTATGGAATTTTATCACTATCTTTACAAAGAACTTAAAGACTTAATTAAATGCCTAATCACGTAACGAATATTGTAGATTTTTCAGGGATTGATGCAGAAAAAGCTGCACTTGCACTATATGAAGACGGAGAATTTAACTTTGGTTTTGCACCAATGCCTAAAGAACTTGTAGGGACACGTAGCCCTGCTAAAGTAGTAAGTGAGGCAGAATTAGCTGTAGAGATTGTAGAGTTCGAGGCAAGAGACTATAAGGAAGCGATGGGTCGTAGCTTCAGCCTCACCCGTGAGCAGAGTGATACGCTTATAATGAAGTATGGGACTAACAATTGGTATGATTGGGCTTGTGATAATTGGGGTACGAAATGGGCAGGGTACGATGGAGATTTAATCACTCCAACACAGTGTATGTTTCAGACAGCATGGTCAACTCCATTCCCTGCAATGGTTCTATTGAGTTTGAAGTACCCCGAAGTAACCCTTATAGTTCAATTTTCTGATGAAGATTTCGGTTCTAATGTAGGGACGTATGAAATTTTGAACGGTATTAAGATTGTGGACAATGTACCCGAATATGGGTATGAAAGTCTTGAGATGGCATTCAAAATTCAGGGAGAAAAGGAATATCAATTGGACTGGATTTTTGAACAATTTGAAGATACCAATGAAGGACAAGAAAAGTTCCATTCTGAATTAGATACTAACGACTACATTGCTTGGGCAGCCGACAAGATAGTAGAACTGAGTTATTTACCTGATGGGCATATATCGGTATTTATCCTTAAATACCTTGAAAAACAATCAGTTACGGCACAAAACTTCGAGCTTGCCAAAGATATTAAGGAAAGAATTGATGGAATAGTTGGAGAAACCAAATAAATTGCTTACCTTTGTAATACAAGGATGTAACAATAACACGTAGTAACGGATACTACCCCGAACATAGTGGAATACTGTAAGCGCAAGATAGGAGATGCCTATACGAGGCCACGATTCAAAAATGATAGCTTACATGCAGAAGGGTTCAGTCGCAATGCCGTTAACATCCAACTAAAAAGAATTATATGATATTTTTTACTATACTAATGATGGTCATAAGCATATTCGCTATGATTACCCATATTTTAATCTGCCCATTATTTGGGTTTGGAGCTTGGTTAGCAGGGGTGTTCAATGTAACGACTTCAAAATTAATGGAGTACACGTTAGCAGGTATGATATTACCCTATGTAATATTAGCGGTAGTAGGAATCAGTTTAGGTTGAGACAGGAGTTTGTCAACTTTAACTTCAGTTTGAAAGCCTGCCCTTATGGGTGGGCTTTCTTTTTGAAAAATAAATTTGGTAGTGTGGATTATTATGCGTAGATTTGTTTCACACTAAAGAAAAACTATAAGACATGGGGCAATATTATACACCTGCCATATTAGGCAAAGACAAATTCAAAGGCAAGGACTTACAAATCATTTGGCATGCAAATGCTCATAACTGTAAGAATACTACCACCAGAGGTGATAATAGTACATACGAATCAATTACGGGTTTGAAACTCATGGAACATTCTTGGATGGAAAACGGATTCGTTGGATTGGTAGAAGCTCAACTAACCGATGAACCTAAAAGACTGGTCTGGTCTGGTGATTATGCCGAGCCTGAATTTGAAGGTGGTGCTACTATAAGTAACCTATGCGAGGAGACTTATAAGTCTATGGAAGCAGCACCAACGCTGAATAATTCAGCTATGGAAGGATTTCCTTTCTTGGTAAACCATTCCAAAAAGGTGTATGTGGATAAGCGAAATACACCTTTAGATACTGATGGATGGCAAATACATCCATTACCACTATTAACCTGTGAAGGTAACGGTGGAGGTGGTGGAGACTTCCGAGGTAATGACCCAGACGAGCTAATAGGTAGTTGGGCAAGGGATTTAATCCAAGTAGTTAGCGAAAAGCCAAGCGATGAGTTCAAAGAACTGAAATTTAATTTGGTAGAGTAAAATTATTTACCTACCTTTACACCTATAAACGAGATAAACTAAGTAAAACATGGGATATACCACAAATTTTCAGGGAGAGTTCGGACTTAATAAGGAACTAACACCAACGCTTAAAACTTTCTTAGAGAAGTTAGCCGATACTAGGCGAATGAGTAGGGTTGTAGATGTTGATTTCGGTGTGGAGGGTGAGTTCTACGTGGAGAATGATGAATTGGGCGTTACGGATAACAATAATCCTAGTCGCACTCAACCAGGACTATGGTGTCAATGGATTCCAACCGAAGATGGTATGGGTATTGAGTGGGATTGTAACGAAAAGTTCTACAATTATTCAGAGTGGTTAGTATATATCATAGATACTATTTTAGCCCCTAACGGTTATGTGTTAAATGGTACAGTAGAATACCGTGGAGAGGAATTTAGTGATATTGGTGAGTTAGTAGTTGAAGATAACCAAGTGTATTTTAGACCACATAAGGGGGCTGACATTATGTATGACAAAGACCTTAATCCAAAATCGGTTTGGATGGATAAGGTAGAAACTACCGTAGATGAAGCTGATGTTGACGAAAGTGAAGATGTGCAATTCCTTAGAACTCTGGTAGTCGAACTGGAAAATGGTATGGGCGATGAGGCGATTCAACTCATTGAGGATAAAATTGAAGAAAAACTTGCACAGTCTAAATAAGTTACCTATATTTGTGTCATACTAATCAAAACAACAAACAATGAGCAACGAAACAGTAGAAATGCCTGAGATTAATATTAGTCAAGAGACCAAAGATATTCTTGTGGAATTCGGCTTGGATTTCGAAATTCTGAAAAGAGAAAAGGCCATCATTAATGGGGGGTTTAATGTTCTACCTGCAACAGGTGAAGAGGGCTTAGATTACGCAGCAGACCGTGTACTGGAATTCACTGATGATACCGTATTAACGTTATCGGATTATTACACGTTGATTAATAGTAAGACCATGGAGGAGCTGAACTCTGTGAAAGCAGGGTACACAACATCACAAAACAGTGAGATTGTTGAGATGGTACTTCAGGGTATTGCGGTGTTCGGGGACAAACTATCTGTATATCAGGCAATGTCAATCAATGGGGGTCGTAAAGTTATGATTCAACTAAAGATTGAGGGTGAAGCTATTGTGGGTAAGGATGTTGTTACACGTTATGTAACTATTATTGATAGCAATGATGGTAGTACTGGGCTTAGTGTTGGGGTATCCAATCAAACCTTGAGCTGTATGAATCAGTTTTTCGCATTCTACAAGGCAGGTAGCCGCTTCCGTCACACGGCAAGTATTAAGCAGAAAATTGCAGCGCTTCCAAGTCTGATTACTTCAGCTATGGATAGTGAGATGCAGATTATCAGCAGCTTCAGAGATTTTGAGTCAACAGCCGCCACTAATAAATTGGTGAACCAATTAGTTAATAAATTGGTGGGTATTGACCGTACATGCTCTGAGCGTGAGCTGTCAGAATCTTCAACTAAGAAGATTAACATTATGAATGCCTTGTACGATAATATTGGGCATCAAATGGCTGGGGATGAGAAGGGAAACAATCTTTGGGGTCTGTTTTCAGGGGTAACACGATGGACAACTTATACCAAGCAAGCTCCTACACGAGAGAATGGTAGAATTGAAAGCTTGGCAGGTGGTACTAACTATAAAACCAATATGGATGCTTTCAACTTCTTGAAAGGATATATCGAAAAACTGTAGAATAAATTTGTTTAATTCAAAAAAATTCGTAACTTAGCGATATGAAAACCGAAACAAGAAAGCTAATCAATGGTGCAACCCTCACACTCGTGAAGGATAATAGTATGGATTTCCAGAAAGGGGATGTGGTTCTGGTAACAGACCCATGCTATTGGTTCGATGAGGAAGACAAGGAAGCAGGGTTTGACCTATGGGCTGAGTTCAATTGTGTAATGTTCCCAGAGAACTGGAGTACGCAACCTGATAAAGATAAACTTTGGAAATATTGTACCGTTAAGTATGTAACACGAGAGGGTGTGGAAACTAATTTCCTAATGACCTCTACGGCACATGGGGACGGGTGTTATGATGTTGGAGGGGACGGTGGAACTGAGAGAGTCTCTGGTGGAGAAACGGCAGTTGACGCAGGGTGTTTTGCCGTTGTGAAACTGGAGGAAGCAAAACGTTTTAAGAGCTTCAGGTCTAACTTGGAGACGACAAGCGGCACTGTTATAAGATTCCTCAAAGATGGACAAGTGAATGTGGACGGGGAGAGTATGACGGGGAGTATTGAGTGTGATACCGACCCTGATTGTAATTGTAATATGTGTGGTGAGAGTGCAGAGTGGTGTGAGTGTAACGATGACTTCTGTGAGGTGTGTGGTGAAAGTGAAGATAAGTTTAATTGTTTGTGTGAAGACTGTGATTCGTGTGGTGAGAAAATCGAATATCAAGAAACGTGCAATTGTAATGATGAGGGTTAAGAATGAGTGTATATGTGGGAGGATTGGTCATCAAGGGGATAGCCTTTGAGATACATGGTGAGAGATATATGCATCCTGAATTGGATTGTCATGGTCAAAGATTACATAATGGATACGATTATTATGATGTGTACACTATGGGTACCAAATTGGGGTGTCTGGATTGTATAAATGAAGGTCATCCGTTTTATAAGTTACCAACAGTAGAAGAACTAAAGAAATATTTGGATGGTAAGGATTTTTTTAGTACCTTTAACCCATAATCAAACAATAAGATGAATACAGAACTACAATCATTATTTGATAATCCACTATTCAGTCAATGGACAGGTAGCGGCAAGGTTGTAACCATTTATGATGATGAAGGTACGTTTATCGTACTGGTAAATCAGGGTAAAAAGAATGGTGAGCACACTTATGACATCTTTAGATTTTTTAGCTTCGGCAATTTAGAGGTTTGGAATGTGAGCTGTGATTATGAAGGATGTGATACTAAAGAAGCAATGGATAATATGACCAAATATTACACAGGACAATAATGGAAGAACTTTACATTCGAGCTATCAAGGGAGCGATTCTTAAGCTCAAGAACCCAAAGACATCTGAAGAAGACCGCACTGAAGCAATGAGGGCAGCAGGTAGGAATTTAGGTAAACTCAGGTTAATAAATGAGGGGTTTTATCTTGACTTATTAGAGGAATATAAAACGGTAATACCTTATGACGGGTGAATCTTAAAATTCGTCCCTCTTTATATATCTATTGTTATAACTACATAGAGGTTGTTGATTTTTGAAATGGCATAGTTCTAATAATTCGTTTTCCGTATTCGCTGTTGATAATGGAATTATATGGTCTAAATCCCAACCATGATTAAGTTCTCCATTATATTTACCATAGTTATCCCAATCCATCCAATCCTCCCATTGTGACTCAATATGTAGTTTGAATTCTTCGTAAGTACATCCCAGTATTTTATATGTCGTAGAAGTCTTAGAGTATCCCTTATCTTTGAGTAATATAGAAATCCTACTTCTTAAATTAATTGTCAGTTTATATAGTGGGTCTTTTGCCACCCTATTAGTACGATAATTTCTATTGTATTCTCTAATTTTTTCTCTATTGGAGTCATAGTACTTTTTCTTTGCTAATTTTGTTTGTTCTGGTCGTTCTCTGTTATAAGCTACTAACCTATCTTTATTCTTTTTTGCGTATTGCTTAGTCGTTTCTTTAATTGTATCTTTATTAATAATACGATATTCTTTGATATAAGCCTTTATATGTTCCTTATTAGCTTCACGCCATTTTCTTCTTCTTATTAATCGCGCTTCTTTGGTTTGTTTCATTATGTTGTTTTTATATAAATATGGGGGAACTTGTAAAAATGTTAAGGAATGCATGAAGACCTCCAGAAACAATATATCGCTTGTTTACCAGTATAATTTGGTAGTGTCGGATTAATTGCTTACCTTTAGACTATGAAAAAATTACTACTATTACTATTTGTAGGAGCATTGGGCTTCACATCTTGCGAACTGCCTATTAAGCCAGTTGACGACCCTAAACACAGCACTAACGTGACTCTATTGGAAGCCGTGAAAGATACTGTGCCTGTCCTGATTCAGGATAACATTATCTATGTGTTCAATGAAGATGGCCATGTTGAGTATAAGGTAACCCAATACGACCCATCTGATACGTTCGGTGGAGGTGTTATTATGTGTTTTATTATGTGTGTCATTTTTTTAATATTCATTATGTTTAATAATTAGTAATCATGGCTGAACAAGAACAAAATCAAGAATTACGTTGCTGCTGTTGTGGTAGTGATGATATTGAATTGAAGGTGTGGAAGAACTTGAAGACAGGTCATATTGATGATTCTGCGGCTGATGGGGACGATGACCACTTCTGCAATAACTGTGAAGTGCATGGACAATTTGAATGGGTAGATGTGGATTAACTAAATTTTTATATCTTTGTGGTGATGGATGATGAGTATAGATACGGGATTAAAAGATATAAACAATCGAATTCCAAAGATAAATGAGGGTGGGTGTGGAGTGTTCGCTATCCTATTATGGAATGAACTCCGACAGTTGGATATATGGACACGACCAATAGCCTTTATGGATAAGAAGCCCGTCTGGTCATTGTATCATGTGGCACTTAAATATGACGGTTATTACTTTGATAGTGATGGAGTACACGAGGAAATGACCAAATATGGATATAATATCGAGGAGTGTATGCCACTAGACGTGTTACAAGTTGAAGCTAGTGATGAGGCTCTATGGTCTTCTGGATTTGACCGAGCATTTATACCCAATTTAAGGTCAGAGCTTCGAACATTGGGATTTAGAGTGCTCACCCAGAAGAGGGAAATGGATATAATGGCAACTAATTTTTAAGATAATGAGAATTAATTTGGTAGTGTGGATTTAATTTGTATCTTTGTATTAAACAATTAAAACAATGAAACGAAAATTATATTACACGGTAGATATAGAGTTCTACGATGGGAACGTTGAAATGGGTCCTACTGGTCATAAGCAAGTTAATGTCTATGAAGCTATCGACAACGAAATAAAACCGTTGGTATTGGGAATAGATGCTGACTTGAGTGATGTATCTATCGAGGTTATTCAGAACTGGTTAGAAGATAACGGTTTTGGTGATGTTTATTACGAAACAATTGCACTATAATAATACACTATGGGAACAAGAAGCCTAACAAAATTTATTCAGACTTACAAAGATGGGAAGTCTGGAAAAATAAAGAACCAAAAGATTGCCAGTGTTTACCGACAGTTCGATGGTTATCCATCGGGACATGGTTTGGAGTTGGCAGAATTCTTAACCAGTGGTACATTAGTTAATGGTATTGGAGGTGGACACAACAAAGTGTTCAATGGTGTTGGCTGTATGGCTGCCCAGATGGTTGCAGAATTCAAAGATGGAGCTGGTGGTATCTACTTACGTAACCCTTCAACTATTGCGAACTGGGAAGATTACGAGTATCTAGTATATGGAGACTTCGATACCCAAGAGATTAGACTTAAAGTAAGAAGTATTGGAGGGTATCACGATAACGTCAAAGACAAGTGGGTTTCCAAAGGTAAGACTATCTTTGATGGTACACCTGCCGAATTCCTTAATAGTAAACTGGTAGAAGAGTAATTATGTACACAAATGTGTACATAAGAACTTAAAAGTCAATTTGGTCACATTTTATATACCTATTGACGTATGAGCATAGTGGTTGAAGATTAGTATAATGATTCAGTCTGATTACATCTTCTTCTGATGTTGCTGACGAAATTGGTATTATATGGTCAATATCCCAACCATAGTTCAGTTCACCATTATATAAGCCCCTATTATCCCAGTTCATCCATGATTCAAAGTTAGATTCCAAATGTAGCTTAAATTCTTCAATTGTGCAACCTAAAATCTCATATGTAGTAGATTTTTTTGTATAATTATACATTCTAAATATATTACCAATCATTCTCTTAACTTTTCTTTTTAGTAAATAAATTGGGTCGTTGAGACTCTTGGTTTTATTCCAAGAAGACCTACTTTTACTAATCTTATTCTATCTGACATAACAATATCATTAGTTAAACAATATTTTTTATATTGTTTTCTCATTATTTTTTCCATTAAGAATGTGATTCGAACTGGTTCTGCCTTAAATTTCCGTATATTCATATATATGAAACTTTAGTAAAAAGTCAATAATGTTTGGAAATGTAAATATTTTTACTATCTTTGTTTCAATATTAAAACAACAACTAATGAAAAAGACAAAGACTCCAACTGGTTATGTGATATATAAAGGGCCATCACAGCTTAACGGTAAAGAAATAGTCGCTATTGTTACCATGAAATCGACTAATATAAAAACGGGTAACATGGCTCAATTGTGGATATTATTAGAAGGTCTGAACCCTGTTGAGGCAAGCCAAACCAAAGCTGATGATGCTATTTGTGGTTCGTGTCAATTTAGGCAATCTTTAGGTGGTGCTTGTTATGTGAATATCGGACAAGCACCAGGTATTATCTTTAGAGCCTATAATAAGGGTAACTATCCATTTGCTCACGATTATAGTGTTTTTGAAGGTAAAAGTATGCGATTTGGTGCTTATGGCGACCCTGCGGCAATTCCTTTGGATATTCTAACTAAGTTGAAAGCGGTTGTTACTAATAACACTTCATACACACACCAATGGAAAAATAACGATAATAAAGCATTGAAAGATGTATCAATGGCAAGTGTTGACAACCTATTAGAAGCTGAACAAGCCAAAGAAAGAGGTTATAGGTGGTTCAGGGTAACTAATGACATTGAAACGCTTAGAAGCGATGAAATAATTTGCCCTAACTATACAAGTAACGTACAATGCAAAGATTGTAAGTTATGTAGTGGCAATGGTGCGAAGGGTGCAAAGTCTATTGTAATACCAAGTCACGGCTCATGGAAAGGTAGGTTTACGGAAGTAACAAGTCACGCTTAACGTATCTATTAACATAACTACATAACGGTTGGAGATTGTTGAACTTGTTAAGGTTCAATACTTCTTCTTCTGTTATTGCGGAGCTACTAGGTATTATGTGGTCAATATCCCATGTCTTATCAGGCTCTACGATACCATCTTTAGGGTTACCATAATTATCCCAATTCATCCAATCCTCCCATTGTGATTCGATATGTGATTTGAATTCATCGAATGAACACCCCAATATTTCGTGGGCTTTAGATTTTTTAGTATAACCGCCTTCAACTATTTTAAGGCGTATTAGGCTCCTGACGTTTTTACTTAACCTATATAGTGGGTCGTGTTTCCTTTCATGGTATCGCTTTAAGTTGTATTGTAACTTAGCGGTTTTATTCTCTACATATCGATTGCGGTCTTTTCCCCTCATCCAATCTCGATTATCTTCTCTATATTGCTTATGGTATTCAGTCCTAACGTCTATATTATCTTGATAATACTTAGCATTCTGTTGACTTATTCTATCCTTCATACATAATTTACAATGGTATTTGTATCCGTCTGGCGTATTTTTATTCTTATAGAATTCGTTAAGTGGTTTTTCTATTTCACATTTACTACATATCTTCATGGTTAGTCTTTTATATAAATAGTGATGAATGTATGAAAGTCTTCCCACACATGGAAGTAATTAAAGAAAATTTGTATAAGTCGATTTAATTACTTATCTTTACGCTATGAGTAAAGAAAGAAGTATATTCCATTTACATCGATACACACCTATTGTATCGATGTATTGGACTTTTAGTACCCGTAAAATCATTTATGAGTGTCAATGTGGTAAGCGTGAGGTTAGACAAGTCTATCGTAATTTTGGAGATGAATTTCCGATAGATACAGCCATAATGTTAAGTAATACCGACTTTAACGCAATATTAAATGGTGAAGAGTATGAGTATCTTAGCGAGCATATGGTAATTTTGAAAAAATATTTGATTAAGGACTAATACCTACGCATGGTTCATGGTCGAAACGATTTGATGAGGAAAAAGTTGCATAAGTCAAATTAATTACTTATCATTGTACTATGGAAACAAAATACGAACAAGTTGAGGTAATAGTGGATAGTATGATAGATGACCTAAAGATGGTTACTAAGGTACTATGTACCGATGAGGACTTTGATAAGTGTGAAGATGAGGCATACGAAGTCCCACGATATATTACTGCTGATAAACACGGGTTTCATTTGGAGTACGCTATGCTATCTATTGAACATGGCGGTACGATTAAGTGTAAGGCTCTTGGTGAGGACTTCGGTGAGGAACTTTCACTTACCGTTAATGAATTAAGTTGGGGTGAGATTATTGAATTACATAATCAAGTATTTGCCGTTTAATTTGGTAGTGTGAATATTAATCCGTACGGCAATGGCTGAAGTGGACGTAACTCAGCAAGGATTTGTTGAAGCTATTGATACAGCCGTTACCTCTGCGGCAAATAATTATTAATCAAAGTTTGGTGGTTACGAATTAATTACTTACCTTTACGCTATGAGCGACACAATAGAAGTAGGTAGATGCAGCGAATGTGATTCAACCGAGGTTGATGAGTTGCGATGGATAAATGTCAATACTGACGATACTACGGGTAGTGGGGGTGATGGGCATAACAATGAATGGTGCAATAATTGTGGAGAATACACAGAAATCAAATACGCAAACGAACCAATACCAAAATGAATAAAGGAGCAGTATTATTAAGTGCGGTAGGTGAAAGCAACATTGCCGTTATCAATTGTAGGGGGCTAACCCCCGAAGAAGTGAATACTAAAGTAGTTACCGCTTTAGAGGAACATTACGATGAGGCGGTTTTGAATGTTGATTTTGATTGGGAGGAGTTCGACAATAACTATAAGCCTGATACTATGGAGGTTGAGTTTGAAGATGGGCGAAGAAATGTAGAGGTTGAACAAACTTGGATATATTGAGATGAGCAGAGTATTACGAAATAATTCAGACGGCTCAATTAGTCATATTAACGTAGGACATTACAATGGTAACTCGTTCTATATAACTACGGCTGACTATGCTCGTATAGTCGGGATGGATGCCGATAATACTGAAGAATATTATCGGACTCAACATGCAGGTTGTGCCGAGGAGGACATTCAAGATTTAATTGAACGTTCAATCACTACCGAATTTTTACTATATCGGATGGCAGTTGAAACGGGTATCACTAAAGACCCTTGTATAAGATATGATGGAGAATATCACGAAGTAATAAGACCAGAAGTGAATTAAATTTGGAAGTGTGAAATATTATGCGTAGATTTGTTTCTCACTAAAACGATAAACATGAGCGCAACCATTTACACCACACCCGAAGACATTAAAGTGCCAACAGTAGATTTTAGCGATATGGCTAAATATCGCAAAGACGAACAACGATACATTAATGAAGTTGTATCGTGGTGTAAAAAGTATGGTAGTGGTAATCTACGTGGAGAAGAAATTTCAATTCCACACGCTGATAGTGCTGCCTACTATGTAATACAATCACTAAGACCGTTAGTATTACTTAACCTGAACATTGGCGATGCTTGGGATAGTCCACACGCTGACCTCTTAACCGCAAAGCGCGTAAAAGAAATGGTTGAGAATAAAAAGGCTATCGAGAAATTATTCCCACCAAGACCATTAGTTTAATTTGGATATTAGAAAACTTTTACTATCTTTGTACTGAACAATTAAAATAAGAAGCAATGAGCGTTAAGCTAAAGAAAGGTGAGGACATTACAATTAATATGCCGTTCACCTATACAATTGGGGATGAAGGACCTGTATCGGGTAAGATACTGGAAACCATTGAAGATTGTGAGAATGAAGTTATACTTGAACTTCATCGTGGGGACTTTGGGGATGTTTTTTTAACCGCAGAAAAATGAAACGAACAGTATATTACATAGCAAGACGCATTAGTTCAGACGAAAGTACCATAGCTATCATAACTTGTACTATGGTATCAGATGGTGATGCTGAGACTGCTATTAAGAAAGCGGTTAAGGTGTGGGCTACAACCAAGGCATCTACCACAACTTTGAACTATACTGGTGGAGATTTCAACTACGGTGATTTGGCTATTGAGAGTAGTTCAGAATTGGTTACTTGTTTGAAAAATGTTGGCATTACTAATTTAGTGGTTCAAGTCATTTCATTGGATGGTGATACGCATAATTTCGACACAAACCTAAACGGTTAAAAGTGTCTCATTAGATTTGGATATGTCATTTTAATTACTTACCTTTACAATATAAACATGAAAACATTCGGACAATTAGTATTAGCATTGGTGTTGGGAGGGCTTAACGTCTTCTTAGGAGCGCAAGTCTTCCTAACATTATGGAGTTGGTTTATTGTAACCACGTTTAGTGAATACGGAGTTCAACCGTTACTATGGGTTGAGGCATTTGGAATCGGCTTACTGATTGCGCTGATTAAATTCAGTGCGACTGATATAACTGATGAACAAACGAACAGAACCTATTCGCAAAATATAACGAGAGCCTTAACCGTTACATTTGTATATTTGTTGGTATTGGCTATAGGTTGGATTACCTTTCAATATATGCCAGTATGATGGAGCGTTACAAATATGAGTACCACGGATGGCAGATAATTGTCTACATGAACGGGGACATCAAAATATCTCGCAACGGTGAAGATAGAACCTATGGTATAGGCGTTATTGCCAAGATTGAACAGAACAAGGAGTATGTATATCTATACTATCCTGAAGGTAATTTTGTTCAAGTAAAATTCGAACAGGCAGACTTCTTAGTGATTGATGAGTTCAATTCAGATGGCGAGTTCGTGGATAGTATCGGCTCACACGTATTTGAATTAGATTTGGATATGTCATTTTAATTACTTACCTTTACACTATGTCAAAAACAATAAGATTAACAGTTAACCTCACGTTCAGCGAAAAGGTTGTAACCGATGAAGATATGCAAGAAATTGTAAACAACGTAGGCGAGGCTATCGACTATCAGATACAAAAGATAGGTGTTGCCCCCGAAGAAAGCGATGTACTAACCGATGTGGTTGAAGTAATGAACCATTTTCAGGGGCTAAATACCATAAATCATTCAATCTATGATAGTGGAGTATGTAAGTGTATGGGACGGTGGTTATGAAGTTAGAAGCTATTGCGACTATGACCCCGAAACAACAATAGTTAGCAATATCGAACAAGTTGATGTTGAAGAGAAATTGACAAATTATTTGGAGATATGAAAAATAATACCTATATTTGTTTTATCAAGTTGGCAATATTGCTATGAACATCTAAAGATTAGAAATTATCGGACAAAGACATCAACTTTTCATTAAAATTGCCAATCCAGTTAAGAATGACATCTTTAGGAATGAAGATTTAACAAGAGCCAATAAGATATTTGGTAAAGGTAAATTCACAGTTTTGGCGTTTCACCACCAATGGTTATATGGTCAATCTGCTGTTGTTAATGTGATTGAGACACTTAAAAAGTGTAATCCTGAAACCGCCACAAGTTATTCACCATTTGCAGTAGATGGTTGGAATGGAGATTTAGATACGTGGTTGAAGCAAGTTACGGCTATCATTTCCGTACAAACCAATCCGCTACACCCAAGAGGTATCGGGTACGAGGGGTTTTGGATGCTGAATGAATCAGACCCAACCATGAGAACTCATTGTGATTATGGCGATAACAACGATGGAATTACGGTGATTGATGCTATTGAGCAAAAGTATTGCATGATGAACATCTACGATGAAGACCATGAGTATATCCATATTTCCAATTTACCTAAGTTATACCCGTCAGATACAAGGTCGTACTTAAAATTGTATTACCCCGAAATGATGGTTAATTGTAAAGACTATTATAGTCATCGTAAGTTTTCAGATGAAAAGATAAAAGAACTGGTAAAGACTAATGTTCAAGACAATGGCAAATTAAATGTCATTACGAATAAATACGATGTTTTGACATTACCTGAATTGAAAAAGATTTTTCCTGCAATGAGAAAACAGTTCGCAGAATCAAAACTGTTAGTGTCCTAAGCAACCACTATTTATTATGGAAATTGGCGATAAAATTATTTGGTCAGACCATTATGGTTATGATGTGGGTTGGCTTAGTAGTCAGAATAACACTGAGGCTTCATTTAAGCTCATTACAGGCACTCGAAAGGGTGCAACGGTGTCCAAACCTATTGAACAAGTAGAAGGGTTCACAGAGGAGAACTATGAGCGCCATTCAAAAAGATTTGGGGAAAAGATTTGGTAGTGTGGATTTAATTGCTTAGATTTGTTTCATGATACTACGATTCAGAATACATTACGATGATTCTTCATATTGCTGCCCCGATTGCGGTAAGCCTTGCGAAGAGTGTACACCTATTGATTGGGGCTACGATTGTCCCGATTGTGACATTCATTTTGAAACACCTGACGTATGACACAGAACGAGAAAGCGGTAATCAGACTTAATAGTATTGACATTCCAGCCTTTGAGGATAACGATACCGTATATATAACGGTTGAGGAGACTAATTTAGAGATTGCGATATACGAAATTGAACACCAAGCAACGAGATTTAACGAGTGTATTAAAGAAGACCCAACTTATTTTGGATAATATTTGGTAGTTACGAATTAATTACTTAGCTTTACACTATGACAAACTACAAGATTAAATGGGAGATAGACATCGAGGCAACGAGCCACGAAGAAGCAGCTAAAAAAGCATTAGAACTCCAAAAGGACGATTCATCGTTAGCGACTATCTTTTCGGTAACAGACATGAATGGTTACTGTAAAGAAATCGATGTTCAGATTCAAGATGAAATGATTGACCATATTGGCAACATCAAGCGTATCATTGGTAGGTATGGTTATTTTACTACCTTTGATGTTGAGGCTGATAGTTCACCATCGATTAATAGTATAGGTAATGTGATGCAATTGGCTGAATGTTTCTATCTTGACTACGCTACTTGTACTACATATATCGGTAGTAGGGAAGAGAGCGAAGAAGATTTAACCTATGAGCAGTTAGGTTCGGTTGACCCATTTATCGTAGAACATATCTCTTCATTAGCTGACGATTGGGAAGCGGAAAGTCTTAGAACGGAGAAAAGAATTGCTAATTAATTTGGTAGTTACAAATAAGTTACCTATATTTGTTTCACACTAACGAAAACTATAAGACATGGCATTAGAATTGAGGAAGGTTAAAATACATAATGATATGAGCGAAGAAACTACGTGTTTCTCTGCTGAAATGTGGGAGAATGGCGTTCATATCGGCTATGTTAAAAATGATGGTCGTGGTGGGTGCGATAACATTACTCCTACTAAGGATAATGCTAAATTGGCGTATAGCTACGAAGAGGACTATCGTAAGGACTATAACTATGAGAACTTTCCCATTGCGCATTTGCTCGATGAATGGGACACGGTTACTCGAAGCCAAGCAAAGAAATTGGTGCTGAGGGAAGATGCCACGGGAAAACTATTTACATTACCTTTGGGTGGGCTATCAATTGCCAAGTGTAAAGGTAATCCAAAACTACTAAGTCAATTGATTGGCATTGCCCAAAAACAAAAAGACTTAGGGTTCACAGTAATTAACCGAAATATAACCTTACCAATTAAATAATATGGGAGCGTGTAGTTTTGAAGTAATTTATGTGGCAAAGACCGCACAAGAAGCATACAATAATGCGGTGGAAGATGCTATATTTGAGGATGGGCACAACCCGTATAATGGTACAATATCAACCACTGACGGATTCAGTATGGCTAAGGATGCGCCACGCTACGGGACTAAAAAATTCCAAGAATGGGAGAGTGAGAAGGATGAAGCAATGGAGAAACGGTCATGCCTATGTGTTGAGGTAAAAGGTGTAAAGGCTAAACAGTATAAAACAGGTAGGGGGATGAAGGTCTTTTATTTCTTTGGGGTGGCTGCCGAATAAATTTGGTAGTGTGGAAATTTTTACTTAACTATGTGGTATGTTAATCGTAGCAACAATATTTTTTATAGGTCTTCTTGTAATTGCGATACAAACAATTATTAAAGACAAAACCATAATGCGATGAACACATTTGTGTACATGGGGTTGTATATCTCAATTTAATTACTTACCTTTGAATTATGAAACAAAACGAAGGTATCACAAAAGAAGACGTATTAGACGTAGCTAATCAACTGAATCTCGACCCTACCGAAGCAGAAATACAAACTGTTATCGCGGAGTATAATGATGAGGCTGATGCTGACCCAACAGGTTACTGGCGCATCTGGATTGAGAGTTTACTATATAACAATGACGTTAAAAAGAAAGTGAAATGAAAGACGTAATAATTGCCATGTTGATAGGAGTAGCGACTGCGCTATTTTTAGAATTAATAGGTCTTGACATCACCCAACTATTATGGTGGGTTAGTATGTTACTGATAAACACAGGTCTGACCATTCTTTGGAAACTATCAGATTAAATTTGGTAGTGTGGAAATTTTTACCTATCTTTGAAGTATAATCAAAAACCATATAACATGAAAAAGTTTCTATTAGTAATGACAGTAATGTCATTATCGTTTTCGACCTTTGCCGATAATGATGATAAGTACCAAGACCTTGTTGATAGGCTTGATGTCATCGAACAAAGCACCGATACGTTACCCGTGTCCATTGTGGATAATTCGGTATTCATATTCACTAAGACTGGTGATGTGGTGTACGCTGAAATCCCTAAACCTGCCGAACCTCTAAGCACTGCGGAGATTCTTATCGGTTTCCTATCGGTGATACTCACTTTAGCTTACTATTTGGGTTGGTTGCACTAACCATGTGGACAGCATTTATATTTACCAATACTATATCATTCATGCACATAGCATTGATAAGTAACTTCTTCCAATTCGGATTACTGTTCGTAGATTACATAATAAACAAAGAATAATGGCGACAAAAACTTGGAAAATAGGTGAATATGCCAAAGGTGGTGTAATAACTACTGAAGTGAGAGGCACTAAGATTGTCGTTATTGGCAAGGATTGGGACTTCAGTACTGGTAGTCGCAGAAGCTCTAACCAAAAGAATGCCAAAGAATGGTGTAGGTTAGAACTTGAAACTAAAGGTAAGAACATAAGACGTGAAGTCCAAATGTTCATTGAAGATATTACTACTTCTTATTATACTGACCAGATTATTAAGTGGTTTGAGAGTAAAGGTGTAGAAATGTCAAATTCTATTTGGTAGTGTCGTTTGTTATGCGTACTTATGCAGTACACTAACAAACACAACACATGACACCACAACAAGAGGCAAGAGAAATCGCAGAAAAGTTTATTGGCCAATCCTTTACCTTTTTAAGTGCATACGGTAATATGGAAACCCTATGCGCCTATGATTTGGGTTATCGTTTCAGGTTCAACAATAAGAAACGAGCCGTTGGAACTTGTAGTTACCGAAACAAGACAATTGAACTTTCGCTGCCTATTATTCTATCAAGATAAAGGTAAGCGACCTATGACACTAACTATTCTTAAACGAACAAGCTAAGACGTTGTTGTGTGGGATGGATGAGCCGAAAGGCTCATTTATTCGGCTCATATTGTAACAACATACACACGACAATAGGGTTCGGTATCCCTTATTGCCTGCTAAGGTATGGAAAAAAAATGACATACACAAGTTTATTTTTTATTTGGTAGTATCAAAAGTTTTACTATCTTTGTTTCATACTAAACACAACGACAATGGAAACCTCAATTTTCAGATTAGAACATACCGATACGGACAAAATGGGGGTGGGCTTAGGGCCTTATGTAACACATAATTGCGTAACACATAATTGCGTAACACATCCTTACAGTAAAAATCGTGATTTGTGTGCCGCACATAACAATTTTTCATATCCAACACCATACGAAGAAGGTATTAGAGATATGACGCAGTATGATTATTGTGCCTGTACCTCTATTGATGGATTATCAAATTGGTTTGGCGAATGGTTAGAAGATATTATATCAGAGGGGTTTGAGGTGGTGGAATACGTTTTACATAGTAACGATATACGGTTAGGTGATAGACAATGTATATTTGATTTTCGAAAGGTAATCAAAAAGAAAAGTGTTACATATTTGGTGGTGTCGAATTAATTACTTACCTTTATCATTGAACAAACACAACGACAATGAAACAGAATATACTAAGTGAAGAATTAGGCAACGCAGTAGACCTTATTTGTACGCACCTAATGGAAACTAAAGGAACGCAAGAGACAATACACCATTGCGATACAATCGGGTTGAATTATGGCTATTGTAAAGGGTGTGAGGTTGAAAACCCAATAATTGAAACTTATGAAAATTGTACTTGCGCATTATGTGGAACGGAAGTTGCCCGACCAGTAGAGGATGCCAAATATACGGAGTATCAACTATTTCTATTCGGGCAACTTCTATATGCAAACCTTGAAGGTTGTGAAATTGCTGACTTGGCATACGATATTATTTTCCCAGTTATAAAGCATGAGTTAGGTATGTTTCTTGGTGGGTTATTTGATGTTGATACTCAGTCAGAATACGATTGCATGAATGAGTATTTGGCTGCCAACATTGACCGAATCTCAATTACTTTGGCTGACCATTCTAACATTTGAAGTTAAATTTGGTAGTGTCAGATTAATTGCTTATCATTGTATTGACTTAAAACAACAACGATGAAAATAGATGAAGTAGAAGTATTGGGGGTTGATATTGTATTCGATGGTAAAATTGATTACGGAGTGGTCAATTGGGGTTCTATTACTTTACAAAACGATGGTCGAGAATTTATTTTAGACCCTTACCAATCTAACATACTGTTTGAGGATGGACAAACTACAATATCTTCGGACTTACATAAAGATGAAGAGACATTTCCTGACTGTAAATGGGATTTGACTAAAACAGACCTACACGGAAAATTGGATGTGGCGGTAATGTATGTGGATGAATTTGATGAAGAGCCTGAAAGTATCACACTATTTGTTAAGTTCATTAGTAAAGATGGTACGGGCATGACCAAAGCAATTGATTTAGATTTGGAAGTGTAGATTATTTTACTTACCTATGTACAACATGACAGACGCACTACTTTTAGCTATCTTTGAATGGACATTAATAATCTCATTAGGAGGGTCTTTAGGATTTCTTGCTTTCCATGTCCCCACTTTACTATTCGATTACATAGCCATTCGCAATATTGAGAAAAAGATGATTGGTCGGTACATTGATAGTGGCATGGTTGCAAAACAAACTTGTTGGTCGGCTAATACAGAACATAATGACTGTACGGTATTAGCACGAATGGTAGCGTTTGATATGTCTTACTCAGATGCACACAAGTATCTTGAAGTTAACTTTGGTCGTAAAGAAAGGGATGGTGTACCGACACTATTATATTATGAAACGCTTAGATGTCTATATAAACGTGGCGATGTTGTTAATGGTAAATACTTTACAAGTGCCATTGACGACCCTAAGAGAGCCAATGGCACTCAAATGATGGTTAAGGACTACTTAGAGAAAGATGGTACGTATATACTATCTATAAATGGTCATACCCTATGCGTTAAAGATGGTGTACTATTTGATTCAACCACTAAGACATTTAGCTACAACGCAGTTGTATTTCTTGAAAATAAAGTAGAAAACTTTGACGAAAGTTTGCAATTGTCAAATTAATTTCGTATATTTACAGTTCTAAACAATTAACCTTAAATTATATCACGCATGAAAAAAATGTTATCAGTAGTATTAATCCTGTCTATTCTTATGACATCTTGCGCAGACAGTCTGACCTATGAGAATGGTCAAGGACAAAAAGTAACCGTTACTTCAACTGGAGTATTCAATAAAGGCGATAGAGACCCTAACGTGAACTATGAGTTGTGCGTTGGTAATGTGGTTTGGTCAATCATTTTGGTTGAAACCTTCTTTGCACCCGTTTACTTTGTCGGTTGGTCAATTATGGAACCAGTATCTGTAAGACAACAAGTTATAATCGTAAGACCTGAAACAACATCGGAAATAAACGCTAAAGAAGTGCGCAAAGACAGTCTAAGACGGCAAGCATCGGCAGAACAAGCAAAGGTGGGTGAAAAGATTGAGGCACATTTGGATGCCGCAAGCAATGCCTTTTTCGGGAGCAATGAACCCGAACCTGATACGGAATAGTATCATATAACATATTAGAATATTTAAGGTGGGATTTTTCTCACCTTTTTTTTGGTGGTGTGGATTTAATTGCTTATCATTGTATTATGCCTAAGTGGTGGAATTGGTAGACACGCTGGACTTAAAATCCAGTTCTTGATAAAGGAGTACGGGTTCGATTCCCGTCTTGGGTACAAACATGGTAATATCGATAGAAACAGATTTGGTGATTCTTATTATGTCTTGAAAAATTAACCTAAAATATTACGATAAAGGTTTGGTAGTGTGGATTTAATTGCTTACCTTTATGATTCAGATGGGTGTTAAGCGATAGGGGGGGCAAGACCATCAAACTCCGACCCCTAACCCGACACTGGGTTTATTCATGTCAAGAGGTAGTGTTCACTGACTTGACTACTTTATTAATGTTCTTTGAAATAAGCGGTTAGACTTAGTAATAAGTTCCACTGAATGTATTGAGTTAACATTATCGGGTTTATAGGGAAATGACCATACTTACCTATTTTAGAATGTGTTAGATACACACATTTACCTTTAGTTGCAGTAATACTCATACCTAACCGCAAATACTAACCATGAATTGACATGGTGATAACGATATGGCGGAGCGGTTTAACGCGGAGGTCTCAGTCCAAATGATTGTGTGTGGGTGAACTCCACACTCTTTAGCTCATGGACGAAAACCACTAACTTTAGTAGAGAAGCTAATATCAAACAAGTTCACAGGTTCGAATCCTGTTATTGTTATTTCCGAAAGGATAGAATCGTAGTGTGGAGTAAGGGGAGGTAAGTATACCTCATTGAGGCAATCCCGACCACTTAGCAGTCAAAGGACTTCGGTACGATTATTTTTAATTAATGTTTGGTAGTGTGGATTTAATTACTTATCTTTGTATTAAATAATTAACATAAAAACAATTAACATGAAATTTGTAGTGGCTCTTAAATATGCTAAGATGTTGTGTGGTGATGGTGACTATAACACAGAATATCATAGAGGTGTATGTGAAATACTGGCTGAAATATACGGAGAAATGGATGTTCCGCATGAAGATAGAACTCAGCAGATAGCCGATATGTTAAACGTTACCATAAATCCATGAATTAACGTTTGATAGTATGGATTTAATTACTATCTTTGTATTAAACAAAAACAAAAACAATGTCGAATAGAATTAGTGATTTATCAGAGGACGAAATGGAAGATATGTTGGAACAAGTAATTGGCGACAGTTACACGTTAGTTCCTTTTCCTGAAAGCCAAGCATACATGACCGAGCCGTGGTTCGATGAAGAGGCTTCGTTGGATGTGGCGATGCTTGCAGGAGATAGTGCTTATTTCATCCCAACAAAATATGTGTTGGACGTTGAAATTGATGAAGATTAAATTTGGTAGTGTAGAATATTTTACTTAACTTTACATTATGACAACAGCAATAATAACAATCACACCAGTAACCAACATTAAAAATAATGTGGTGGTTAGTATGAATAAGGTTGAAACCGAATTCTACGATGCTAATATGGATATGCTCACATTCTATAATGTTAAAACAGGTAAGACACGTAAGGGAAACCTTATGACCGTATCACTCTATGATGATAGAATAGTCAGAGAGGATAGTAGATACCATATTCTACATATGTTAACCAAAGGATAATTTGGTAGTGTGGATTTAATTGCTTACCTTTGAAGTATTGATTGGTTGCGCGAGTGTAGATAACAATGACGTTGACCGACTTAGGGAAATAGTAGGAGAACTACAAGAGTTAGAAGCATAAAGGTGTTGGTGTGTGAGAGCCGCCCATGATACACATTTGTGTACATGGCGGCTTTTTTATTACTCATAACTTGCAAGTATCAATTCTTTTGCGTATCTTTAAGAAAAACAAAACACAATGGCAAAACCAGTAACATATTTTGATATTCAGATTGGTGTTAATATCTTGGGACTTCCTGAGTATCATCGCATTTTCTTAAACGATGATAAACCAAAATACACCAAAACGCGATGAAAATTACAGACCATAGAACAAGACAGTACGCGGCATTCTTAATGATATTCGCATTGTTCAATTTAATAGGGTTGGGGGATACAAGCATTGTTCTTGTCAGGTAGTCCAATAGGTGGGGCTTTTAACTTCGCTGATTATAGCTTTATCGGTTGGGTCGTTCAGCTATTATATTGGGTAGGACTTTCCACTTTATTTGGTAGTGGTATAGCAACTGAAGTTACATAACGTTTGGTGGTTTCAATTGTTTGTTGTATATTTGTATAGTACAAAATGGCAAAGCAACGCAAACATACTATCACTACGGAGCAAATCAGTAAGATGCACCGCAAGGTAAGTCGAGAGGAAAATCTGGGCGATGGATGGGTTGCAACCAAAAAGGTACACGCCTCGAAGAAAACCTACAACCGTAGGAAAAATAAACACAATGACTTGGATTAACAAATATGGAGATATTAAGGTGGTATGGAATTGTACAAGGCAATCTTATACTGCGTGGCGTAACGGTAAATGGATGGCCGTGGCCTACAAGTTCTCACATATTAAATGTTGGCTTGGAAATGATTATAATTTGGTAGTGTCGGATTAATTGCTTACCTTTACAATTCACTAATCAATAAATAACATGAAAAAAGTATTTGGGTTTACACTAATTGTACTAATGGTCGCTATGACCTCTTGTTCAGAAACAACTATTTGTTGTGATTGTTCCAACGCGAATGGACTGTATGCTGGACAAAGTGAAGTTTGTTTCGGAGATAACCTTGCATCACAGGGAAAAGACCAAGACGATTGGAGGGATTGGATGGAAGGGAGTTCAATAGGTTGCAACTGTAACTAAGACGTTGTTGTGTGTAAGAGCCGTCCATGTGAAAGCATGGCGGCTTTTCTACATTAAATTTGGTGGTGTGGATTTAATTGCTTATCATTGTAGTACACTAACAAAAACAACAAACATGGACGCATTAGTAATAGGAGAAAAGATTGACGAGACAAAGTTGGGAGACCGACCAATTGACTGTAACGAAACATTAGCGCAGCTTAAAGCCTTTGGCGGTTGGATGGGTACAGGTTCTTGGGGTATGCACAAGCTGATTAACTGTGCCAACAAAGCACTTAGAATGACCGTACAAGGTCGCCTATTCAAAGGACACGTTTATATTAGCGTTAACGGTGCTGACCTTTACGATGTAACTTTTTGCAGCAATAGAGGCACAATTAAGAAAGTACTGAATGATGTTTATTTCGATGACCTATTCAGACTTATGGATTATGAAATTGAAACACCAAAACCATAAATATTTGGTAGTCTGGATTATTAGTTATATATTTACATAAACAAACAACAAATGATTTACGCAGGTATAATATTAGGTAGTTATTTCTTATTTCTTATTCATAGCCATCAAAGTCGTAACCGTAAAAAGCTAAAGCAATGTCAAGATTCAAAGTAGGTCAAACCGTTTATATGGGTCGGGATAAAACCCTTATAACACTTATTGTTAAGAGGGTTATAAAAAATCCACTATTACCTATTAGACAATACGGATTTGAAGCCCCAAATGACGGATTTATATGTGGCGAACAATCAATCAGAAAATCAATTAACGGTAAAGACCTAAGAGTTAGAGACTGTTTTATTGATTAAAGTTTGGTGGTGTGGATTTAATTGCTTATCATTGTAGTATGAAGCAACTTACAAAAGTAGAAATCATTGACCTCATATTCACTAATGGATATGAGAAGAAGCCCGAAAGTCGAGCAATTAATGTAACCAATAGTGGCTACCAATCAGGATGTTTTTATTACGATAAAGAAACTAATCGTAAGTGTGCCGTTGGTGCTTGCATGAACGCCAAAGGCATAAATGACTATGGCGAATTTGGTGGTAGTGTTGAGGGGTTAAGCGAGACAATCAAAAATGGTACAAGAAATCAACTGGATGATTATCTCTACAAGAAATATAGTGGACATTCAATTGATTTTTGGCTTGAGGTTCAAGCCTTACACGATGTTGCTGCATATTGGGATGAGAAAGGTCTTAATTTAGAGGGTAAAAGAGTCAAAGACCAGTTGATAGAAGACCATTCCGAATAATATTTGGTGGTGTGGATTTAATTGCTTACCTTTAGTATCATGGAACAAGACACATACACAACAGACGTTATCTTCAGAAAAGAAAAGGACAAAACTATTGTCGCAATCTTTCCCTATTCAATTTATAACCAAAAAGGTTTAGTTGACTGTTACGCCCACTTAGGACAACATAGTGGATGCGACTACAATCACATGGTCAACACCACTAAATTAGCTACTCCAGTAGAATACGCTGACCTGAAAAAAGAATTAGAAGGGGTTGGATATAAGTTCAGGGTTATCCGTAAGCGACATTATAATACGTACATCAATAGGGTGTACGGCATTCGTTAATATCCGTACACATTTGTGTATATGGATTCTTTTCCGTACCTATGTAGTACACTAACACAACAACGATGAATATTCAAGACCTACAAACAAAACTCCGTACTATTCCACAACTAAAAGACTTTGTGTGGACTGAGGATAATTATGGTACTATGGAAGTTGGCACTAAGACCTTCAAAGATAGTGGCAAAAATGAATACAAACTTGGTAATCAGTATTCTATTTTCCTTGCGCACATGTATGAAGGTCAACCAACAAAAGAATTCTTTTATATAATCATGGCAAGAAGTTCAGAATGTCGAGGCTTTAGAAAACACTCATTCTATACTATTGAGTTTAACAAAAGATTCATTAGTGGTAATAGCGTTGAGATAGTTTTCGCTAAGTTCAACGAATTGTTTACAAATACACGAAATCCTTACGAATTCTTATAAAAAGATTTGGTGGTGTCAAAATAATTGCTTACCTATGCAATACACAAACAACTACTATGAGCAAATCAATTACAATAGAACAATTCAAGGAAATATACAAGGCATTCCGTCCACAAACACAACAGACCTTAATCACACGACACGCTGATGAAATTCTATTTGAGGAAGAGGTAATATTCTCACAAGAAGAAATAGCCGACCTTAGACCAAATGCTTCGACAACACAAGCCCAAGTATTAAATAACATCTTTGGCATTGCCGATAAAGGTCTGAAATGTGGAGACATTGTTAAGCTGATTGCATTTCCCGAAAACAAAGACTATTGGATATGTACCAATGTTAATACTAACTCAGGAGAAGTGGGTTTCCCAATAGGTTCTTACTTCGTGGTTATGAGTAAAACCAAGACTACGTATCAAGGTGGAATAATGCACACACTTGGAACAATTGAAGGTAATAGATTGGGTGGTTTGCCTGACGAATACATGGAAAAGGTGGCATTATTTATCCCAAATGATAAATAAAATTGAAGAAAAACTTGCACAGTCCAAATAAGTTACCTATATTTGTTTCACACTAAAGCGACAAGCACCATGAACAACAAAACAAAATTAGTAATCCTTAAAACCCTTATCAACGATGGCGGTTCAGCTACATTTGCAAGGGTTGAAGCAACCGTATCACAAAAGCAACTGAAACGTGGCAATCCATTACGTGATGCAGTAGTTACGAAAGATGTAGTGTTCAATGTTATGCTGAACGCCAACTACGGCAAAATGGTTAATCGTAGATTGAAAGCGGAGAACAAAGATGCAAATTTTGTACCTAAGCAAAACTGGCATCAAAAAGCATACGATGGGGTTAACGGCTCAATCGTAGAAAAGCGAAGCGACACTTCATGCAAATACCTAATGGTAATTGTAAGTAAGACCACAACCGAAGCGTACTTTGTTAACGGTGTTCTTGCAACTCCAAGCGAAGTGGAAACCATTAAGGAATTTAAGCCGAAAGTAAGTGGTTCGGAAGGACAAGGACTAAGCAAAGAAAAAGAAGTTATCGTTCGCACCATTGCACTTGACAATATCAACCTTGTAAAATGTGGCGCAACCGTACTATTCGGATAAACCAATACCATACCATAAACCTATTAAGGAGCACTCTAACGGGTGCTCTTTTTTATTTGGTGGCATTACACCTATTAGCATAGATAATCCATTAGACACGTTGTTATGACCCTTACAAATAACTTAAACTATTATTTGGTGGTGTGGATTTAATTGCTTAACTATGCAGTACACTAACAAACAGAAATAATGACGTATTCACAACGATGGATTAGAGGAATTGAAATCAAAGCTAACGATAATGAAATTGGTATTGCAATACTGAAATCCAAATATAAACACCTAAAGGTTGGTGATGTTGTTGGTTCGGCTTTTGACGACACAATAGGTCAAATAAAAGGGTTTTATTTCTGTTACACGACAAAAAGTGTTCACGCAATATTAGGTAACGAATCTTCATTGGGTGTGAAATTTTTAAGTGTTGGTAACGAATCAGATAAACGTATATTCAACTACTTTGCCGATATAAATTCAAACCCAGTAAAACGTAGAATGGGAATGCTATTAAATTAATCCAATACAATATGAAAAAAAGTGAACGCATTGTTAATGTGAGATTTTCAGGTCATGGTCATTACAAAGTTACCATAGTCAGATACGGTGTTGAACACACGGCAACCATTGACGATATGCCAACAATTGATAACTATAAAGATGGTACAGAGGTTGCAGCTAACAACCTATACGATATGGTCATTAGGAAATGTAACCTCGCCAAGTATTCTTATTAACCATACATCTTTAGCACGTTGTTAGAAAAAGTTAATAACGTGTCAACGTTAGCGGAGTTTTTCATTCGATTAGCCAAAAATGAAATAACTTGTATATTACCTTTCACGTAACCCTTAGTGGGGTCTATTCTATCTAAAGAAGGTGAAAAATCAGTAGCCTCTGAATTGGAGTACTCTAATGGTACATTCAAAAATGGACATTCGTTAATCAATATTATGTCCTCACTAAAAATGTTAAACTCAAGTTTACCCTCTTTCGCCCTTTTAGACGCTCCATTATGTAAACGATTCCTAACACTCTTGCCACCATTAGGGATATGATTTTGTAATATTAATATAGTTTCACCATATTCAGAATATAATCTATTAACTACGTTGTCATTAATCATACCAATATTCTTTAATACTTTTGGATAATACATTACTAATTCGTATATTTGTTTTTTAGTAGTATTATTAACATCAAATACTACTTCACATAATGTATCGTCTACCGTAGTGTCACTATCATAACACTCTACAATATATTGTAGAACCGATTCTGGATTGAAGAAATATCTATTATATAATCCACCCCTACGTTTTAATTTTCTTTTTACTTGTTTTAAGCTCATATTAATAAATATAATACTAAACCCAAAAAGACCCCCTCCCCCGTTAAAACTTCCTACACCCCCCCCCATAGCCCCCTCCTATGTAACCCCTCTTATATACCCCCCGTGTACCTTGTTATAAGGGTGTGTGATGTAGCGCGTAAAATTTCTGACAGATTTTTTTACTATTTTACTAAGGTCGATACCCTCAATCAAAAAATTTTTCAGAAATATTTGCATATGTCCCACAAAATGCGTATCTTTGTAAAAAAATATGACAATGATTAATGTGTCGAAGTTTATTGGTGATGATTGATTTAGACAAATATGTGGGTGACACTAAGAGGAGGTTAATTATGACCAAGAGGGGTCATATATCTATAAATATTCACGATGACAATGATTTGGATTTAGGTATTTTGATTGAGGGTGTCATACGGGATAAACTCAATGATGGTACCACACTCTATAAATATACACAAACCGTATTAGACTTAACGATATTAACGGGTTGGAAATGAAATCACTGCATCAATATATTAATAACCCCAATTTCCATTGCTTATGTGTTGGTGAAGAGTGTCTTATAATCCCTACCAATCGGACAACTGATGGGTTTGATAGTATTATATTCAATATGGCTTTACGTTCGTTAACCCTTAGTCGTAATGTCAGGGAGGCTCAGAGAATAGTGGCTAACTCGGTACTTCAAGTGCAAAATTTGTCTAAGGTTATACAACCTACATCTATAATTTGGAATGATTAATTTAGAAGAATATAAAAATAGGGATGACCTTTTCTTATTAGCAATGGGTAATGTTGTGCTTAAGGTTAAGTCCCAGAATGTTAACTCACAATTCTCATTGATAGTCAGAGGGGTAATGTTGAGGAATAATAATTTAATCAAAACGTAATATTCCACATTAAAGACAGCGTACCATTAACCGCCATACATATAACAGTATTACCGAAGTGATAGAAGATAATTTATATATGATTTTAGAGGATGGCACCAAGATACTTCTTGAGGTGGGCAGATGCTACGGTGCGTTCGATTATGGTTCATTCGATATGTATATTGATAACAGACAAGAGCATGACGGTATCTGGTCTGCTAAGTGGGGGGAGAGGCGTGAAGGAAGCCCCGACACTGAATTATACCTACACCTTGAGGGTTTTGTTAATGCCCAATTAAAGCTTAAAGAGTTGAGTGTGAATGAATATGTTAGAAATCTAAAAATATGGGCTAACGTATCGATTGAGAATCCTGTGGTATTGCCACAGAGTCTTGAATTTGCATATCTGAGTATTAATGCAGTTTATTCTAATTTGGTGGACTTTGCCCATACTGACACTGATATTGTCATATGCAGTGATGACTCAATAATATTAAACGATTGTCATTTATTATCTTATAACAAGATATCCGAGGAGTTTACACATACCGAATGGTAATAATATGGAAAATAGAGAAATAGATACATTAATATCCTACTACGTCAGACTCTGGTCTGACGGCATGTATGAGGTTATAAAAACAATCAAAAAGATAGACATGTCAAGTTGGTCACATACTGAATTATCCAACATTAATGAGGTGGTTTTTACGGGTCGTATATCGGATTGTGAGAGCTTCATAAATTTAGATAGTCAAAGGTTAATTAAGGATGACTGATAGGCAAGGATATATGATATTAAAGGATGGTCGAAAGGTAACACTATCGCTTGGTTGCGCTTACGGCTCATATGATTACAAACAGGATGACGAAGACGGGAAACGTAAAAATTATCCCCCCACATATATGAATACTGGCCATTCCCATGGAGGTGTGGAAGGTTTGAATTGGGGTATGACTTATCCTAATGACGAATATGGTGACGCTTTAATTATTGAGAATACGGACATTGAGCTTATTAGTTTGGTATTGCCAAAAGGTATTACTTATCTATCGCTCGACTATAAAATAACGGTTATGGAACCAGTAATCTTACCATCTGGAATGGAGGGGTTATATGCTGGGTCTAATATAACCTTCACCAACATAGGGGACTTTAGTGATACTGAGGTTGATTTTGTTTTAGGTTATGATAAATATGATGACTGACAGTAAAATGATTTTAATGGACGGTACTGAAGTATCGTTAAAACAATTTAGAATATACGACAATAAAGTGTTTGGTACTGCGTATGAAGACTGTAGATGTGAATTAGATGGTAGAATATGGTCTGCGAAATGGGCTGATGCCACTTATGATGGTGTTACTTTTAAGCGTGGAGCATTTGCTCTTAATCTACTAATGGTAGAACCCATCAAAGAATTAATCATAGCTGACGACATAACACATGTCTTTGCCGCTAAAGCAATAGTAAAGCAACCAATTGTAGTACCAACTGGAATTATGGTTATTATAATAACCAATCATTGTACGATTGTAAACACTGAATTATTCATAGGTGTAGATTCAGCAATTTTGCAGATTATATCAGATGAACGACTCTAATCATGAAATCACGATTAGAAGACGGTACAGAATTTGAAGTTAGGCTCAATTATAATTATAGTACGAGAGATTATAATGTGGGTATAACGTATTGTCGTTCTGGTGAATTAGGGACAACCCTGCGATGGGGCGAGTTAGACTTGACCAAGCCTTGGGTTAGTGATGGTTTGGATAGTTGTGTATTTGAAAATATACGTGGTATCCACAGTGGGTATGTGTTGTCATTCGACAGGCTTATATTACCTAAAGACATTCAACAGATATTCATTACTCGTTTTATAACGATAAAGGAGCCTATAATGCTACCTAAAACTATAATAGACGTTAAGATACCAAAATATATATCTATATCCAATTTAGAGGAGTTTACGTATATGGAAAATAACATAAGACTAATATGATAGACGGATACGCAATAGGGTTGGATGGAACGAGATTTTCTATAAAGACTGGACTAATTTATTGTAGTGTTTTCGCACATAGAGACGAATGGGTATCAACAATCGAACACTCTGGGTATGACAATGTTAGTATAGTTATACCCCATCTAGGTAATATGGCGTTCATTAATACTATATACCTTGAGGGTTCGGAATTAAGCCCTATAAGATTAAAATCGTTAGCATTACCATCAAGTGTTAGGGAAGTAGTAATGAACCAACACGTATACATTGAAGATGGTTTTACGTTACCATATGATATTAGTTATATTGAACTTGATGGGCGATTATCTATTAACAATTTAACAGATTTTATAGATGATGATAGTGTCAATATAGCTTTATTCACAAATACATGAAAAAAGGATACATAATACTGAATACTGGAGAACGTATCAAGATTGAATTAGGTTACACTTATGGTACGTATGACGTATTGGTGGATGCCACAACCACACCAATATACGTAGGTGAAGAACTTGTTAGAATTAGGTTAGAGTCTAATGGGTTCGGTCTGGCTGCGACATATTACGAAACAACTATTCATTTTGAATCTAGCAGTCATCCTTTAATAATTAAAAAGATGGTATTACCAAAGGGTATAACAGAATTACATATTAGTCACGACATTTCAGTTTTGGAGCCTGTATGGATACCTAACACCATTAAAGAGTTAACGATTATGTCGACTGTGACTATAAGTAATTTAGATGAGTTTATTAATAGAGATGATACAATAATAGAATTAACAGTTCCATGGCTATAAAGACAGGATACGCAATATTAGATTCAGGAAAACGTATACCCATTAAAGTTGGCCATGCGTATAGTAAAATATCGGCTAAGTTGTTAGGGTTACAGTTGGAACCTCATAAGCATGATTTGGATTATATTCACGTTGTAGATTATAACAATATTAATATGGTCTTCGAGAAAGACCACACCAAAGTATTATCCATAACGGGAGGGGTAGACAATCCATTTATCATCGACAAACTAGAGATACCGATTGAGGTAGAGAGCTTGGAAATACATAACTGGGTCTGGATTAGTACTCCTATTACTTTACCAGATAGTATTAAAATAGCTAGAATGCCAAGTCACGTTTCACTAACCAATATAGATGATTTCACTAACAAGAGTGATGTCCGTATCGTTTTTAGACGATAGATTTGCATTTGTCAAAAACATTTTGTATCTTTGTAACTCAATAGATTAATTAAATAACAAAATATGTATAAAGTAACAGTAAAAGGTAAGGCCACAGTTGTCGTATCAGATTACGAAGGTAATGATGTGGTATTTGATAACTTATCAGAGCTAAACGGCATTGATTGTCAGGATTGTTTTTGTGACTACATTGACGATGATTATGACGGTGCAGTTTCTGGTGGATATATGGACTTCCGATATGAGGATGGCGAGTTAATAACTTACACCGTGTACGATTCCAAAAGAGAATTAACTGACGATGAGTTGGCAAAATTGGAAGGGTATACTTCTGGTCAATGGTCAGATGGTATCGGAGAAGGATTCGAGCAGGTTGCATGTGCTGAGGTAGATGAAGGTGAAGTATTTATTTCTCCTTGGTTTGGTGGTCAAACAAGAACAATCACTCAAGAAAAAGTATAATGGGCTTTCTATCGCCATTCCACTTGGCATAGCTAAGATAACCAAAAAATTAGATGATAATGAGTAAAGAAATAGATAATTTTATTGGTACACTGTACCATCCCAAGTATTTAATCAGTATGAAGGACTTCACAATAAACTGCTATATGCACCACAACGATGGTGAGAGCGATGAGGATATTGCGAAGCATTCTGGTAGTTGCTATGGGTATGCTATATTCTTGAATCAAAGAACACATATAGACTTATTTTTGGGTAATACTACTAGGTTTAAGAATTTTGGTAAGTATACTGAATTAGAAAGCGGATATAGTCGCATTGTATTCAATAATGGTACAGAGCTTATTTTCGACCCAGAGGGTTATGCTGGCGATGGAAGTGTTGAGCAATTGATTGGTCTTTATGATGAACTCGAAATGATTTAACAAATAAATTTGGTAATGTCAAATATTTTACCTACCTTTGTAGTATGGGATTAGCGATTAAACAATATAGACGCGCATATAGCACGATGCAAAGGATGCGCGAGTTCGTTCTCACTATAGAAGGTAATGACTACACTTTAGATGAGGTATATAATGGCGCACCAACTCTATTTAACGAGTTCATTTTTCATTCCGATTGTGAAGGAGGTTATATTTCATTTCGAACATTTGGAATAACTTCGTTAATATCTAAAACACTACAATGCGGTGACTTGGATAAGTTAAAGCTTGAAATGGAAGTATTGCGATTGGCATTAATTGGGTGGGACATAGATAGTACATCATCATCGTTAGACCCATTTAGGGACGCTATAAAGGAGTTTATATGTGATGTGGAGGAATCAGAAAACGTATTAGAATTTCACTAATGATAAAAGAAGACAAGGTAACGCTGTATAATACATTCATGAAAGAACTCACCGAAGGGCGAGTTACAGCTAAAAGCAAATGGAAAGAGGGTAGCTATGGTGACATCTATAGTCATCTATTTGAGATGTTACCCACTGAGGATTTTAAACAAACATTAACATATACCTACGACATAAGTCGAGGTAATGATAAGTATTACGGAAAAGATGGTAAGGAGGGCTGGTTCTTCAGTTTCCACAAGAGTATTCGTCAATGTGATTTCTATGATAATATATTCGCCACATGTGAGCAGAAGCTATTATCAGATGATGAAGCGTCTGAGTATAAATTTCTTCGTACTAAAGTATTTGATAAGACTATCGTGAAGAAGAGTGAGGTAGATGGAGAATTATGGACTGAGGAGTACAATAGATATAAGGAATTACTAGGTAAGGTACAGAGAGAAAAACAAGACTATGAGATTTCTGGTCGTATGGATTCTATTTTATGGAATATGATTCACATAGATGAAGGATTCTTGCATGGTATTATGGAAATGACCTTTGCCAAGTGGGACGTGATTAAGCAGAACGTTAAATTAAAACAGAAAGCATGATAAACGTACTAATAGGACTTTGTTTGATATGTGCCATGGCACATTTCTTAGGTTACCAAATTAAGTTTGGTCAAGGAGGACTTGCTTGGGAGAATAGTAATAAGACCATACGATATATTATGTATACGTATGTTACTATGATTGCATTTGGTTATGTTGGGATGTTAGTATTATTGTTCTTAGGGTTAGATTGTATTATTTCTCAAATACTCTAAATTGAAAATGCGAAATAAATATCCAGAGCGTAAAGAGTCTGTAATTGTTATAATCTTTAATATCATTAAGGGATTATTTTTGGTACCATTAAAGTGGACATTAATTTTATTTGGGGTGATATTGGCTGGTAAGGCCATATATAGTTTTGGAACGTGGGACTCCACAATAATGGTCGAAGCATTATCCAATCTAAGTTGGTTGAGGTGGACGTTCATCGCCTTTTTTGGATTTAATATTTACCTATACATAAGCGAATTAATACCATGAAAGTAAGAGTAGATGCAATAACCACATACAAAGACGGTGGAACGAAACAAATTGTACTTAGTGACGGACTCACGTACTATGTAGATAACCGTCTACTTTCTACAACTAAAGGTGAGGTGTACGCTTCGTACCCTAAAGGTGATTCAAATCTATCCCCAGTGACGGATAGGGAGAAAGAGATATTGATTGCGTGTTTGGAAGAGTACGGTAAAGAGAGTGCAATGTATGATGTTGGTGCTACGATTTATACTATCAGCGCCACCATGGTCAAACCAGAATCTTGGAGTTATACCGTTGTCAATGTACATACTGAGAATACAGTTGTAGGTTATACAATTATAACTGATAACGGAGACGAGCAGTATCTAACGGTACAAGAATTCACAGATTTTAAAATCAGAAGAACAGAAGTATGATAAAGTATAATTTATTTGCAAATAATAGCAAAACAAAATACGCTTGTATTCGCAGGGCAAATAAAGCTGGACAATACATCACATTATTTGATTATTTTCCAAGTGATTACGCATCAGAATTTAGACATTCATTTGATGTTATCAGACTCACTGAATTGTCCATAGATAGTGGTGGTATCTTAACATTAGAGGGCAAACGACAAACTAAAGTATCATGTTTTAAGTACGGTAGTGATGGTTATACCAAACTGGAATATTCCATTGCCGAAGTCGCGGAAAAACAAGGAATTAGTGTTGAGGAATTAATGAACTTAAATAATACCACAGAAAGGACAATATGGGACAAGAGGTGGTATTGGTTTAACAAGGATACTGGTAGAAAGGAGACGATATTTGCATACTGGACAGTATTTAATGGTAAGGAAACTCCTATTACCGAAGTATTCTCAAACTTCACTTTAAGTGATGAGTATGAGATTTTATCTTGGGGTGAAGAGGTTATCCTTAAGGGGTAATACTATCTGTACCAATAACGTTCTGAGATGAGAATGTTGCTGGAATAACATCAAAAACAATGGTTGAATTTGGCGATGGTTGAGCCATCACCGAGGCAGGTCTTTGGTAATTACCATTAACTCTATCACCCAAAGTGTTTGTACGTTCCATTACCAGCATAATACTCAAGTCTTGGTCGATATTCTTATCAGTATTAGGTTTTACCTCTTCCCTTTTAAGTTCCTTAAGAGCAGTTAGGATTTCTTTCTTGTCTTTAGCGATTAGCTCTATGAGAGCTTTGTCAGCCTCCTTACGCCCGTCTTCAGCTTTCCAGTATAGACCATAGGCAAACATTAGAATAGATATAGTCCCACCTATTAATGCACCAATAGCATACTTCATTAGTTTAGTACTGATGGTCATACTACCTTTATCAGCGACAAGGTTTTCAGCTACGTTTAGGGGTTGATTTTGTTCTGACATAATTAATATTTTATTGAACGAGTGTAAGGTGTGGCGTTATCATAACTAACGGAGAACTGATTATATGGACTATAAGACCAAAACCAAGCCACTGGAGAGCCTCTTTCATGGTCACATGATATGTAGGGTACATTTATGGTTACAAGGTTGTAAACGGCTCCATATTGATTAAGTTCACTCATTGTGGCATTAAAATTACGAATGTAAGTTATAGCTTTATCATTATTATACCCATCTTCTTTGGTTCTATAGAATGAATTTGAGTGAGTGAAGACATGATAATAATAGATGTTACCTTCTTGTACTCTTGTTATTTGCCAGAAGAAGGAACCCCACTCACCTTCGTTTTCAATTTGCCAATTGGTATGTTCAACTGGTTGTGATTGACCAATACAAATAAAGCTGGAAAATAATAGTCCTAATATTAATAATATTCGTTTCATAATAATCTTTTTCTATAAATATTTGCATAAGTCAAAAAAATTCACTATCTTTGTACAATGGATATAGGAAGAGGTATAGAAGGGCTATTTAAGAATTTGATAGCGATGGCTTTAATTGGTATTATTAGTACATTAGGTTTAGGTATTTACACAATTGTAGATTTCTTTTCTGATGATGTGTATACTACAAAGGAACTAATAATACCAAATATTGAAATAGTCACCACTGATGGCGTATCAGATACGACATACACATATACATTTAAAGATTAATTATGCCGACAGCATTAACTAAAGACCTACTTAGAGAATCTACTGAGAAGTATGATGACAGAAATATATATGTCACTCTAACCGCAGACCAGAAAATAAAGATGAAGCTAAAGGGTATGAAATCTGGAGAGGTTTCTACCAGTATTAGAAGCTTGTATCTTGAATTGTGTGGTTGTGAGGACGAAGAAGGTACTGCACCTGTTAAAGAGGTTAAGTCCGTTAGTTATACTCGAAAAGAGTCTGGTAAATACGTTCAACCAGACCCAAGGATAGCTAAGGTCATACTACAAGATTTGAGAAGTCAAAATGCCATTTCTGGATTAGACATAGAAACATTGGCCAAGTTTGACCAAATTATCGTTAATTTATTACAATCATACAAATGAAATACCGACCATTACCAGAAAATGTAACGATTAAGAACTCTACAATTGGAGGGTTAGGATTGTTTGCAACCGAAGACATCAGAGAGGGAGTCGAAATAGGGCTAACCCATATCCCAGAGGAACATGCTCCAAATGGATTTATTAGAACACCTTTAGGTGGATTCTATAATCATTCTGAAGACCCTAACTGTATTAGTACCATATTTGCTGGGTTTAGGTTTTTGAGCACTATTAAAGACATAAAAGCTGGGGATGAACTTACTAGTTTTTACACTTTGTACGAGATTTAGCGATTTATTCAAGTCACAAACACATTCTAATTCACCACAAAAGTCACACCTCCACGGTTGGTCAAACTGACAGACACACTTTCTTTCGGTACATATTTTGCACCAATCATATTCATCTGGTTCAGAGCTATTCATATAACGTTAGGTTAAACTAAAAAGAGACCCGATTAGGGGTCTCTTAGTTGTGCCATACCCTAAAGGGAATGGTCTAATTCCGCATCAAATTTTATTGATGGTGTCATATTAATTTAAAGCTGTATTTCCACTCATTATCATTGTGTTATCCATTGAAGGGTTATACGTCATTGGCACTTCGGTACCACTCATTGTTGCTGGCTCACAAATACACCCATTTTCACATCCATCATTGATACAATTAGCACACATACAAGGATTCGAATTACAGGCTCCACAGCTAAGTAAACCACTATCTGTAGTACATACACAAGGGTTCATTTTACAGGTAATACATTGGTCGCTATAATCTTCGTAGACTGGTCTAGGTGTTACGGTAAATAATTTTCCTAGGTCGATACTCTGTAGGTTAAGGTTAATTTCAAACCCACCACCCATTTGCTCTTGAATTATTTCATATGCTTTGATTTCTGCCATCAATGCCAACGCATTGCCAAACACATCTTTTTGGTCTTCGGGCATTGATTCAAAGAAGCCACCAGCCCCCAATAAAATCTTACCATATTCATCTAATTGTTGTTTCTTTTGTTCAATATCCATTTTTGCTTTTAATTTGGTACTTTATAATGGGAGACTCCCGTAGATAAATAGAAACTGCGACACTCTAAATCTCTCTTACGATGAAGTTTTCTCTATATTTTTCTCGTGGTAGTAAAAAACCTCTGGTATTACTTCCCATGTCGCCACTAAATTGGGTTATAGGGATATTATCTTCCTCTTCTTTGAGTAAAATTCTGAGGTCTTCAACACTGATGTACCATGCCTCCTTTAGGAACTTATAATACATAACAAACCACTTAGCTTCAGTAACATATATCCCAGATGCGTAGCCCCTACATTCGAATTCAATAAACATATTTCCAGTATCATATGTTGGCTTGCAATAGACATCAGTCTTAACTTCGTATTTAATTTGTTCTCCAGCTTTTTCCATCAGTAGGTCGTATCGATAATCCTTATTGGTATCAATGAGCTTGGCACCCATTTGTATTAGGTCATCTTTGATGACAATTTCTCCTTGTTCCCCCACAAGTATATCTTGTTTAAAATCGTAATTAGCCATGTTTTAAGTATAGGCAAAATTATTTGGATTGTCAAGCATATTTATTAATATGAAAAGGATTAAACTTACTGAAGGTCAAGTAGCTATGTTACGGCTAAATGAAGGTAGAATAGATATTGAAAAGACCATTGAGCCAGAGGTTAATGAGATTAACGTAACGTTAATGGATATCGCTAAAAGATTGAAGACTATGACAGCTCCGAGAGCGATTAGTAACCCATCTATATTGGCAGACATGGTTAATACCTTAGAACCTTTGGATGATAAAATCTATAATTTATCCAATAAGGTTGACCAATACAATGAAGACCCACAATACAGTAATGTTGATAAGTACATAGTTAACACTCTTAACGGTTTGGAATTGAAGCGTAGAGAGTTAGCTAGAATTGCAGGCGCATTAGCTAAATTAGGTGCCGACTCCAATCTGAATGGGAAGCCAGAGGTTTTTGACAAACTGTTCAAATAATTTGCATTTATAAATAATATTTTGTATCTTTGTAGTTATGAGATACCTTTTATTATTATTCGTAGGGTTCACTTCTTGCAATATGCTATATGAAGATGAAGACCCCCAACCACCAATCACCCAAATAGAAGTACCTGAATGGGATACTGAAGAATTTATCCGTGGCCGATGGCTACTAATAAATGGTCAGTTTTATGTTAATAATCACGTATCCGATAATACGGAAATTTATAACCACTTTGAGGGTGGTGATACTAGTAGCCTGAATATTGACGGAACAGCTTACGATTTCGAAGAAATAATAAGGAATACTACTACTTGGACGTTTTATCCAGAAAATAGACCCATAGACCAGTTTTGGTTAAATAACGATTCAATAATGCCGTTATGGTTGACCAGCTTTGGCGATACAGTGTTTAATGTAAATGAATATCCTGTGCCGATTAACGTACAGCAAATCGGTGGGAGTACCAGACCAATCATTATAATCAGTCATGAATATGATATGATGCGAATAATAGTACAAGAAGCCGAGGTTAACCACCAAGGATGGAATATAAAATATTGGTCAGAATTGACGTTTAGGAAAGTGGCGTCTTGGTAGATTCTTCTTTGGTCTATTGTTTGTGAGATAGTCATTCATAGCTAATTCTATGACTGCATCAGTAACAGGAAACAATTCCTTTAGCGATTCAAATATAAGTGCTCGTAATTGACTACGTGTATGACTTCTCACGTATCTAATAGTACTAGCGTCAAAGATTATTCCTCTCTGAAATTTATTCGTATTAGTGTCTTTAATTCTGGCTATTTTATACCCAGACCTCATGAACTCGCTTATTAGTCCAGCTTTTTTATCGTCTTCCATAATTATAAATATTGATTTTGTGGAATAAAAATCGTATCTTTGTACTATGCCTAACGAGAAACTTCATATGGACTTCATGGTTATTATGAGTGAGATGAGTGTAATGTACTACGTTCACTATATTACTAGAAAACTATATAGTTTTGAGAGTCATTGTTTAAAAGTAACCAATGCGATGGAAGACCCGATTAAATACAAATCGGAGGTTAATAGTACCAGTTATCAAAACTTGATATTATTCCTCATGATGGAATTGGAGACTCAATATGGACTTGTTGGGGGTAGAGCTACAAAAATTATAGTAGATTTCTATACTAACAGATTCTGGGTAGGTATTTATAATGCACAGATTAAGGTTAATAAAAGCCTTTTTCCTGATGGATATTACAAAAAGTTAAAAAAAGGAATATAATGGAAGTTACAGATGCAAATATTGACGCCACAATTAAGGAAGGTGTTGTGTTATTAGATTTTTGGGCAGAGTGGTGCGGACCTTGTCGAACACTAACCCCTATAATTGATGGGTTAGTAACGGATAACCCAGACATTAAGATTGGTAAAGTTAACGTTGATAGCAATGGTGTGGCAGCACGTAAGTACGGAGTAAGAGGGATACCTATGTTGGTTTTTCTTAAAGATGGTGAAGTGGTTGATACTTCCGTAGGAGTTTTATCGAAAGCTCAAATTCAAGCTAAATTAGACGTACTTAAGTAAGGTTGCCCCATATTTATTGATATGGGAAAAAGAATTATCATACGTGAGGGACAACTGAAAACTCTGGTGGGGCACATCAAAGAAAACAGTGACCACACAACTATGGTCAAAAATATTCAAGATGATTTAGATAAAAATTACTCTCCAGAAGTAATGACACAAAGACAAGGAGGAGAATATTTTGAGAAGCCATCGTTTGTTATTAAGGCTGACGGTTCCATGACCACAGGTAAAAATCTATTGCGATATTTATCTATGAAGTATGGAGATATGGTAGGAGACATATTTATCAAGCAAGTTATACGAGATTGGGCAGACGATTCAATCAGAGATGGTTATCTTAGCAAAAACGTTTCAATGAGCTAAAATGAAAACGAAGATACGACATATGTTGCGAGAACAATATGGAGAGTTCGACACATATCTTGAGCTTGTCTACGAAAAGCAATTATTAGAAAACGTATCAACAAAACATCGCAAAAAGGTTAGAGCATGGCTCACCTACAATCAAGTTATTTTAGAATTAAAGCATAACATCAAAGATTCACTCAAATTACGAGAATTACAGTACCGACTTACTGATAATGAGAATCCTAATAAGGTATGTTTGGAAGTTTTGAGCGAGTTGAAAGAATCGCATCCAGAAATTGAGAGGCTTTATTATAAAATAATGAACTTTTAACTGACGTTCCAGTGTGTAGAATGATATTTATAATTGAATAACATTTTATTAAAAAAACGTGAGATATGAGCTTAAACGACTTCATAATTAACAACGGCTACACTGAAAAAAGCTACTTAAATTACGCTTACAGGAGCCTACTCATGAACACCGTCACAACATTAGACGACAAAACCTTCGAAAGATGGGAAACATATCACATGATTATTGATGAACTTGATAAGCAAGGATACGGAAAGGCGTTCAAAGAGATAAAGTATAGACTAACCGATGAGTTAGCTGATGAAAATCCTAACGATGTATTTATTGATGTTTTAAGTAGATTTGAATTAACTCCACTATTAGTCTTCTTACAACGAAGAATCGATATGTATATTGACGATGAGTTAATGAGTCGATTCCTGTAAGTTGTAAAAGTCAAATAAATTCGATATCTTTGTATTATGGCTAAGATTGATAAGCGTATTTCGTTTCTCGCTCAGAAGTTTAACGTCTTTGATATCGAAGATGTTGAGGATAATGAGGAAGAGTTTACAAAAGCTGGATATAGCGATATTGAGGTGGTGGCAGACCCCCTTACTGAAGATACCATTGCGTTGTTATCGGAGAAGTACCGTAATGAGAAGTCGACCAAGAAACTACGTAAGATAGCTGTTGAAATAACCATCTTTGGTAGAATGATTTCTGCCGACCCCACGAACAATAAGCAGTTCGTCCAATGGATGTTAACTGTATTCACTAACTTCCTTAAAGACCGAGACATTAGTGAGGCCATCAGGTTTGCCTGTGAAGACCTCCCTAGGGCTAAAGAGTATTTAGAGGTTTTCGAAGCCAATAAACGTAAGGCCAGCTTTAAGAGGTTCTGTGATAAGAACTTCAGTTTAAGACATATCGATGACTGTACTAATATTGACCAATATCACAGCCTTTCAGAGCTATTTGATGCAGTTGACCCATTCATTGAGAAGGATGTATCTGGCCTGAAAAGAGACCTTATGCGTTTCGTTAATAATGGTGATGCAGAGATTACGTTCAAAGACCGACATTTTATCGTTTACATTCCACTAACCAGAGACGCTTCAACCGTATTTAATAACTTTTCAAATTGGTGTACAAACTCTCCAGGAAATGGAATGTATAAGAGTTATACCGACAATCTAAGACCAGACAAGAGCAAATCTAAGTTATACGTGATTATTCCGACTGACTATTTTACAGGAGAAACTGAGGAAATATATCAGCTTCATTTTGAAAGTAACCAATTCATGGATAGAAAAGACCGTAGAGCTAACATTGTAGAACTATTTGACATTAGTGAGGAGCTATCTGAATACTTCGAAGATGAATTATTTGACATATTGGGTCAGTGTAATTCTATTATCGATAGGAACTATAAGAATTGGTTATTCCAGTTCAATCTTGGGTATGTTATGTTCTCTTTTATGGACGATAAAATGCTTAATCTCAGGTTCAAGAATGATATGCTTGGTAAAATACCAGATACTATCAGTAGATTCACAAACTTAAAACACTTAGTTGTGACCAAATGTAGGGTTAAATCAATTGATGAGAATATTGGTGACCTAACCAACCTAACTGTTTTAGGTTTAAATGACAATAAACTGACCAGATTACCTATAAATCTATGTAAGTTGAAGAGTCTCAAGTTTTTAAGCTTAACTGATAATCCCATTAAGGATATAGATAAGAGCATATCAAATTTAGACATATCAAATGGAGGGTCGTTAGAATGGGTGGTGGTATCAAAAAAATCTGTCGCTGACAAATTATCTCGCTATTTACCTAATGCAGAGATAGACGTAATCAGCAGAACAAAGCATAGCTACGAGAACCTATAATGGGATTTCTTAGTGTATTTTATGGGATAATGGGAAATAAGGGAGACTTTTACCCTTTTCTGTCATATTTATTAAGTGAAAAATAATTTAAGCTTAAAAAATATTTTGATATGTCTAACAAAAAAACACCTATAAACGAATCCGTAAAAATTACCGAGAATGACTTGGTTGCAATGATTGAAGGTATTGTCCTTGAAGAAGTTGCTAAAGCAAAAGGTAAGTGGTTACAAGAACAAAAAGAGTCTAAAGAGACACTATTGGAGAACCGACTTGCTGCTCTAGAGAAGAGACTCTCTACCAAGAAGTAATTTAACCTATTCAAACATACTAAAAGCCAAGGCGTGATTACACGCCTTGGCTTTTAACGTTACAGAAACTTGTATTTCTCGATAATTATACGTATCTTTGTTTAATGCTAGAAATAAAAGAGACTTTAATACGTAAAGATGTCCCCCTTACTGTATCAGTAGAGAAGGACGAATTTATAGAAGCGAGTGAGAAAGCTTTTGATTGTGCTTTCAATGGTACATCGGAGTTCTATCCTTGGGAGCTTCCTGAGTCATTACCATCCGAATTCTCTCTTGGAGTCATTGTGGGTGGCTCTGGTTCTGGAAAGTCTACAATGCTTAAAGAGTTTGGAAAAGAAGAAGTACCAAAATGGGATATTAATAAAGCGATAGTATCACATTTTGAATCTCCAGATGAAGCAATAAATAAACTTACAGCCGTAGGTTTGAATACGGTACCTTCTTGGTACAAACCATATCAATCATTATCAAATGGGGAGAAGTTCAGGGCTGACCTTGCCCGTAAACTAAAAGACGGTGCAGTTATCGATGAGTTCACTAGTGTTGTGGATAGAAACGTAGCTAAGGCCGCAAGTATGGCTTTGGCCAGATATGTAAAAAATAATAACCTTAAAAATGTGGTAATATCAACGTGCCACCATGATATAGTCGACTGGCTTGAACCTGAATGGGTTATAAATACTGATATGGGTCATTTGTATGACGGTTTTTTTTTGTCCGACCAGAAATCAATATCGAAGTATATAAGGCAGACCGCAGTATCTGGGGAATGTTTAAAGACCATCACTATTTAAGCGGAGATTTAGCCACAGCATCAAGATGTTACGTTGGTATAATGAATGGTGAGGTAGTTGCCTTTAGTGCCAGTATGACAATGCCAAATGGGTACATTAAAAATGCTTGGAGGGGTCACAGAACGGTTGTATTACCAGATTATCAAGGAATGGGTATCGGGATGAGATTCTCTAATGCCATGGGTGAAATTCATTTAGCCGAGGGGCATAGATACTTCTCACGGACGGCACATCCTAAGATGATTTACTATCGTGAACATTCCCCGTTATGGCGACCCACAAGTAAGAATATGAAACTTAGAAAAGATATTACACATAATAATATTTTCAATAATCATTATGCTGACAATAAACGTATTTGTGGTAGTCACGAATATATGGGTGAGTCATAACGACTCTATAAGTTTATTATCAATATCCTCATCGTATTTTATTCTTATTAATTTTATCCCCATATTCTCACAATAATTTGTTTTTATATTATCGTTGTGTAATGTCTGCATGTGTCCAGCTATACCACCAAAACGCTTTACTGGTTTATAATGTTGTATTCCATCATACTCAATACAGATATTAAGCTCTGGTAAATAAAAATCAAATGGTAGTGGTAACTCATTTCTACAGTCGTTAAATCTATATTGTGATATAAAATTAACCTCCTCATTACGTAAATGTTGTTTTATTTGTTTCTCACCTTTAGACTCGCCACATATATTACACCCATGACCTTTCTTATGGTTTTTAGGTGTCTGCACGAATTTACCATGTTCTGGGCACACAATAATAACTTTAGTAACGTTATTAGTATAGGACACTAAAGAATAATCGTATTTGTCTCCGTGAACCTTTTTAGATTTTCCTATAAATTCACTTACGGTATCTTTAAGTTTATTAGACGTCCTTTTTTTACCACATCGATAACATCCTTTACCAATTAAATGTTTGTTCGGTGTTTGATGGAATTGTCCGTGTTTGGAACAAACTATATTAACCTCAATATTACTACGCATATATTTAACTAACGAATAATCGTATTTATCCCCATGCACCTGTATAGCCTTCTGAATAAAACTATCAGTATTACTGGTTTTTGTTCTTACCCTATTTAACTTTGCGCAGTCTGGGCACCCTTTTCCGTATAAGTGATTATATATCATTTGTTCGAACTCGCCATGCTCTGAACAAATAATTGTAACTTTATCTTTAGTGGATAGAAATTCATATTTAGAATAATCGTATTTATCCCCATGCACCTAAACGAATTTTGTTTTCTTAATAAATATACGTATCTTTGTAAAACGACATCCTAAGATGGGGTTTTACCGAGAGAACTCCAAATTATGGAGGGCAACTAGTAAGAATAGGAAGCTACGAAAAGATATTACACATAATAACATATTTAACAACCATTACGCTGATAACAAACGAATTTGTTTCAGTCACGAATATATAGGATATGACAGCTAAACAGACTATATTTGGACTCGTTTTACTATTCTTAATAGGTGGAGCACAATTCTATCAGAATATTAGGAAAGATAATAATATCAAGGAGATAAAAGAAATGTTGGAAACACATATAGAGGCTTCTAAGGTAGAAATTAAACTTCCTGATGGGTTTACCTATGTTTATGACCGATTTGCCATCTACAACGCTAAAATCGATACTCAGACAGTTATTACCTACCTTTCGGTAGTAGATAGTTTCGGGTTGCGAGAAGATAGTACCCATTTTGACTGGTTTATAGGTCAAATACTTTACGAGAGTGGCGCTAGACAGCGAAAGGCTGATGGTAGTATTCTTAGAGGTACTTCTGGTGAGGTAGGCATAGCACAGATTATGCCTTCAACTGCATTGGGAGTGTTATCTCAGATTAAAGACCCTAATATCTTATTGAGGTTGGGTGTTCACGATTTCTCATTTGCTAATAATAAATCAATTAAAAAGGTAAATAAAATTAAACTAACCATTGAATGGTTAAGTGACATTAATAATAACCTGACATTGTGGGGATATATTATGCGAGGTAAAATGGAACGTAATGGGCTATTAAAAGGATTGGTAGCGTACAATGCTGGTACTGGTGGAATGATGAAATTCATCAGTCAATTTCGTAAGCCTGAAAAGCATAAATATATTAAAGGGATTAGGGATACGCTACGTTATATAGCCAATAAAGGTTTAGTGCCCTCTTTGGAAAGCGTGTAACCCATCTTTAATTCGATTGGCTCCAGCTCTTTCCCAGAAGTCTCTATTCTTAGGGTTTGTCGGTATTAATAGAGTATTCATTGTAGGCATAGTTCTAAAGATTAATGGAATAGCGTCAGTAATTACCTTAATAGGTCGTTCCAATGGTGATATTCTAATATCAATAATATTAGAAGTGTCATCGGTAAGTGAGCCAGTCACATTATCAATTTCAATTCCACCTATTGGAGTGTTACCTTTACATATAAAGTAGATTGTTGATTCAGGATTCTCGTCAGCAATTTTAATGTTAACATGTTCTCTAAGTCTACTTAGAATGGTTCTCTTAATAATCGGCATATCAGCTTCGTCAATCTCTACTTTTTCCATATCACTATAATATTTTGGATTACCCATTAAATGGTCTTTGGCGATTTCTTTACTGGTCGCTTCATCATCAGTATGCTCCAGTTCGTCCTCAGTACCCTTTTTAAGTTCACCTTTAAGGTTTTTGGTGTCCATGTCATGATGCTTGGCGATATCCTTCATTGAGAGGTTATCCGCTTTGCCACCTTTAAGTTTATCTTTACTCATATTTATAAATATGAAAAGGTCGAGCAAAATACTCGACCTTTTCACGTTTGTTATGATGTAGAGCCTTATGCTTTCACAAACATCTCATCCTTCTTCTTATTGTATGATACGTTAATTACAGCATCTGAACTTACTGTATCCAATAGAATTTGGTCGGCAATTAAATTACCAACTACCTTTTGTAATACTCTAGCTAACGGCCTTGCACCATATTCTTCATGATAACCTTCTTCAGCTAAATAGTCAATTGCAGCCTTGTCAAGCTTGATTTCATATCCAGCATCGGCTATTTGAGCTTTAAGCTTTGCCAACTCAATGTGGATAATCTTATCAATATCTTGTCTAGAAAGACTGTTGAAGATAATAGCCTCGTCAAGACGATTAAGGAATTCTGGTGGGAATTTCTTCTTAAGTGCCTTTTCAATGATACCTCTCTTACGCTCATCGCTGGCCGCAAGACTTGTATCTGTTTTGAAACCAACACCTGCACCCATGATATTTAATTGTTTAACACCTACGTTAGATGTCATAATTATCAAACAATTCTTAAAGCTTACTTTACGACCTAAACCATCAGTAAGATGCCCTTCATCCAATAGTTGCAATAATGTATTGAAGATATCTGGGTGAGCCTTTTCTATTTCGTCAAATAGTACTACAGAATAAGGTCGTCTCCTAACCTCTTCAGTCAATTGTCCACCTTTTTCATGTCCAACATATCCTGGAGGACTACCCAACATTCTAGATACTGTATGTCCCTCTCGATATTCACTCATATCAATTCGCACTAGAGCTTCTCGGTCACCGAACATTTCTGCCGCTAATTGCTTGGCCAGTTCTGTCTTACCAACTCCAGTAGGACCTAGAAAAATAAATGACCCGATTGGCTTGTTTTTAGGTTTAAGACCTAATCTATTTCGTTTAAGAGCTTGTGTTACGGTATCTACCGCTTCGTCCTGTCCAATTAATACTTTCTTAATAGTTTCGTCCATATAAAGTAATTTCTTAGTCTCTTGACTTGAAATCTTGGTAATTGGAATGCCAGTCATAGTTGAAATTACATCACATATTTCTTCTACACCAACTTCGGTTCTCTTACTATCCATTTCTTTAGACCAAGCTTCTTTAGCTGCATCCAAATCCTTTTGTATGTTCTTTTCTTGGTCTCTCAATTCTGCTGCCTCTTCATAGTTTTGGCTACGGACAACTTCTAATTTCTTTCTTTTAATGTTGGTCTTGGCTGTTTCCAAAGCTTTGATTCTATCTGGTTTTTCCATACCTACGTTCGTAGCGGCTCCAGCTTCATCCAAGACATCAATTGCCTTGTCTGGCATTGCTCTTTCGGTAATATACCTGTCAGACAACTTAACGCATTCTTCAATGGCTTCATCTGTATAAACTACCTTGTGATGCTCTTCGTACTTGTCTTTGATATTTTCAAGAATAATTTTAGTTTCCTCTAAAGATGGTTCATTTACGAGTACTTGTTGGAAACGTCTTGTTAACGCACCATCCTTTTCCACATTCTCTCTGAATTCATCCAATGTAGTTGCACCTATAATTTGAATCTCTCCGTTTGCCAATGCTGGCTTAAATATGTTAGCTGCATCCATCGAGCCTGATGCGGCACCTGCTCCAACCATAGTGTGAAGTTCATCAATGAATAGAACTACATTAGGGTTCTCCTTAAGCTCATCCATCAGAGCTTTCATTCTTTCTTCAAATTGGCCACGGTATTTTGTTCCAGCTACTAAACTGGCTAGATTAAGTGAATAGATACGCTTATCTGATATAATCATCGGTGCATCCTGTTCATGAATCAGTTTGGCCAATCCCTCAACGATTGAGGTTTTTCCAACTCCTGGGTCACCAATAAGTACTGGATTATTTTTCTTTCGTCTTGATAAAATTTGAGTGACACGTTTAATCTCTTTTTCACGACCAACTACTGGGTCAATCTCCCCTCTTTCTGCTGATGCAGAAATGTCTCTACAGAAGCTATCTAATACTGGCGTATTTCTACCATTGTTAGATTGCTTACGTCTTTCCTTCACTCTTCTTTTAGGATTACCACTATTTGGTGCTTCTTCATTTTCTGGGTCTTCAAAATCGCTCATAATTACTACTTTTTCTTTAAATTCTTTATAGTTAATACCATGGTTAGATAAAACACCGTTAATAGGTGAGTCTTTTTTAATCGCACTTAAAAACATATGTACCGTATCCAATGTGAAGTCACCTAAACTATTACATTCTTCGTCAATACCTTGAAATACTTCTTTGATGTCAGCACTCATTTCATTATGACGCTTCTGCTTACCAACCCTAGGTATGATATCTTTGTTATAAACTTCATCATATAGAGAGTCAAATAAACCGTTTAGGTCTACGTCCATATTGAGTAGTACTTCAGTCGCTCTATTATCTCCATCTTCTACAATGGATAGTATAACATGTTCTGGTCGAAGTTGGTTACCGTTATGGTTTAACACTTCTTGCATAGCCTCACGGACTATAGCTTTAAGTTTGGGTCTAATGTTTCTATTCATATTATTTACTTATGCAAATATACGGATAATATCCCAGTAAAACAAATTTATCTGTTGATTTTTTCAACTTTTATACGTATCTTTGTACTATAATAACAACAACAAACACAAAAGTAAACTAATGTTAGTACACAAAAAACAAGTCGAAGAGACAACAAAGGCACTTTATAAATCAAGCAATATTTTAGCATCGTCATATAATCCAAGCGCAAAAACGTTGGAGATTATATTCAAAAAGGGTACCAAGTACGCTTACAGTGATGTAGATGCTACCGCTTATATGCGATTCGAAACGGCTGAAAGCCAAGGGAAAATTTTAAACTCTCATATCAAGAAATTTGCATTCACTAAGTTAGATGACGTTGACCCAAATGGAATTGAAACAATGATTACATCTTACCAATCTGCTAATGACGCTACTCTTATGAAAGAATTTGCGGTTAGGGTTACAGGATTATTGGGGGAAGAGGTAACTAAGGACACTATAATGACCATTAGAGACCTTACGGAAAAAACCATTACTATCTTAGAAGGATAATGGCAGAATCATATGATATGTATCGTACCCGAATAGATATAAGGCAGAGCTATTACAGGTATACATTGATTAGTCCTATAATAGACTTTTTATTTGAAGATTTATAAAAATGGAAGAAAAAGAACCAGATGTTAAGGGCATCAAACACGGACTAATAGTCGTTGACCCCTCTCAAAAGGGTGAGATGTTAGAAATTCTACACTTCGTAGGATACTGGAAAGAACCGACCAAAGAATCAATTGATGATTTTAGACGAGAAATTAAAACCGATAAAGAATTCGGATTAACAGAGATTGCTGACAGGTTAAGTATATTGCCTGCACCCGACTACATAGTCGAGCGATTTAAAGAAATAGCTAAAAACGAAATAGAAGATGAGTAAAGAGAAGATTGAACTGGATGAGTTTATAAAACTAGCAACAAAAGATTGGGACGATGTTCCTACAATTGACGAACGTTATGATGATGAATGGCAAATGGATTTCGTTATGGGATTAGGCGAGTATAGCTGGGGTGAAGAGTTTGGGGAAGAGTTTCCTTACGAGTATGTCGAGTCAATAGAGGTTATCGGACATAAGAATAGTTATATTAACTTCACTATTATCAAGCGTAAGAGTGACGATAAATATTTTGAAATAAGTATTAGACATGGTAGTATGAGTTCCGATATGGAATACGATTCGTTTACTGAAACCAAAAAGGTGGTTGTAGAACCACGTTGGGAGTTTCAAGATTGGGATATGGATTAAAACGAGAAATAGAAATGAATAAATTAGACAAAGATTATCAAGCACTATTAGCCGATATTTTAGAGAACGGAGTTATTAAAGGTGACCGAACTGGAACTGGAACTAAATCCGTATTTGGTAGGACAATCAGACACAAGATGTCAGATGGATTTCCACTATTAACAACCAAGAAGATGTTCCATAAAGGAGTATTCACAGAGCTACTATGGCTTCTGAACGGTGATACCAACATCCAGTGGTTAGTTCAGAACGATTGTAACATATGGGTTGGTGACGCTTATAAAAAGTTTGTTAAATTCATTAGTAATGAATGGAATGGTGGGAACTTAGATAAAATGGTTGAGGCAGGTTATATCATTGAGACCATGGTTCTTCAAGAGGAGAGTGGGATGGATTTCGATTCAGTTAATTATGCTCCTCTTTCTGAAAAAGGGTTTACTGAACGAATTAGGGTTGAGGACGACTTTGCTGAGAAGTGGGGAGACTTAGGTCCTATCTACGGAAAACAATGGAGAGATTGGGGCGATAGTACTAACTACATTAAGCTTAGAGACGGTGATGAACACAAACTACATACCAAAGGTGTAGACCAAATATCCAAATTGCTTGACGATTTAACTAATAATCCTGACAGCAGAAGGATGATGGTTAATGCGTGGAAGGTAGATGAGATTAATCAAATGACTTTGCCGCCATGTCACTACGGATTCCAAGTAACTACTAGAGAATTAAGTTTAGAAGAAAGAGTTGCCATCTGGGATGAAAGTCATTTGAAAAATGTTAAGCCTGAGAATTCTATGGATAACTTGGATTTAGATGGGGATGGAATACCTAAACGAGCAATATCTCTATTGTGGATTCAACGAAGTGTTGATACCTTCCTTGGCTTGCCCTTTAATATTGCGTCTTACGGAGCTTTACTAATGATTCTAGGGGAATTAACCAATATGGTACCAGACGAGCTTGTAGGACAACTAGGTGACACTCATTTGTACAGTAATCATTTCAACCAAGCTGAGGAACAGATTGGGAGCGAATTAGACGTATTCGAAAGATACAATTTAGTGGTTGAGGCTGGTAAGATGACGGATGGTATGGCAGCTAATTTCGATGCTGCGTTTGAAGCGTTAGAGAAATCTGACCCTAAAGTGGCATCTACGACTTTATTCGATAGCTGGCATGGTATTTTTGATGAATTTGACGTCATCAGACATACTCGTAAGCCTTATGATTTACCAAAATTAAGAATAAATACGGAGTTTTGGAATCCAGAGAACGTACTTGGAACTAATTGGGACGCAATTCTTGAGGGTATCGAGATAGATGACTTCCAATTGGAAGGTTATGAATCTCACTCAAGAATTAAAGCACCTTTAAGTAACTAAGATGACTGATAATATGATATTAAAACTAACAGCTTACGACCCAGCAGGTGTTGAACTAGGTTCGACACAGCCTATAAATTATACCAACTTAGATATGACTGAGGGAAGGAGAACTATTCGACATCTACTAACTATCGGTAAGTATGAATATTGGGTTAAATTAGATGGTGAGATTATAGACCAATTGGAAGACAATGAAAGCAATATTAGCCGTAAATAATCTAGGATTCATTGGTCTAAACGATGGTCTACCGTGGAGAAATATAGAGGATTTCAAACACTTCAAATTAATGACTAATGGATGTAAACTTTTAGTTGGGTATAATACCAATGAAACTTTACCACCGCTTAGAAATAGGGAAGTGATGGTGGACAAACGAGGAGAATTAACCTTCGTTGAGTGGTGTATAGGTGGTAAAAAGACATATGAGAAATATGCATCACATTTCACAGAATTACATATCTCTCACATAGATGATAATACTATTGGTGACACCTTATTTCCAGACTTTTCCAATCTAAACCCAGATTGCGTTATCTACAATTACCATTTCTAACCAATATCCGTCTTTTTTGCTAGTTTGTTTATATTTATAAATGATAAATTAGATAACATGCCAAGAGCAAACGGAATATACTCAATAATTCACCCAGCTAGTGGGGCAACACTTAGTGCTTATACTTATTACGAAATATATGCTGGTGCTGGAGGTGGCGTGGCCACCGTAAATGGTACCGTCATTAACTTTGGCGAAAGTAGCAATATTGAAGTGTTGGTAAGGAAACTGAATAATGTTTCAGGTAACCTATACTTATTGGGGGAAATTAAGAGTGTTTCAACAGGTGGAACTTATATTGGGGGGACATACGGATAAAAAATAAATTAGGATGACTAAGAAAAAATTAAATATTAGACCAGTAGGTCTTAAAGGCCGAGAGGTCAACGAAAGAATGCTGGAACTTATGGATGCAACTCTAATAAAGGAAGGTGTAGACCGTGGAGTATTAGAAATTACTAAGAAAGGTCCTGACGGAAAAGTGTATGCAATCGTTCGTGAAAATAAATATTACTATATTAAAACTGCTGACATGAAAGAAGGTCTTGTAAAGGAAGACTTCAAATACATGGGTGGTCTGGCAAACAAGAAAGATTTCGCATATCCATCATATGCAAAAGCACTTAAACACTTAAACCTTAAGTTTCATTCACTTAATGAATCATTAGGACTTGTTAGTTCAGCTAATATCTTTCGAGATGATGAAATTGTTGAGACTAATATGTCTTACAAAAATTATGGTCACGTAGAGTATGATGCTAATATTGTAGACAAGAAAGGTGAGAAGCTTTCTTCCGATGGTGTATCTGATGCTGCTGAAGAAGGGGTAACTGGTGATAACCTTACCAAGAATAAAGGTAAAGGAAAGGCTGATAATGAGTTCGCTAAAGCCTCCGACCCAATATTCGAAGATAAGATTGAATTGACTGATGCGGAAAAGATTATAGAAGGTATGCTTACTGGTGAAGAAATTGTAATTCCTGAACCTGAAGCTGACTATGTATTCGAAGGTAATAATATAACAGTTAAGAAGCCAATGAGTATTTCAACTACCATTGAAGCCATTGACGAGACTATTTACAAGGTAACTGGTGAAGGTACTAAAGAAGCTATGAGTGAAGCTGCTAACATCCTTAGAGGATTGAAGAAGGAAGAGGTCATCGCTGTCTTAGAAACCATTACTGGTAAAAAAAAAGTCTAACCGAGACTAAGTACAAGCTTAAAATTGATAATCCAGCGCCTGTTCCAGAAATGGGTGACGATGGATTAGGTGGAGGTGGATTTGACGAGCCTACAACCGATAAGCCGTTTAATGACGAACCGTTCGAGGCTGGTGTAGAGGCCGATGAAACCGAAGACCCAAAACAGTACATCCAACAATTGGCTGGCAAAATTGGCCAATCCCTTAGAAAATATGAAAAAGATATAGGTGACCCAGACTTTGAATTAGAGAAGTTTGTGGTCAATTCTGTATTATCGGCAACCAATACTGGTGAGATGGATTCTGAAGACCAAAAGGATATTATTACTAAAGTTAAATCTAGTGGTCTTGATAATGGAGGAGGAGATGACGTTGATGTGAATATTGATGCTGGTGGTGATGAAGAGGTTGATGTGAATATTGATGAGCCTGCTCCAGAGCCAGAAATGGAAGAAGGATTAGTGGAAGCTGGTAATAAAGACTTGCAAACGTCAGATGAAATCGGTAACTTTGTAAAAGGAATACAAGCTTTAATGCAAAAAGGTGCAGAAGGTGGGATGGAAGAAACAATAGGTATACATAACAACGAAGAGGATACAAGAGATGATTTAGATTTAGGTTTAGATAATATTCCAGTTGTAGAGCCTGAAGTTAAACCCATAGTAAAGCCAACGAGACGTAGGTCTCCTTTTACCCCACCTGATAAGAAGCCTAAAGTTGACCCTAAACCTAAATTTGGAGTATGAAACTAATATTTGTTAGAAAAATAGGTGAAGAATGGAATGGGAAATATATTTACGAATTTATTTTCGCAAAGGATAGTGAAGGTGTAGATGGTGAGGGTTGGGATGCTTACCCTGCAAGTGGTAATCCCGAACCACCAGAAGAGACATATGTTGATAAAGTGGGCAGAGTAGAGACTTCCGCTTTCAATCTTAAGTGTGTTCAAGATAGCGATTCTTTTGCAGTCTGGGATGCCGTAGACGGAGTAGTAGCATTGGCACATGAGGATATTACTGATTATGATGAATATCCTGAACATAGAATTAAATTCTTTTATGGTGACGATGAAGAGATAGTTTGTGACACCTTATACGCTAGAGACATAATTATAGAATGGAAATACGAAAAGAAAAATGAAATTAACGAATAAAATAGCCCAAACCTTAAGAGAAGCCACAGTTAGTAGTACTATGGGTGATGATAATACCACCACAGTCGTAGCTAGCGCTAATAATCTAACTAAAACACTTAAAGATGTTGAATCTTCTAGGAAGCAAGGAGGTGGGGATGTTGAGGTAGAGGTTATGGATGAGAATATTGGTGACGATTTAGAATCTGTAGACAGAGGAGCAGATATGGGTGAGGAAGGTGAAGAGGCTCATGAAGAAGAAGAAGACTTAAAGAATCAAGTCGCTATGGATGAGGTTGTAGCTAAGATGAGTAAGGGAGATTTAGAGAAATTAATTGAGACTAAGATTAGACCTAAGAAGCGAATAATTAAGGTTGGAGACCTAAAGAGAAAGTAATGGGTAAGAATTATAAAGATATTGCACGTAAAGCTCTTAGAATGGCTACGGAGAACAAGAATATTCTTAATGAAGGGTTTGGATATCCAGAAGGTATGATGGAAAGAATCCACCCCACAATTGAGAAGAATATCATTGAGCGTAAAACCGCTATTGGTGACCACCCTGCATTACCTAAAGGTGGTGTTAGAGGTTTCGACCAAAAGTTACTATTAGACCGTTTTTGTGAGGTGGTTAATCGGTATAAAGAAGCCTTTGAGGTTGAACAAATAGATGATGAATCCATTAATGCAGAAATGCACCAATTACTTATGGATTGTCAGATGACTGAGCAGCCACATAAAAAGGCATTGGTCGAGTTGGCCGTGAATATGGTCAGAGAGGAGTTTGATATGGATGAGGATATGGTTGATATTGAGGCTGATATCACTGAACAAATATCGCTAAGTCCAAATTTAGATAGAGAAACTTCAGACGAGGAGTTTGAGATGGAATATGAAAGCCATGAAGATATAGATAGTTCTGAAAAAGAAGTAATGAAGAGACGTATGATTAATGCTCTTATTCAAGGCGCATCTATGAAGACTAATCATATGTTCAATTTAGTTAACGATGAATTAATGGAGCTGAACCCCACATTGTCAGGTAAATATAAAAAACTTATGGCATCTGCTGACTATAGCTACTTTAAGAACTTAGCACCAGCAAGTGGTAATCATACCGCAGGTGGTGTATGTAATATCGAATCAGATGGTGAGAAACCTAAAATCATTGCCGAAGCATTAACATTCCCAGTATTGATTCATGAATTGGTTAAGGGTATTATGGAATTGATTTCATTGCATGGATTTACCGAAGACGACCAACTTAACGAATTCGTTATGAGTCAAGCTGATTTCACTGGTGCAGAACCAAGTGATATGAGAATGGGACCTGCTCTATGGGGAAAATTCACTGGAGCGATTGACGCTGAAGATAATAAGTATAAACATCACATATACCATAATTTAATTTCTAAGCCCGTAGACGAGTTTAATGAGTGTCTTAGAGAGATATTTGCAGGTACCAAGAGAGGTAAGAAGTTGATAGAGGATATGGTAGACGAAGTTAAATCCAATATTGAACTTGACGAGATGGCAGAAATTACAGAGGAAGGTGGAGAGTCTTTCGAGGATATTCAAGCTACTCAGAAACAACTAAGAGACCTACTAAATCGAGACGATTTCGATGATATATTAGGTGGCATGATAGGCTAAAATAGTCAATTCCATGTATTCAGCATATTTATATATAAAAAAGTATGCTAACATCCTCCGAAATATTAACGGAATACGGTAAGTGCGTTTTAGACTCAACCTATCCCATTCAAACGTTTTTTAAGACATTTGACAAAACCCAAAATGGGTTTGTTCCATTCAAATTATTTCCAAAACAAGTCGAAATTATCCACGACTATGAGGAATACCGAATGAACTTAGTTACCAAGCCAAGACAGGCTGGTATATCCACAACTACAGCCGCATTCCTTGCGGTAGTCGTAGGGTTTGCAAGCAAAGACAACCCAGAAGCGATTCTAATTGTTGCTAATAAGCAAGATATGGCCTTCGAATTTCTTGGTAAGGTTAAAGATTTTATAAATCAATTACCTAGATGGGTATGGGGTTCCGAATATTACGGTACCCCCGAAAAAGAAAAGAAGAAATTATTTGATACTGAATCTAAAAAGGAAATTAGACTTCCTAATGGCTCAAGACTAAAGGCAGTTGCGACATCTCCAGATGCATTGCGTGGGTATACTCCTACATACTTAATCATGGATGAGGCTGCATTTATTGATAATGGAGCAGAGCTATTCGCTGCTGCCCTTACTTCACTTGGTACTGGTGGACGAGCAACACTCATTTCAACCCCAAATGGGCAAGACCCACTATATTACGAAACATACGAGAATGCCAAGCCAGGAGAACACTGTAATGGTTTTAACGTAATTGAAATGCGTTGGTATCAAGATTTAAGATACAATAAAGACCTTAGTTGGTGGAAATGGGCTGACGAAAACAAGACCAATAAGATTGTAGTCTTAGAGACCAAATTCACGTTTGAATCATACGATAAAATGGTTAAGGACGGATACAAACCAACTTCAAGCTGGTATGAAGAAATGTGTAGAGCAATGAATAATGATAAACGTATGATTGCTCAAGAACTTGATGTATCATTCCTTGGCTCTGGTGGTAACGTAGTTGATGAAGAGTATATTGAGCATCACAAGACTGTTAACGTCATGGAACCAGAGTGGTATGATGATAAGGATAATGTAACTTGGATATGGCAACAACCAATTGAAGACCACGAATATATCTTATCTTCCGATGTTTCTAGGGGTGATGGTGAAGACTGGTCTACATTCACTATTATTGATTTCACGACAATGGAACAAGTAGTGGAATATCGTGCCAAAGTACCGCCAGACAAATTAGCACTAATTTTAGACGAATATGGTAGATTATACGGTAACGCATTATTAATTGTAGATATTACGGGTGGTATGGGTACAACCACCACTCTTAAGCTACAAGAAATGAAGTATCCTAACCTTTACTACGAAGAAAGGGTTAAACCTCTTAAAAAAAGAAAAGAAGAAGGAAAATATCACGAAAGGAATGAAACTCCAGGATTCCAAGTTGGCGCTGATAGAAGCAGATTAGTTGCCCAATTTGAAAAGATGATTAGAATTAACTGTGACGAAGGTGCCGATAAAGGTATTAAAATTAGGTCTAGTAGAATAATCACTGAATTGAACACATTTATTTATAAAAATGGTAGACCTGACCATGCTACGGGTAAGCATGATGACCTTATTATGGCAATGGCAATGGCACTATTCGTTATGGAATTCTCTTTTAAGAGATTGAAAGCGTTTAAGTCTAAAACAAAGAACATGTTAGCAAGTTGGGTTATGAATGCTGCTGACCCAATTGAGGTGGAGGTCACTAAAGGTTCGGGGTTCGTACCGAAGGGCGCTAAGAAAGCTACAGGAAGGCCACCAGCGTTTAATAGGAATGTAAGTAAAAACATGCAAGACCCAGAAGGTAAATATTTGTGGCTTTTCAGTGGTACACGATGATATTTAGATAAAAGGAATAAGATGGCACAAGAAAAGACATTTACTAGAAAGAATTACGGAACACTGTATAAGTGGAGTGTGAGGACTGGACTGCAAGGTCGTAAAGGAATAAAACAAACGAGTATTGGGTGTACGGCTATTATTGGAAGTCAAGGACAAGATTGGTTGACAGGGTATGTCTATAATAAAGTAGTTGTAGATGGCCAATTACAAAGATTAGCGTATGTACAATGCGGATACGCACAGTAAGTCTTTAGTTTCCAGACAAATCACCTATATTAAGAAGAAAAAGCAATGGCTAAACAACAATTAACGGTATTTCAACGATTGAATAAAATTACTACGCCTAATGGTTTTGAACCAGAGAAAGCGAAAAGTAATAAGTATAATATCGGTAATGGTGAGTTATTAAGAACTTCATCAAAAGAGGAATATGAAGCTAAGGCTTTACAAGCCAAACAAAATAAATATTTAGGACAGGTGTGGGGTAAGGTTGAAGACAACCTTTTTCAACAATCTATTCAATATGAAATGACCAGAATTGGGGCGTACTCCGATTTTGAGAATATGGAGTTCTACCCTGAGATTGCGGCAACGTTAGATATTCTTATGGAAGAATCTACAACTGTTAATGATGTTGGTCGGGTACTGAATATTTATTCAGATAGCCCAAGAGTTAAGGGTATTCTTGAAGACTTATTCTTTAACAGAATGGATATTCATACTACTCTTCCTATGTGGGTACGAAACATGTGTAAATATGGAGATAATTTTCTATATCTCAATATCACAGATACTAAAGGTATCATCAGTGTAAAACAACTACCAAATTTCGAAATGGAAAGACGAGAAGGTGGGGTATATGATGTTATCACTGCTAAACTTAATAGTAGTGAAGGCGGTGGAACAACTGAAGAAGAAAGAGCCAATGCAGGTAAAGAAGAGAAAGTAAGATTCTTCTGGAGAGGTAGAGACTTAGAGTTCCAAGCATGGCAAATTGCTCACTTTCGTTTATTAGGAGATGATAGGCGATTACCATATGGAACAAGTGTACTTGAAAAGGCTAGAAGAATCTGGAAACAATTACTTTTAGCCGAAGATGCGATGCTTGTGTATCGTGTCACTAGGGCACCTGAGCGTAGAGTATATAAAGTTTACGTAGGTAACATTGATGAAGAAGACGTACAAGCCTATGTAAACGATATTGCGGACAACTTTAAACGGGCAAGTGTAGTTGACTCACAAACAGGTCAAGTCGACCTTAGATTTAACCAATTAGCTAATGACCAAGACATTTTCATCCCAGTCAGGGATGAAAATGCTGCAACCCCTATTGATACTCTTCCAGGTGCTCAAAATTTAGACCAAATCGCAGATATTGAATACCTTCAAAGAAAGTTATTCACATCATTAAGGGTTCCTAAATCTTTTCTAGGATTTGATGACCCAGTTGGTGACGGAAAGAATTTGGCGTTGATGGATATTCGATTTGCTAGAACTATTAACAGGTTACAACAATCGATTATTCAAGAACTAAATAAGATGGCTATTATCCACCTATATCTATTAGGTTTTGATGACGACTTAGATAATTTCACCATCACAATGAATAATCCTTCAACTCAAGCCAAGATGCTTAGGGTTGAGAATTTACAACAACAATTCACTGCAATTCAAACTGCGGTAGCTGATGCTGGAAATGGATTTGGTATTATGTCGATGACAAGAGCTAGGAGAGAAATTCTAGGGTGGAGTAATGAAGAAATTAAACAAGACTTACTTGAACAAAGAATGGAGAAAGCGGCTGCTGCTGAATTGGCCAATACTGCGGCTGTTATCAAAAATACAGGGTTCTTTGATAAGGTTGACAAATTGTACGGAGATATTGAGATTGCAAAGGAGGGTGGCCAAGTTGGTGAAGAGGGTGGTGATGGCGGTCCTGCTGGTGGTGGTGGATTCGGTGGTGGCGGCATGGGTGGAGAAGATATCGACTTTGGCGATGAGGATGTAGAATTAGAGGATGAAGGTGGTGATAATTTTGGTGGGGAAGAAGGAGCTGAAGACTTTGGAACTGATGCTGGTGGTGATGAAGGAGCTGAAGAAGCGATACCAGAAATGGGAGAAAGCCTTAAACGGGCTGGAAAGCTCTTAAATGAAGAGAAAATAATATTAGCTAATAAGTTACAAAATATTAGAACCAACCGACAAGACATTTGGATGAATGTCTTGATGAAGTCCTTGGTAGATAAAAAGGAAAAAACCATCAACGAAAATAAGATTAAGATGACTGACAGGGGATTACGAATTAATAATGATATTGACGGGGTGTTAGGTAGTATCGATAAGTTATTAAGTGGTCGGGAGGTAAAGGACTAATAGTCTTTTACTTGTATAGGTGTCTATTTAATAGAAAAGATTAATTATGCAAAATTTTGGTGAATTAAATCATATAGTTATGGAATTTTTAGCGGAAGGTGTTTCAACCAACAAAAAGTCCAACAAAAAGTTATTCAAGAAGTTCATGAGAACTCTTAAAGAAAATAAAGTTTTGAGAGATGAATTTCTAGTTTATAATAATCTTCAGAATAAGTTTGGTGGTAGCGATACTAACATCTCAGAGTTTATTCAAGAGAATATTAGACTTATGGAAATACATAGTAAAAAACAAATTGAGGAGGCAAACATTAAGTTGAGTGATTTGTTAGCAGTTGCTAACATCGAATACCCCGATAACCCATTAGCAAAATTACATGAAGCTATCCACCAATTAATGATTATTAAGGCTAACCTTAAGAATGTTGATGATAGACTTAACGCTAAAGATGTTATAGTTGAGTACATTAAAAATAATAAACCAGTCGAGAAAGGTGGTGATTATATACCAACAGACCTTATGACCAAGATTATGGTTGGTAATTTCAACAGGAAATATGAAAAACTGAACGAGGATACTAAGAGTCTTCTAAAGAAAGTTATAAATTCACCTGCCGAAGAACGGGAAGCAATATTTGTAGAGCTGGTAAGAGAGTGTGTAGATTTGGTCAACGAAAATATTATCGAGGCGAATTTAACTGTAAAGGAAAAACTTCTTTCAACGAAAGATAAGTTACTAAGGTTAAAATATGATGGAGAGACTTTCATAATGGAGGCCGCAAAGTTGCTAAACCTCAAGGTGACCCTAAAATAAATTATAATGAATGACAGTTTCAATGATGATGTCATAACTACGAGTATTAAGTTTTCTAGTACAGAATTAATAAACGAAACGTCTTATGACCAGTGGAGTACAGTGACAATCTGTGAAGATGCTGTATGTAAGAGAATAAAAACCCCTAAAGACTATAATGGTTTTTTAGTCAGGTATGAAACTGGCGCAAGAACAGTCAGACATGAAAATCATAATGAGTATGAAATCCTAGATATTCGAGTTGGTAGCATTCGTAACACTATTACGAATGAAGTATATCACGAGGGAGATACCATTATGTTCACTAAGGGTGAGGAGCATGAGCTTATATGTGAAGAAGAAGCCTATGTTTACTGTGTAATGTCCAAGAAACAGAGGCAGTTAGGTTAACCACTTAAAGTACTTGATTAAGTCCTTTTTTTTGCTTATATTTAAAAGTATGAAAAAGAAAGGTAAGAAATTTATATTTGCGGAGATTGAGGGTGGTGATAATTTCTCTATGTCATATGGTACGGTTGACAAAACAACAGATTCATCAGTATATTTAGATATTACATCTTGGGTAGAGCCGCTATTTGAGGATAGCGAAGATGCAGGTGCTCATATTAAGAGCATACGTAAATCAATTAAAACATGCGTATTCGAGAATGCGCCAAAAGAATTTAATAAGAACATGTTCATTGTCGACTTAGATTTGAGAGAGTCGGGTATTCATGTAGGTAAGAAAAGTTTCATGTCAATTGATATAACACTTTACACGAACGTAAAGATTAATGAGATATGGAACAACCAATCATGTACCAAGATGCTCACACATGTCTTTACAATGCTTCTAAACGACTATTCAGATAAGTTCGTATTCCACAAAAGTAAGAAAACGTAATCTTTACTCCCATTCAACATATTTATAAAAAAAGCGAATATGTTGGAATTAAGTACATTAAGGGCTGGAGAGATAGGAACGGGATATTTAATCGAGCAAGATGCTGGATACATATCTCCAAGTGATGAGAGGAACTTACCTTTTATTAATGAGATAAAGAATTTAGAGAGAGGTAAACAAGTTATTGTCGAACCACTATACGTATATGCCGTACTACAGAAGTATGGTATCAAAAATAGAAACGGTAGGGTATATCCAGAGGCCGTTCTACGAACGCAAGAACAAGCGTATCAACAATTAATTCAAGAAAAACGGGCATTAGGAGAATTAGACCACCCCGAATCATCAATCATTTCAGGAAGTAAAGTATCACATAACATCGTAGAGATGTGGTGGGAAGGTAATACTCTTATGGGTAAACTTGAGATATTAATGACACCAGGATTTGTTAATCTGGGAATCGCATCTACAATGGGAGACCATGTTGCAAATTTATTAAGACTTGGCATAAAGGTAGGTGTATCATCAAGAGGTGTTGGTTCGGTTGAAGATGTTCAAGGTGTACAACTAGTACAATCAGATTTCGAATTAATCTGTTGGGATGTCGTTACGAACCCAAGTACTCCAGGTTCTTGGATATTCAATTCACCAAACGAAAAAGCCGAATATCAAGAAAACGTAGAAATCATCAAGCCCAGTTTGCTTGAGGGTGGATTAGACAAATTTTTATTGAACTAAGAACAAATTTCGAAAGTCTATAGACTTTCGTTGGTTTGTAAGCTATTTATATTCAGGACGATAAATCTAAATTTTTAGACTTTTGCTCTAAGACGATATATTTATCTAGTAGAAAATAAAAACTTTCTAAATCCAACATTTAAAATGGACGAAAAAAATAAAGAAATTACGAACGAGGCGTTGCTTGAAATCCAAGCGATTAAGGACGCTTTAAACGAAAACACTAAAGAAATACTTCGACAGGTAGCCAGAGAAGAAATTGAAAGTGTTGTAAAGGAATCTTTAAACGAAGATTTCGAAGAAGAAGATGTAGAAGATGAAGTTTCAGACGAAGCTCCAATGGACTTGCCAGTTGACGCTGAGGGAGGACTAGGAGGAGAAGATGATTCGGTATCTCTAGATGTAGGCGCTGACTCTGTAGGTGGTGAACCTGAGAGTGGAGAAGGTCTTGATGACTTGTCATCAGACATAGGAGGCGAATTAGACCTAACATCGGCATCGGATGATGAAGTCATTTCAGTGTACAAGGAATTGTCAGTGGAAGATGAAATCGAGGTTGTAGGTGATGAAGTACATTTGAACATCTCAGAACCAGGAAAATATATCATTAAGCCAAATACAGGTGGAGCCGAAATGGGAGGACTTGAAGAGCCAATGGGAGAACCAGAAGGTGAAGGTGAAGAAGAACTGGAATTTGAGGAAGGAAAAGTATATGAAATCACAGGTTTACATGAAAACGAAGGTGGACATGCCGAACACATGAAAGAAACTACACCACCTAATACAGGTGATATAGATTCTCAAACTTCTAAAGAATTACCAGCAGACTTAACAGGGGATAACCTTGAAGGTGGATTTGGTGAACAAGAAGCTAAGAATGGTTCAGGCGATGCACACGCAGAGCACATCATGGGAGCTGAAGGAAAAACCGACCCTACTGCAAAAACTAACGCAACTGCAAAACCAGCCGAAGAGAAAATCGAAGGAAACGGTGGTGGAAGTGATGGTAACCATGGCGCACACGTTATGGAAGGAGAAGAATCTGAAGAAGAAGAACTTACCGAAGGTGAGGAAGAAACTTTAGAAGAGCACATTCCTAAAGGACAATCTGATTCCAGACGAGTTCCAGGACAAGCCAAAATTGGCGCACCTAGAGGAGCTGGAGCAGTACCTATTGCAGCAGATGGTAAAGTACCTACGGCTGAGTCAACAGTAACCTATGCTGACCTTTTAGCAGAGTCAAAAGCTCTAAAAGAAGAAAATGCGTTGTTCAAGTCTAACTTGAGCGAATTCAGAAAGATGATAGCAACTACTGGTGTTTACAGCACGAATCTAACAAATGCAGTCCGAATCTTTATGGAACACGCTACTACTAAAAACGAAAAAGCAGCGATTATCAAGAGATTCGACAATGAAGTTAAGTCAATCACTGAATCTAAAGAACTTTACAAGAAAATTGTAGGCGAACTTGATTCAAGAACCACATTAACTGAAAGTGTTAACTCTTTAGATAACACTATCGGAACTGGTTCTGCACAGCTTAACGAACAAAGCGTATTCGTAGATAAAGAAACTGCCCGAACGTTGGAATTAATCAATTTCCGAGCAGGAAAATAAAATAACAATAATAAAGACAAAAAACTATAAATCATGTCATTTTTAAACTCTGGAACTGTCGGAAACATTGGTCTTGACCACATGAAAGACATCCGTCATAAAGTTCAATCAAAATGGGATTCAACAGGATTCCTTAAAGGATTGGAAGGCCACGTAAAAGAGAACGTAGCTCAATTATTCGAAAACCAAGCTTCTAGCTTGATTAAAGAATCAACTGATGCGACTTCTTCAGGTTCTTTCGAGACCGTAGTATTCCCTATCGTAAGAAGGGTATTCTCAAAATTATTAGCTAACGATATCGTTAGTGTACAAGCTATGAACATGCCAATTGGTAAATTGTTCTTCTTTGTACCTCAAACTTCATCTCGTTTCGATGAGAATGGAAACCAAGGAAACGATTACGCTAGCGTAACTCCACCATATGGAAACACACAATTCTCTGCACATACATCAATGGGTTCAGATGGTCTTCCTGACTGTGTAGGGTCAACTGGATGTACCGTTCCAGGATGGATGGTAAAGAACCTATACGACATTTTTTACAATGACGGAATGTTCGATAACTCTAAGGGTGCGCTTACAATGATTACAGGTTCTACGAACCCAGTAACTCTTAACGCAAACGGAGAGTTCTCACCAGCATTAGGTATCGCACTACCAACAGCTACTGACGGTTCAGTTCGTGAAGTAATTGTAGAAGTGTCTGGATTCTCATCAATTAACAAAGGTCGATTGACTGGACCTGATGGAAATCAAATGGATACTGAATCATTCCTTGCTTCTTTGGCAGTATGGAACGGAACAGGTGCTGACATCTTAGACCAAGATGGTAACGTAATTGCTGCAACTAATGCATCAATACCATTTAGAGTTGTTACTCAAAAATACGGAAAAGGACTTGTTTCTTATGACGATATTTGCGATGTAAACGGTGTTATTTACTTAGGAATTGACCTATCACATCCAGTATTTGCTGATGGTACATCAACTTATGATGGTTACATCGGAGCGACTGGACAAACTTCTGGTTCTTCAGTGTTTACTGCAACAACTGACTCTTTTGGAGCAGTATGGGCACAGTACGCATCTCTAGAATTCGAAACTGAAATGGGAGAAGTAACCTTCACACTTGATGAGGTTGTTGTTTCTGTAGAAGAACGAAAGCTAAGAGCTACATGGTCACCAGAATTGGCGCAAGATGTTAGTGCATTCCACAACATTGATGCTGAAGCTGAATTGACTGCATTGCTTTCTGAGCAAGTAGCGTCTGAAATTGATAGAGAAATCTTGAGAGACCTAAGAAAGGTAGGTGCATGGCAACTACGTTGGGATTATAACGGATGGAGAAAGGCTAGCCTTGCTGCAAACGCATACACCCAAAAGGACTGGAACCAAACTTTGATTACGAAAGTAAACCAAATTTCGGCTCAAATCCATAAATCAACACTTAGAGGTGGTGCAAACTTCATCGTAATCTCTTCAGAAATTTCTGCAATATTCGATGACTTGGAATACTTCCACGTAAGTGATGCTAGCCCAGAGCAAGACCAATACAACATGGGTATCGAGAGAATCGGTTCATTAGGAGGACGTTACCAAGTGTATCGTGACCCATATGCGCCAGCTAACTCAATGATAATTGGACACAAAGGGAAATCTTTGTTGGACACAGGTTACATCTACGCACCATACGTGCCAATGCAACTTACACCTACAATGTACAACCCGTTCAACTTCGCACCAGTGAAGGGTATCATGACTCGTTACGCTAAGAAGTCTGTTAATAACAGATTCTACGGAGCAATCCGAGTAGATGGTGTTGTAACATTTAACACTAACGAACTGAGATAATCATTCGTTCAAATAAAAAAAAGCCTATCTTCGGATAGGCTTTTTTTTATCTTATAATTTCTTAGTGTGCTGATTAAAGTAATCCTTATCTTCATCATTGGTGAAGTAGTTGCAATTATTCTCTACATATATGACATCATCATCAAGTAATTCTTGTATAATGTTGAGTCTACGAGACCTTTCATCTTCATTCAGCCCAATTAATCTGGACGACACACATAACTTAGTGAATTCTTCTACTCTAGCGTCCACTATAATTGTAACTTTAATTTGGTTGGGTCTACTGTAGCACCCATAGCTCCATCTTCGTGCTTGAACTCAATTACGAAGTAAAAACCATCAAATGAAATGTTAGTTACGGTTACTGGCAATAAGTCCTCTACGTCATATTCCTTATAATTATAGGAATTTCCGATACGGATATCGTAATCTGTGGTCTTTTTCATCATATTATTATTATGTACCACGAAATCACTATTATTGGGTAGGTTGCATGACTTTCGCCAAGTAGGATAATAGCTCTTTCGGGTATATAATTTAGGCCGTAACCGCTTCTTCTAATTGTTCTGTCAATTTTTCACTCGCTTCGGACATTGTTTTACCAAAGGTATAATCTCCCTTTTGTTCATCTCTATTGAAGTAATGTCCAACACTCTCTCTCGTCATCGCTCCCCATTGCTTAGAATAGGTATTATAATGGTAAATAAAATTGTAATTATGCTTCATCCGAATGTTTAAGTTAAATGTTTATGGTACAAAGATACAAAAAAAAAGCCAGTAAAACAAATTACTGGCAATTTTAATCGATTCTCTAAGGTTAAACCTTAGTCCCACACGTAGGGCAGAACTTGAAGTTGGACTTAGCTTTGGTACCGCAATTGGTACAATATCTTCTATTTCCCACTTCAGCTACACTAATTTCCTTTGTGGAAGTAGGCATAAGCTTAAGCTCAATTGTAGCAAATGGGAAGTATTCCCATTTCTTCTGTACGTCTTGGAACTTTTGGTCAGAATTAGACCCTTCGGCCACTACACCAGTTTCGGTCTTTCTCTTCTTATTAACGGTTCTTTTTCTCTTGAACTTATCACCTAAAGCGGCAAATTTCATATCACTAGCATCTACTGGTTGGATTACATCAGCGCTATAATTCATTGTAGTCGCATTGATATTCATAGACTGTACATTAAACGATGAAGTGTCATTATTCATCATAGCTCCAGTAATATTATCACCACCGCAAACAGCATTAACCACGTCACCAGCCGATGAGGTATATGCCCATCCACCATTATATGGTGGCGTTACAGTAATTGTAGAATTATCATATGGCTTATACTTTGGGGTAGTATCTTCTCTGTAGAATTTTACCTTTAGTGTACCGTTATCTTTGATTGCAGCTTGAACTTCTTTCGTGTTACTTACAATGTAAGTTTCGAATTTGAACCGTTTGGCTACATCTAGATATCTTTCTAAGAAGACTCTTTCACCTTGTCGTAATACTAATCCACCTTGGCTGATTGGCTTATCATTTAGAATTATCTCAGCGACAATAACATCTGTTGTCGGATTGAATAGTTCAATTTCGAATTCAGCGTCTTTCTCTAAATAAATGGTTGGGGTTTGTGAGTCCTTGTTATAGACTTTGAGTCTATTTTTTGCTACGGATACGTTTACAGTGGGCGTAGCTACCCCTGTTTTTGAAGTTGTTTTCATACTATTAAGTTTTTTAATATGTTATTAACATTCCAATCTAATTGTTACCAGTGATAACTCAGACGCCATTGATGACGCAAGACTGAAATTTAGCTTAACTTTCAATTATAAATATACACAAAAGACTTTTAATTGTCAAGTCTTTAAAAAAATTACTGAGAGTTACGAAGCTCTGACTGAGAAATAATATCAAAATATAGCTGTTCTTTAAGCGTTTTGACCTCATTATTGGTTGTAATTTTAATGTCTACATAGTAGGTTGTAGGTATCAAACTAGCCGTATCAATTAGGAAATAATTATGATTATTTGCCAGTTGAATCGGTTGGTAATCGACAATTGTTAGTTGATTTTTACCCTCTTTTATGTAAATTCTGTATTGTGCATCATCTATAGATTGCTCTTGATTTGTGGTGTAGGGAATCTTCATTGTAAGGATGACTTTACGTATGTCACCTCTCTTGATTTCTTCACCTCTGTCAATACCTGATGCCACAATTCCAACGCTCTTAGGTAACATATTATTGTCTCCAATATTATACCAATCATCGGCAGATTTTAGTGCGAAATCTAAGGTTATTGGAGGTCTTGTAATGCTATTAATTGTTACTCCAGACCATACATCGTTAAACATTATACAATCGACAGCAGTATTGGTTGTTGGGATGGTAATATTTATGCTGTAGATACCTTTTGTAACGTGCGTAACGGCACTTTGAGTGTATGACGAGTACACACTACCATCTTGGTCTAAAATTTGCACAGTTGGCAGAGCATCTAGGTTTGTTGGCTCACCACCAATATTAGTGTAAAGATACAATTTATTGGCTTTATCTAAATAAAAATCGTGTCTATCGTCAGTGATTACTTCCGAATAAGTTGTCTCTACATATGGTTCGTAAATCGTTTGTGTGTGCTGAGTGAAGAAGCCTACGTATTGATGGTTATCGGTAATTAATACCTCATATTCTCGTTGATAGGCCAACGCTAATCCGTTATTAGTATCACCAGTTATTAATCCATTTACATAATCAGTAATATCAACCTCTATATTCTCATTTCCCAATGGGAAATTTTGAGTAGCTATCGTAACACCACTAGTAGCTCCAGTAATTACACCAGATTCACCCCAAGCATTTAAAGTCGTTGCTGAGTACCAATTAGATGGTACAGCCTTGTATGCTGGTTCACCTGCTGTATATGTACAATTAGAATAATCGTATCCAGTCCCACCTACCCAGTTTTGAGTGATAGGGAATATAATTAAATCAAATGAAGATGCTCTATCTTTCCCATCACAGTTCTCTTTTCCTAATAACTTCTTATCCAAACAACCAGTATTAACCATACGCAACGTATGGGTCATTTTGGTTAGTTCTGGATATGTACCACCAGAATAAAATGCCTGTAATCGTGACACATCAAAATGGAATAAGAATCTTGTGTACTGGGTTTCGCCAGTGGTACCACCATAATATAATTCCGATACTGGATTTAGTCCAGTGTTAGTCCAACTATCTAATATAATAGTATTACTTCTATCAAAGTATGTTCTTATTACCATCTTCTTTTATTAGTAAATAGCCACAAAATCTTAATTAGCCATGATATTTTTAGATAAAATAGTCTCGGTTGGGAACTCTAAGTATTGCTTGATGAAGTCCTCACCGTCTACTGCCGACCACTTTAATCCAGGAAACCTATGAACGTGGTTAGCTAATGCTAATTCAAGTTTCTTCATATACTCTAATAGTGTGTCACCGAACGCAATTGGGTGTGCAGTGTCTAAGATATTAAGTAATTCTTCATCTGTAATGTTATTCTCACTGTCTGCTAATATAAATCTAGGTGCCCCACCCTTGTGTGTCAGTAGATTAATTTTGTTTGCAACAATGTTAGTCACACTACCAGTTTCAGGCTCATTATTATTCTCACCTTTTTTAATCGGAGCATTAAATCGTAATTGAATGTATGCTGGATTTTGTTTGTTGAATATCTTATTATCATTCAAATCATGTTGACCAGCTCTAAGTAGGGCTTGATTTTCCTTAAAAATTATGTCAGAATTGCGCCTTCCTTGCAATGCAATATCCGATACATTTGGATAGACGCCTTTGGCATCGGTAATCGTATCTACGTCAACGTTAGGTGCTACAGGTGAGATACTTAGACTAGCTAAAGCTGTCTTATCAATGGTATCTTTTTGAAGCGTTAGGGGGCTTGAAATGATGGGACCCATATAAAATCTATCAGCATACTTTGTATCATCATCAAACGTGAAAATGAATACCGCCTCACCCACTTTAGGTACCACGTTTAAATGGGCTGGTAATAGTGGAAAGCAGTTAGCTAATTCTTTATCATTCTTATTCTTATCCCAACTAGCTCCTTCTATTCGTACACGTATTACATTAGGGTCAGAGTTAAATCTTTCATCGGCTGCTCTTTGTTGGTCATTAGTGGTATCTACCCCTACCTTACCTATAAATTTAACAGTACCAATTTGTATGCCCTTATCACTAGGGGCTTTATTAAATGCACTTTTTTGACCGAACGTATACTTAGACATTTCTACTCTTTAATACTCTATTTATGTTCTCAAATTTAGACTCAAATTCCAACAGCGTAGCATAACCTTTATCTAAATCTTGAACTAATTTGTTTTTAAGTGCCGTATGTGCGTCTGATAGTCGCTTTGCCTCCATCGCTAACTCATCATTAGTCATATCTATAAATTTATCTTCTTTTACTTCTTCTATCTTATTCATAACTTTACTGTGCTACCCCACCACTACTAACAATGCTTGGGTTTGTACCAACGCTAGCCACTGGCCATCCAGCATACCCAACACCGTTGGATTGAACTAAAATTGAACCTGGGTCGATGGTTGATGAAATTTTCATTTCGGTTTGTATTGCATTAACTATTTCCTCCATTCTGATTACCTCCAACGCGGTCATAACATTATCACCACCTTGAAATATCTCCCCCCCGACAGCTTCTGCTTCTGAGAATCTTGAGATTACTCTAGCGGAAAGGTCTCTGGCCGATAATCCTGGACGCATCTTACTACCAATCATAATCAATGGTGGTGGTAAGGTTGCTGCTGGGGCTTTCATAATAGAAAATGCTGCCATTATTATCTTCAATATGTTACTCATGGAACTGAAACTACCACCAGCTCCAGCTCCCATTTTTTGTGTGCTTTTATTACAATTATCTGCCATGATTATACACTTATAGGGCTATTTTCTCTCATCATTCGTATAATGTCTTGAGGTACACCGATAAGACTTAATAGTTGTGCTATTTTAGCTGACGCCTGTTCTTTTAACATTCCGAGAGCGCTGGCTGCAATTAATTTCATTATGAACTTCAATACCTTATCTAATAGAACTTTAACAATCATGTCTCTAATTTTATTCACTAGATTACGTATTAGTGTCTTATTCTTGGATAGGAAATCTAATCCATTATCGTATGTAGAGGATTGTCCGTATACTATCATATAATTAATCAAGAATATAGTTAATACTTTTGGACTTATTATCGAATTTACAATAGACCTAATTAATGAAGTCAGCATTAGATTAATAAACCCTAACTCAATACCATATTGGTCAACTGGTTCAGAGCTTTCTGCTGTGCTTTCTGCCATAATTGTGATATTAGAATTGATGACATCCCTTCGTTCCACTTGGGTGGATGTCGCAGCCATTTCTGATTTTAATTTTGTTAATTGCTTAATAGGTACGTCCACTTGTACATTACCACAAGTTTCTAAGTATCTAATTCCATTTCTCCTGTTAGTTGCATCCTCTTTAATCTTTAGTAATTGGTCGTTTGTGAAGGAGAAGTAAGTATCATCGAATACATCTTCAACATCAGCATTAATTAGACAGTTTATTACGTTATCAATCTTACCTTCCATTTCAAGTTGTTCTTCAGACTTATTAACTTCAGGTTGGACGGCAATACTACCGAATAATGTATCAATAATACTAATAATTAAATCTTCAGAGGCAAATAGTTTAATACTATCTACAAAATCGTTATTTAAATCAGTTAAATTTGTATAGCTTGAGTTCGGTCTGAAGTTTAAAACATTGTTGTCTGGAGTGGAAATTTGAGTAAACTCAACATCAAAAATATTATCCCACGTATATGTATTACCCTCTTCTTGAATTGTATAATAAAGATATGTATTGAAGTCGGTAGTATTTAATGGGTCACCGTCTGTTGGTACGTCATCAAATATTAGGCTACCTGCTTGCGTGACTGGGTTGATTTTCATGATGTTCATGAAATCAATTTTCTTCACGGGAATGGTAATTCCATCATTAATCAACCAATCTGGTAATGATGGGTCAACGCCACAGGCCACAAGACCCTTTAATTCTGTTTTTAAGGACTCCTTAACGACTATCTCAGCTTCTTCAGTGGCATACACCAGAATATCAACCAAAGTGTCTCTAAGCTCCTCATATCCAACCAAAGCCTTTAACAAGTCTATAAGAAAGTCTTGGGCACTTCCTTGGTTGTTGATAGAAGGGAAAGAGTTATTTAATTTAAGTTTTGGAAAGTCATCGGTCAGCGTTCGTAATGCCGCTATGTTTCCAAAGGCTTTTTCCTTTTGGTCTAATATTGGCATTAGTCATCTGTTTCTGTTTTAGCCGCTTCTTGTTCGGCCTTGTCTTTTATCATCTTTCTGACGGCTGTGAAGTCGTCAATTGAGACTTCACCATCAGATGCTTCATTTAATGTTGCTTGGATATCTCCAGCGTGTTTAACACTATCATTCTGCAATTTAGCTATTTCTAACTTAACCTTGATGTTAGTCGTCTTTTCCTTTATAGCATCGGTTTTAGCTTTAGCAATCTTTGTGTGGTCATCCACATCTTCTGGTACGGTACCGTTAGTTAACTCATTAACGATACCTTGGGCATCTCTGATGTTCCCACACGCTTCATTGTAAACCTCTTGCAACACGCCCTCTAGACTTGTTATATTATTTACCTTAACTACTTGTTTTCTTTTTCTTGGCATCTTAGTTCAGTTTTACTTGTTATACTAATAAATATCAATTACTTGACATTTTTCACCATAAAGTTTAATGTAACCCCTTTTCTATGCCATCTATTTTAATGAAATCGTAGAGACTTTTGTACCTCTTCATAGCTAATCTAATGTCTTTAGTAGTCAATCCTGTATTATTACGCATTGTCTCTAAGATAGCAATTTTATTATACTTACTACCCGAACCCATATCTTCAAAAATGGTTTCCCAATTCTCTAAAATATCAATTAACGCATATCCCACTGATTGTTCATTATCAGTAAATTTCTTCTTAGTGAGAGATTTCTTATTTTCTTCTAACCCTTTCTCAATCTCTAGTTTAATCTCATCAACCAATTTTAACATGAATTTTGTAATACTAAAATCATCATGATTCGTTAACTCATATTGATATTCGTCTTTCGTTTCTAGATAGCTAGAAACGTCATCAAACGAGCTATATTTCTTCATATTCTTGTCATCTTCGATAAGTTTCACTATCAAGTACCTTTTAATTATCGTTCCGTAGTAAGAGTAGGCTTTTTTGCCTCTTCCACCATCAAATTTATCCGCTTTCATTATGAGGTCACCCAGCGCATCCATGTGCTGTTCCTCAAATGTCATGCCTTTTCTGTAGAGCTTGTATCTTTTTATGATGTATTCCACCATCTTATTCAGAGGCTCATGAAGGTTTCTGCTGTATATTATATTTCGTTCATGCTGGTCATCTGACGCAACATATAAAATTACCGCTTCTTCTTGTACAGGACCGAAGTAAGGTGCTATTGTCCTTTTTCGCCCTTTTGTTGCCATGATTAAATTGTTTCGTATTTTAGTTCTCTGTTCTCAGACCAATGAAATTCTTTCTTAGCTTGTTCTAACCACCATTTACTTTCATTACCATCTAACGTATCCGCATAACCTGCAAATAGTGAGCCTTTTCTTAAGTTCATGTGCTTATATCCAATTCTAGGAATTACCATAGTCGGTACAGCGTTATGAGTCATTCTCAGTAGGAATTCGTAGATAAATGTAAGCGTCATTTTGGATTTGAATCCACCGAAATCTTCTATCAGTTCTTTCCTTATTACAGCACCATCAGTGTTGAAGTTTTGAAATCTTAATAAAGCCCCTTCGTCTAAGAATCCCATCTCGTCAGAGAATTGGTTTGCCCAAACAGCTTCGTTAGTTCCTCCGATGTATACTCCATCCTCGTTTATATCTGCAATTATCGGCATGAAGATACCCACCTCTGGATACGCTTCTTGGTACTTGATTACATTATCAAACCATATTGTTGAGTATTCATCGTCAAATTCTAGAATAGAGAACCATTCAGTCCACGTATTCTTAATACCCAGATTAACTTGACTACAGAAATCTGTTTCACCATCATTCAGTATTGTAATTGCACTCGTTTCATCACCCAAGTTGAATTCATATTTCTTAATGAACTTTGCTGCGTCAGACCCTTTAGGTACTATCACTAAAACCGCATCTGGTCTTACTTTTTGTTGACGGATACTCTCGATAGCAATATCGAATAGTTTCTTTGTTTCATCGTTAAATTCGTGAACTGGAATGACTACACTTATGTTAGTTCTTATTATTTTTTCCATATTTTTATTTTTATGTGGCAACTGTTGCCTGTTCTATTAATGCCTCAATCTCTTCAATTCGATTGTTTACTAATTGAGCATATACCGTTTCAATCTTGTCTTTTTGAGCGTCCATAGTATAATCACCAGTAGATTGTCGCATAGTTTCAAGAAGTTCTTCAGGTACTCCATCTTCCAACCACACCTTGATGTAGGTGGCAATCAGTTCTGGAATATTATGTGGTGTATTTGTCCATACACCGTTATTTTTAATTGTAGGTTTATCATCAGCATCCTTAGTTTCCATCCATTCTGGTATAATATTAGGCATTTTACCGATTACTGGGGTGTCACATTCAAATGCTTCCAATGGGAACGTTCCAAATCCTGACATATCGTCCACCCAAACGGCTAAACAAGCCTTACCTAATTCCTCAGCGAAAGTCTTTCTTGGAAGTCCTCTTAGTTCCTTAAACGAAACCCATTTGTATTGTGGGTACTGTAAGTAAAACGCTTTAGCCGCTTTAGCCGCATCGTTTTGATTTCTAGTTACCAATGCTACCAAAGGAATCTTTGGTTTATCATCAGCTTTGAAATATTCTGGGATACCTATTGGAATAACATGAGTATTTACATCTCTAAATAAACTCTTGACATAATTTGCTTGCTTCTCACTTGTTGTGATAACATCGTGAAATCCGTAGTCCAATGTCCATCTCCTACCCACTGGTAATAATTCCAATAGGTATTCAGGACTTTGACAAAATACAATCTTCTTACACGGGAATGCTTTAACTTGCTCCATCACATTAGCGAAAATCTCAGGGATAATAATGAAATCGCTAGGCTTAACGGTAAGTTGTTGTTGTTCGATTGAGATATGGCTCAATTCACCATATTCATCTCCAAGCCAATCTACCAATCCCATTCCGTTTTCGTCACCACGTAATTTGTAGTTATTCTTCTCATGTAATATATGCGCCTTATACCCTAGCCCCGTTAATACTTTAACGTGCTCATAAATGTTTGCCACACCAGCAGTTGGGTTACCCATGGTGTCCAATGTGAAGAAGTATAAGTTAATATCCTTGTTCTTCAAATTAGCTAAAACATCTGTCAATTCTACTTGTTGATTGTTCATATTTAATCTTTAAATTCTTTAATTAGTCCAAATTCTTCTAAAGTGTTAAATGCCACTCTAAAGCCCATTGAAGCGTCCTTTAATGCCCTGTCAATTCCCATAGTGAAATCTAATTCGGAAGAGTCTTGGCTTAGGAATACCTCTAATAAGGTATTCACCATATTATACTTGGTTGTATCGATTTCCATTTGCTTTGGAAACTCTTTTTTGATTACCGTCTTTTCACCTTTTTCACTAACTATAACCTCCGTTTCAACTAATTTAGCCCCTTTCGGGTCAACTGTTACAAACTTGGATACTGCGTTTAAATCAATGTAATAATCCATATCTTATCTTTCTTCTGTGTTATACCCTAGTATCTTATCTTGGGTGTCAATGTTATTAATAAAATCCAATAATGAATCTAATTCAAAATCTCCAACACTATTAGTGTTATACGGAGCTTTGATTTTAACCGCAGTTTTACCTTCTGGTTTAGATTCCAATGCTACTGGATTGGCGGTTATCAGTGTGTCCACATAATTCCACATATCTTCGTATTCATTTACAAATCTAATATTAGGTATTTCACACTCAAGTTTAGATAGGAAAAAGAATGTTGCTGGTATTGCTCTACAAACGGAACGTTCAATGATGACAAATTCAATATCTTCTTCATGTTTTCTGGCCGGAAGTCGGCAAGGCGAGAAGAAAAATTCAGCGACTCGACTCTCTATGACCGCCGCCGGCACTCTGTACGCTTTTCGCTTCAGGGCGTGCCTAGATCGTCATCAAGGGAAAGTATTTCTCCTTGGGAAGGAACTCGTGAGCACACAAGCTATCAAAAATTTGCCCCGAGGGATCTTCGCTGTGCCGTGGGGGAAATTGATGGCAGAAAGCGGGTGCAGTCCTGTTCTTGAGCGTCTAAGGCTCTTTCTCTGGCATATAGTGCAGCTTATGAAGGCGCCTCAAAAGGCCCGGAGCCTTTTCGCGGTCGTATTTTTTCTCGGGCTAGGTGCCCTGCGAGGAACCGAGCCTGGGGCCGGCGAGATCTCGCCGCCGGAGGTTCGGCCAGACACGATCCAGGAAGAGTTCCACTATCGGTGGCGGCTCA